CAGTTTTAATGCATCTTCACTAGCTACACCTGAATTAACAAGCTGGTTAAAATAAGTAACAGCTTCTTGATTCATAGCATCAAACAATTCCTGAGTTAACATACCAATATTATTCATAGCTGTTAAAGCAGTATTAGCACCATCAATAGCTTGAACTAGTTCTTTATGGTCTTCTGTTATTTGAGTAAGTCTTTTTAATTCCTCAAAAGCCTCACTACCTTTTATTCCCAATTCATCATACTTTTCAGCCAAAGCAAGCACTGGTTCTCTCATTCTCATCAATGCTTCATAATATGAATCTCCATTATTAATCATCTCTGCAAAAGTACCCATAGCTATTGTACCAAGTCTTTGTAAACTCTCAGCACTTCCATCACTAGCACCTACCATACTCTGAAAACCACTTACTACCACATCTAACTGTTGATTCACATACTCTGTTACTTCTTTAACTTCCAAACCACTTTCTCTTATCTTCTGTATGAAGTTTGTCATAGCTCTAGAACCTTCTAAGCCCAAATCCTGAGTACCTTTCAATAACAGGTTAAAAGATTCTCCTAGTGCCTTACTACCTTCAACTGCATCAAGCTCACCACTTGTAACATGATGAATAATATCTGTAGCTCTAGACCATAGCTGATTTATGTTATCCTGCCTCACTCCCACATCTTCAATTATCTTTGCAAAATTCTTGCTTTCTGCTATATAACCTTTCATACCTCTATCAACCACATCTTCAGCTATTATTTTAGCTGTCTCTTCTGAAATATCACCTAAGTTTTTCATAGCTCCTGTAATGTTACCAATCCAAACATCCAACTTTTCTGCTCTTAATTCCTCTGCTGTTTTCTTCACTTTCTTTTTAAACAAACCACCAAGTAGACCACCTGCTAAACTACCCACAACACTTCCAACTGGTCCTAACAACCCACCAATACTTTTTCCTAAACTACTTCCTAAACTAGCAAAGTTCTTCTTTGTACCACTAATAAGACTACCTATAGCTCCACCTATCTTTCCACTCAAAACTGGTCCAATTGCATCAGCTATACCTTTAAAGGTCATTACAGTATCTTTCTTCAATGAACCAAAGGCTACACCAACATTAGCAATTAAATCACCCCAAGTTCCACCTATTTCTTCAGCAATAGGTTGGAGTGCCATACCAATCTCTTCAAAACTCTTTGCCATTTCTTCTGTAACTTTTTTTGTCTTATCTTCCATAGGTATTAATGCTCTATCTTCATAAGTTGCTGGTAAGTTACTCAAAATATTCCCAGCATCAACTGTAACCCACTGTTTCAATGTATCACCAACATTCTTAATATTTCTTTCACTCATATTTTGAACACTGGTAGTAACCATATTCAATTCATTCAATAAAGCAGAGTGCCAACCAGGAATATTATTTTTTAATTCAACAGCTTTATCAGTAAGAGTTTTAATAACCTCAACACTTGTTTTTATTTTTTCATTATTATCTTCATGAGCCTCAGTTGATTGTTTAATTCTATTATTATAAGCCTCTATCCTATTTCTAGCTTCCTCATGAGATTTTGAAGTAGCATAAATGTTACTAATAGTATTTCTATATTCTGTAGATAAATGAGCCATAGTACCAAGAAGACCTTTATTCTCAAATTTAGCAAGCTCAGTTTGTCTAGCACCTTCTTTCATTAGCTCATTTCTAGCCTCCATCTCCCTTCTCCATTTTGGATTAGCATAATTTTTAGCTAATTCTTCATATGCAATAGTTACATATTCTAACTGCTCTGACCATTTTCTTGCTTCTTGTCTAGCCTCTGACATAGCCTCTTTTGCTGATTTATCTCCAAACAATTTTTTACCCATTTTTTCTGCCCAACTTTTAGAAACAGTATTAATAGCATTATCCATACCACCAAGAGTAGAAATAACTATATTAATATTATCAACAATTTTTTTAGCTGTTTTACCAACATTCCTTCCTAAATTTAAAACCTTATCAATTAACATACCTATAGAATTATCTAAATCATCACTTGTTCTTACACCTTTCTTAAAAGGTTCTACCATTCCTTGCATAAAAGAAATTTGTAATTTCTTTATAGTATTCTTCATTACATCTATCCAAAAAGCAGAACTTTTCATTTGTTTTTGAAAAGCTTCTTCTGTAGCTCCAGAAGCACTAGCCATTAATTCCAAATCATAAGCATACTCCTTAGCTCTTTCTCCTGCTAATCCCATAATACCTGTTAAAGCCCTAACATTACCAAACAATTTTGTAGTTGAATCAGCATTTCCTTTTGTTTTTGCTTGAACATCTGCAAGAAAACCTGACAATCCCTTAGCCTTTAAAGCCTGTGCATTGAATTCTAAACCTAATCTTTTAGCCTCATCCTGAGCTTCTTTTGTTGGTTTCAAAACAGAAACAAGAACCTGCCTCAACTGAACTGTTGTTGTATTTACATCAATACCTTGCCTTGTTAATGTAGCCATAGCTCCAGCTATCTCTTCAAACTTAACACCAACTTGACTAGCTATAGGAGCAACAGTTCCCAAAGCTCCAGCCATACCTTCATAGGTCAATTTACCTCTTTTAACTGTAGCAAACATAATATCACTTACTTTTGTAACATCTTCAGCTTCCATCCCATAAGCATTTATAACAGTAGTAAGAGCATCAACAGCAGTTTTTGTATCAGTAACACCAGCCTTAGCACTCTTAGCTGATTCAGCTAAGAAATCTAAAGCCTTAGCAGGTTCAATACTAGCTGAAAGAACCTGGTACATACCTTTAGCTAAATCTGTTGTATCCCCCAATACTGGAGACATTTTAATTAAACCCATTTTCATTTTTTCTGTCTCTGCTTCTGATATAGAAAGCATTGTTGTTACATTAGCCCATTCTTTTTCAAACTCCATACCAGCCTGGATAGTACTTTTTACAGCATTAGATATACCTCTTATTGCTCCTGAAACTCCCATCATGATTCCCATACCTGTTGCCATCTGAACAGCAGTACTTTTTAGCATTGACTTGAACTTAGAAGTTTTTTCTGTAGCTTTGTTAGTTTCATTTGTCATACTCTTAAAGCCTTTACCAGACTTCTCAGCAGAAGAACCAACAGCTTTAAGCCTACCTTCAGTATCCTGAAGTACTTTCTTAATTTTTGCTGTACCTTTATCTGTAAATTCAAGTACAACAACTACATCTTTAGAAGACATATTACCTCTATCTCATAACCTTTTCTACAACATTCTTAGAAGAAGCTTTCTTCAACCTCTTCCATTCCTCATCTTCTTTTCTTTTCTTATTAATAGCCTCTGTTTGTTTTTTATGAGCTATGTTAACTTCTCTGTTCAAATACATTAATCTGTTATAATAATCTTCCCAAAGGTCTTTATGAATACCATAAACCTCAAATAAAAACTTTACATCTTCAGCAGAAAACTCCACCTGTCCACTTATTGAATTAAACCTGAAAGGTATTTGATTATAGAGAAATACTATAATCTCATTTTCTTTAATTGGCTTTGCTTTCCAAACTGGACAGTTCTCACAATCAAAAACACCAGCAATCCTAACCCTAGAACCTTTCTTAAAAGACTTCTGCTTTGATAATTGCTCACAAAGCTTACAGCTTCTTGGTGAATCTGAACTGGAAAACTCAGCCACTACTTTAAATTTTCATATTCTTCATCTTTTTGTTTTGCAATATGAGTAAAATTACTAACCTCAGTACAAACTGTCAAAACCCAATTCTCAAACTCACCTGACACTTCAAATATAGCAACAGCAGTATCAACATCATAAGGTATTTCTCTGTTCTTCTCTTCCTCATCATACTGCAAAGTAGGAATTAACTTAGCCAACTTCTCACTAGTTAAACCTCTCCATCCTTGAATAATTTTTGTTGCATACTCTTTTCTTAGAGTATCTTCATTAAATCTCTCAATCTTCCTTCCCATTCTATCATTAGAAATCTCCCTAGCAGTATCAGCTATTTGATTCATGATAAACTTACTAGCATAAGAAATCTTCACATAGAATTCAGGAATATCAGGATTTTTAAACTCCACAACACTTTTCTTTGTTCCAGCCTTTCTAATAGAATCAGCTAGATTCATTTTTTTCTCTTTAACTTCTTGTTCCATAAATAATTCCTCCATAAATTAAAAATATCTGGGAGAAGAGTTTGGCAACCAAATCTCCTCTCCCATAATTATCTAATAAAAACACATTACTTATTGAAAAGTAATAGTCATCTCATCATTCAAGCTTGAACTTGCAACAGCTATATAAGGTAAACTTTGCATAAATTCCTCATCACCAGTAACTCTAGGAGTTCTATATTCAGCATAAGGAATAGAAATACTCATTATATATCCTGATACATTACCAGCAGGAATAATTAAAGCATCTTGCTGTTGGTATTCAGCTTCATAGAAATAGTTTGGACCTTCTTCAAGAAAATACAAATCTAAATTACCTTCAATTTCTCTGATAGTAGGTCTTCCAAACCTTTCTGCTGTCCATTCATTATTCTTCTCATCAATATAATACTTAATATTATTATTGATAGAAACTGTAGCAGAAAGCACAATACAATTATCTCCACCAATAGTTACCATTCCAATCTTGCCATGAACAGGAGTACCAACCTCAGCACCAGCAATAGGTAACCAAGGAGTTACTGCTGGGTCAGTTCCTTGGTCATCATCAACCCCACCAGCAATAGTAAGTTTATTAGTAGAATAATTAACATTAGTAATTCTAAAACCATTTCCACCATTATCATTAGTTCCAACTTCAATATACATTCCTTCACAATATCTTTTAGCTTGTCCTGGTTTCATAGTCAACTCAGTTACAGGAACACCAGAACCATCAACTGCACCATTAACTGTACCAGTTCCAGCCCATTTCTGCTCCATATAATTACCACTCCATGAAATACCAGCAATAGCATCACCAGAAACACCAAATTCAGCAGTTTGAACAGTAGCACCTCTAAAAGCAAAAACAGTATGACCTTTCTTTACCCATAAAGAGAAAGAATCAAGCTGGTTAGCTAGTGAATAAACTACACTAGTTCCAGCATTAACTGTTTTACTACCCATTAGACAATCAAACAAAACATCATGTTCAGGAGCAGTACCAAGAGTACCACTTGGCTTAACATATGTGTTAAAGCTATAATCACCAGGAGTCTTCCTTCCTTTAATAGGAGACAACCTAGAAGCTCCTGCTCTAATCTGCTCATCATCTAAAAATTCCTGTTCCTGGGTAAAATCTATTGGACCAACAGTATAAACTCTATTATCTGCTCCAGGTTTCTTCAAACTTCCACAACTAGTTTCTTTCACAATAAAACATTCTTCTTCATTAGCAAAAGCAAAATTTAATGCACAATTACTCAATTTATTTCCTCCACAACCCTATTAGTCTTTCTCATAAATATAGCTTTTTCTAACCTTCCAATTTTTAGAAAGCCTTAAACAATCAGCTATACTTTTATCTTTAATAGGATACTCTTCTCCTGGTGTAACTCTTCCTACACCAGTATATGATATATGTTTATGTTCACCAACATAAGTACAATACCAAATATCAATCCTTTTTCCTTTTCTTTTTCTTTTCATATTATCACCTTTATGTAGCCTGTTGATTCTGATAATATAAACATCTTAAACCTATATCAACAGAATACAAAGGCATATCACCATCTATATCTGAAACACTTGTAACCCAAGTAGCAACAGATTTATTATTAAGATGAAAATCTTCTCCAATTTCATCTCTAATATTCTTAACCAAAGTTTCATATGTGCTTGTTGGATTAATCCCCCAAGTTACAAAATACAACCTAATCATCAAATCTATACTAACCATAGCCCTTCTACCTGTCATTTCTGTGTCATTCTCTTCTCCAGGCTCTTTAACAGCTATTAAAGGAAGCTCTGCTTCTGTATATTGTGTTACATCAAGATTAGTATAGAATCTAAGAACAGTATTAACACCTGAAACATTACCAAGAGCAGTTTCCAAATTTGACAAAATACTTCTTCTATTTTCAGCCATTATTCACTCCTTACTCACTACTAAAAAACAATATTTCAAGAATAATTATAAAAACTCCCTGTGGATGCCTACTCCCAGCATCAGTTTCAATTGTAGTTATTCTAGTATCATATGCATTTGAACTCCTTGTATTATCTTCCATAAGCTTATCTTTCACACTTTCCATAAAAGAATTCAATTCTGTAGCCAAATCCTCATCATCATCAACCCAAACAAAACCCACTATTCCAACAGTAAATATATTTCTGACAACATCCTTCAATACCCTTGTTTTATCTGTCCTTAAATCATTTATAAAAACACCTGGATACTTATCCTTATCTATTCCTGAATTATAAACTCTCTGATAATCAACAAACTGTATTCCAGTAATTTCACCTAACTCACTACCAAGATTAGAAAGAATTGCTTCTTTACTACCCTTTCCATAATATATAGCCATTATTTTACTCCCTCATTCATCAATCTATCTAAATTTTGAAAAAAATTCTGTATATAAAAATCTGCTTTCTCATTCAACTCTTCTTTAGCTGGTTCAACCATTTTATAAGCTGGTGTACCTGGATGATGTACCAGTTTTGTAAATATCTCCTCTCCAGTATCTTCAATAAAGAAATGCAAAAACTTTGCATTAACTGGTCTTATAATATGTGGTTTAGTTCCCTTCTCAAAAAATATCAACACTTTCTCATCCTGGTAAAGATTCTTAATAATAAAAGTTTCCACCATTCCACTTGTTGTATGTTCCATTCTCCACAAATCTCTAATTTCAGTTCTACCTGGAGAAGTTTCAGGAGTAGCCTCTTTAATATCTGTATAAGCCTTTGTAGCCATATCCCTGAAAGTATCTTTAAACCAAGGAATAGCTCTTTGATATAAATTTTTCAGCCTTTGCCTATATCTTCCATAATCAAGAGAGAATTCTAAACCAACCATTATTCTTACCTATAGAGTAGTGCCTTGGTATTTAATTCAGTAAAGAAATCACTTTTCTTCCTTTCAATATAAGAATTTAAACTACTAGCTGGATAATCAACCATTCCTCCACTTCTTTGAATACCACCAAGACTATTTCTTCTCAATGCAATCTGCTCTAAAGCCTTCCAAGCAGTACCAACAACTACAAGATATTCAAAATCAGAAGGAAGATTAGTTAAGGTCCACTTACTTTTTTCAATTGAAACATACCAATAAGTATCACCTGCTTCATCAGGTTTTGGGTCAACAAGAATCTCTCTTTCTATAGCATCAAATGACCATTTAAATCTAGACCTTCCTCTAACTTTCCTAGCCATTTTGATATACCACATAGAAGGAAAATTATAATACTCATTTCCTTCAGCAAAATCTCTTACAATCCTATCACCTAAATCTAAAATTTCCTCATCTATTGTTCCTGGTGGATAAACCTTTGAAACCCTTCTTGTACTTGTACTAACTGAGTATCTTCTTTGATTCTTAACTGTTGTAAAAGACCTTAATTTTTTAATAGTTATTCTATCTGCTATTATATCCAAAATCCAAGGGTACTGTCTCTGAATATCAACATCAGGAAGCTCACCACTAGTTGAAGTTACTTTCCCTACTTCTGCTCTAACAGCATCTATTAATACACTCTCTTCCATATTACCTCTTCTTCTTTTTTATTTCCAAGACAATTATAGTCTTTTTTTGTTTTGGAAACACTATATGTTCTTCACCATATGCATCCCTTATATAAAGGTCAGTATCTTTTTTATTTTCTACTGTCTTCTTTATAAGTTTTAAATTATTTTTTTCCATAATCCTTCAATTGTCTAAACACTTGTGGAACTGGTCTTTTACCTTTCATAACATCTTCAAATAAAACATCAATCTCTTCAATAAGAGCATTTCTTTGTCTATTCAAAATGCTAATCTTTCTTTTTGCATCTGCAATCTGCTTATCACTAGCTCCTTCTTCCTGAGCAATATCTTCTGTGTGATAAAGTTTTAAATTTACAATGCTTAACTTATCAACCAAACTTCCTAAAGTTTCCATATTTTATTCTCCTTAAAATCTTTTTATAGCCTCTTCATAGTTGTCTTCAAACCATTTACAGGTTCTTTTAAGACCACCAATTAAAGGCATTTCTGGTTTCCAATTCAAAACCCTTTCCATTTTCTCAGTACTAAAAATTTTCTTGTACTGTCCATCAGGCTTATCAGATTCCCAAACAATCTTTCCATTATATTCAGTAACATAAGCAATTAAATTAACAAGCTCTTTAATACTTGTACCAATTCCAGTTCCTATATTCAAAGGAGAAATATCATCATACATTTCTGTAGCCCTAACAATACCCTCTCCTGCATCTTCCACATACAAAAATTCTCTTATAGGTCTTCCTGTACCCCAAACCCCAACTTCTGGTCTATCAAACATCTTAGCTTCAACAAATTTCCTAATTAAAGCACTAACAACATGACTCCTTTCAGGATTGTAACTATCCCATTCACCATACAAATTAGCAAGAAGTACATGGATACCATCCATTCCATACTGATTTTTATAAGATTCAATCCCAATCTGCATCATCTTTTTTACACCACCATAGTTCTGTACTGACTTGTGAACAGCACCACTCCATAAATCCTCTTCTTTCAAAATCTCAAGACCATCAGGATAAGAACATGCAGTTCCAACCATCACAACCTTTTTAGCATCAACCAACTTTGAAGCCTCTAAAATATGAGCATAAAATAAAGTATTCTGAAAGAATATCTCAGCAGGATACATCCTATTTATACCAAGACCACCATAATAAGCACCACTATGAATTACAATTTCTGGGTCAACCTCAGTAAAATATTCTAACACTTGTCTAAAATCCAACATATTCATTTCTGAAGACCTTGGAGCAAAAAGCTCCACATCTTTCAGTAAGAGTTTTCTTTTAATAACCCTACCAAGAAAACCTGAGCCTCCAGTTAACAAGACCTTTTTACCTTCTAAATTCATTATAAACTCCTACCCCATTTAATTTTTTCCCATATTCTTTCATGGTAATAATACAAAACAACTCTTATTCCATGAAATATTATGGTGATAATACCAACATCTTTCCAGCTTCCAGTAACTACATAAGTTACAATTCCAAGAATTATAATACCTATAATTCTCCAAACTAATGCTTTAACAAAAGACCTACATCTTGAATCAATCATTTTTTTATCTCCAAAATTAATAGATTATAATCAAACTTCTTCAATTCCATCCTTATAGAATCTTCCAACCATTCCCTTCTTCTCTCACCTTTACAACTATCTGGTGGATTATAACACTCTATCTCTATAACAGCCTTAATCTTCTTCCTAGACATTAGACATTTGAATATTTGTTTTCAATCTCCAAAGCCTTAAACAACCTTATTAATTGAATAATACCAACTTCCATAGAAATCTTAGTTTCAAAACCAAGCTTTCTAATCTTCTCATAACTTACAGAATAATCTCTTTTATCCTCATCATGACCAAAATCAGCATAATGCAAATAATATGGGACAAACCTTCTAATATATTCAGCTATCTGCTCCTTTGTTAAATTCAACTTTTCAGAACCAACATTAAAACACTCATTCTTCATCTTATCAAAATTCTCAACAGCAAATAAAAAAGACCTAGCCATATCATATACATGAATAAAAGTTCTCTTAAAATGCTTCTCATATACAATTAAATTCTTTTCTTTAACAGCTTTATAACAAAAATCATTTATCATCAAATCTAATCTTAACCTTGGAGAAACACCATAACCTGTAGCAAATCTATAAATCACATAATTTCCTCTTTTCTGAATAAACTCCTCAGCTTTAGCTTTTGATTTACCATAAATTGTTAAAGGTTTTAATGGCAAATCTTCCTTACAAATACCTTCCAAGTTCCCATAACATGAACCTGTAGAAGCAAAAATAAAAGGAACTTTAGAAGGAATACTATTAAGAACAGCCTGTGTACCATAAGAATTTACTGACATAGCTTCTTTCTCATTCTTCTTACAAATAGGATACCCAACAAGAGAAGCTAAATGAATAACAGCATCAACACCTTCTGAATATTTCTTAACTCTATCAACATCTCTAATATCACCTTTAATCAACTCAAAGTTCTTATTCAAAAACAACCCCATTACAGGTTCAATACCATACAATAAAGAATCATATGCCCTTACCTTATAACCTTGCTCAATTAATAATGGAATAAGAACAGAACCTACAAATCCTGCTCCACCAGTTACCAAAATTGTTTTTTTCAAATCTTTCTCCTTAAAATTCATAGCCAAAATACTCAATATCTTTTTTACAAATTTCTCTAACTAATTTCTTAGCTTCATCTGTAAAATAGTCTTTGTATTGACCATAATCTTTTCTTATTAAATGCTCCATACCAACTAAATCAATATGGAATAATTTTAAATCTGCTGGAAGACCAACTTTAGAACAAACTGTTTTAAAATCACCTTCCAAATTCTCATACTTCCCAACAAATGTAATTATCATTTTACCTTCTTTGTCAGTTAACATATCTAACTGATTCTGTCTTCTATTTGGATTATCATATAAATATTTCAACCACTGTTCAAAAGTTCTATTATTAACCTCTTTATATCTTACATGCTGAGGTCTTTTACCTATAAACAAATACCTTGACAACTCTCTACCATAAGGATTCCTGACAAAAGCAAAAGTAAATAACTCATCATATTCTTCTTGACTCATCTTAAAAAATTTCTCTTTGATACATAATTGTCTTCCATAAATCTCAACCTGCTCCATATCTGGTGTTTCACAATCAACCAAAAATCTCCATTTATTCCTATGCAATAAACTATTTCTAATAGCTTTCATATCTGCATGACCAGCTTTAACAATATCACTATAAGGAGTAAGAGTACTCATAATTGATTTACCAGCAACTCTAGGAACATGCTTAAACAAAAACTTATATTTTAATGACATAATCATTTATTTGATTCTCCCTTCTCATACCCAATTCTTTCCATAACATCACCTATTCTTCTCCACCAATAATTAAGCATTTCTTTATTAATATAATCTTTCCAATAACCAGTTCTAGCTTTTTTACCAAGAAGACTAGGTTTTAAACCATCTCTCTGAGCAATATTTGAAAGATTCTCATGACAACAATTTTTAACTGCTCTCTCAATAGCTTCATCACTTGAATCAATCTTCTTTATATTCAAAAACCACATTATTTTTTTTAAATTCTCTTCTGGATTCTTTATTAACTCTTCATAACAAATAGGAATAAAATCAAATTTTGGATTCTCAAGAAGCCAAAAATAAACATGATTTATCCAAGGCTTCCACATATGAAGACCACCATCTATAAATCTAAATAAATATTCATTAAACTCAAGTTCTTTATCAAGTCCTTTGAAATAATAATAAGAAACAGCAACATCTCTACCATCTCTATAAATATAAACATTTTTAGAAACATAATATGGAGCATATTCCTGTATATGACATTTCAATATTAATGGGTCAAAAACTTTATGCTTATGCCAACCAGCTTTCTGATGAGCATCTGGAACAAGTCTATTAACATTTGGAAAACTTATCTCCTCTTCTGGATAAAACATATTCATTAATAAAAACCTCATCCAAGTATTCCCACTTCTTGGGTAACTTACAATATAAATCTGCTGTCCAACATCTTTTCTAGTTAACATTACCAATACCCTTCATATAAATTTTCAGTATGACCTCTCCAATCAACCCATTTTTCTTCTTTTTGCCATTTATCTTTACCATACATAACATTTAACCACTCTTCAGATTTATTTGGAATATTAAGAGATATTCCACATAGATTGTAAGTCTTAAATGGTCTAAAAATATCTTTATTCCAAACCAATCTTCCTTCTCTAAATTTAAAACTTTTTCCAACATCTCTATTAAAAAACATAAAACAATCTTTCTTATATTGAGCAGATATTTCAATAACAAGAACAAATCTTTTATCATTAAAATATTTTTTAAACCAAAGAATCTTATCATTTCTACCATTTCCATAAGAACCAATATGAGCAACATCATAATATTTATATTTAAACTTTTCAAACCATAACATCTTATATAAAATAGCATCACCATCAACTCTAAAATCTAAATCTTTATCATGAGATAATAACCCATCCTCTCTAATAGCTCCAAGTAATAATCCACCAACAAGAAAAAACTCTTCATTAATCTCATTCATAAACACTTTAAATCTGAATAATTCTTCTATAATTCTATTCTCACCAATTAAACCAACACCTAATCTTGGTAAACTTTTTGCTTCTTTTGGAATTAAATTCATTCACTAAGCCCTCTTTCTTTCTCTAATATTTCATTAATTAAAGTAGAAGAAACACCTTTTGTATATGGAAAATAAACAATCTTAACACCAACTATTTTAAACTGAGATTCAATCTCCTTCCATTTTAATGTTTCATACCAATCATCACCAACAAACATAATATCAAATTTCAATTTTTTCCACATTCTAAACTTATCCATATCTCTCTGAGGAACAACAGCATCTACACATTTAATATTTCTTATTATTTCAAGCCTATCTTCAAAAGGAATAATTGCTTTTTTATTTTTATATTTCAACATAAGCTCATCTGTTGTTACACCAACAACTAATTTATCACACAAAGCCTTAGCATTTTTGAGAAGATTCAAATGACCAATATGAAACAAATCAAAAACACCTGTTGTATATCCAATAATCATTTCCTCATCCTTTCCCAACCATCAGGAGTTTTAAAATTCAAAAATCCTGGGTATACCTCATTGTAAATATCTATCTTTTTTCTATCCACAATACCTGTTTTAATAAAATAATATAAATACTTCACACACTTAATCCTAAACCCCATCATCTCAGTAGAAACAATATCAGCCTCAAGAAAACTATCCCCCATTATTATGACATTTGAACCTTTTGGTTCTGCACAAAATGGACCATTTCCCTCACCACCAACAACACCATCAATAACAGTAAACATTTTACCTTTATATAAATTTCTAAAAATATTATATAAATCTACAACCATTCTCCAAATAGTATCATTACCAATCCAAGCTCCTCTTTTCTTTACTCTCTTAAACAAATATTTAAACCAAGTTTTAAAATCTGGATAAGCATCACCACCAATAGCAGGAAACCCATCTGTCCAATGAGGAAGTAAATTCTTATTCAAAACTGTACCAACCAACCCTTTTAGATTCAATGTTACTCCAGCTTTATGATGAGTTTTCAACTTGGGAATAGAAATAAATACATCTGAATTAAAAATTGTTGAAGAAATACTATACCACTGACTCATACCAGAATGATTTCTAATTGTTTCATCTTTATCTGAATCAAAAATACCATGAAGCCTCTTTGAATACATATTATCTATATTATAAAACATAGATGTTTCACCTAAATTAAACAAAACCTGACCATTAACATCACCAACCTGAATATCCATCTTATCTTTTTTACCATAATGCTTTAAATTTTTACATACCATATTTCTTAAATCAACAAAACTTAATTTTGTTTTTGTCTTGTCTTTTAAATCATATAAATTCTGAATAAACATCAATTCATTCCAATCTGCATCTATTGTAGGACAATCCCCTACAATAATTTCACCACTACCATCAAGAGCATCATCAACCCTACTAACTATTTCTCTAATCACATTTGGATGAGTAATAAGAGTAAATATATATTTACCTAAACAACTTCTCCTATTCCTACTAATACACCAATTTGGCTTTATAAAAACTACATTTCCAGGTTTAATATAACTCTTAAAAGAATCATACATTCCTAAATAATTAAACCCATTAGTAACAGATTCCTGAATAGTTTCAGGAAGATAATTATCAGCCTTAATTATACTTATTGACATATTTATCCAAACAATATAATAAATATTTCTGCTCTCCAGAAAACTTATTTAAATCTAAATCATTTTTAAAAATATCAGACTTAATTTCAAACCCATTCTCAAACCACTCTTCCATAGGTCTAACAAAAGGTATTTTAGCTGGTGGATTTAAATCTGGATACAATTTTTTAAACAACTCAACTAATATATATTTTGGTTCTCCCTTCCTAATTCTATCAATATCAATACCATTTTTTAATTTAATCATTTCATAAGGAGTACACAACATAATATCAGCACCACATATAGCATTTTCAAAAGTCCTGGTAATACCTTCTCCATGAATCTCATTAAGAAAACTAATAACATCAACTTTATTATCTCTCTCATATAATCTGTATATTTTATTCATATCAACAGGATTTTTAAGAACATCAAAAGGATTAACAAAACTATATCTCTCAACAAACTCATCAAAACTCCAATCTCTAGAAAGCAACTTATCCATTCCACCAAAATTAGAATCTGCTCCATTACCTATAAAAAATAAATCAACACCAAGCTCCTTAGCTTTCAAAGAAGCTTTATATAAAGCAACCTCTATAGGATGAAGAGGAGAATGTTTAAATTCCATTAAAACAGGTTCATATTTAATATAATCTTCCCAACCAACCTCAATTATATGATGTTCTAACTTATTTCTCTCAACATATTCCCTTGCTCTTTCTTCTTCATTAACATCACTATCAGCTTTAAAATTAACTGTAAAAGCCTTAGTTCCTTCTGGTAAGAAATATGATAGAATACCAGAATCAATACCACCACTTAACAATATCCCAACTCTTCCACTCCAATTATTACAAATATTCTCAACACCACCAAATACTTCATAAATATCATCAGCAGTTTCAACCTCTATTTCAGTTCCACAAAATCTTAAACTAGGATTAATAATATATCTAAATGTTAAATAAGAAGACATATCATAATTACTTAGTTTCATTTAAGCAACCTCACTTCTACTTCTGGTCTTATATAAATTGTAGCCTTTTTCTCATCTCCCCAAGCATCTTTTCCTTCAAAATCAATCCTCTTCCAGTCATAACTATCAAAATAACTCAAACCTTCATCATAATCTATTCTTTCAGAATCATCAACAATAATTATGCCTCCAGGTTTTACAAAAGAAATAGCCTGATTCATACAATTCAACCTAGCTCCTCTATAATCTGCACCATCAAGAAGAACAACATCAAACTCTTCATTTTGAATTATTTCAGAAAATATCTTATCTTTATAATAATCACTATGAAGAATAACTCTAACATTACTCAACCCTTCTTTTACTAATTTTTCATTTACAGCCTCATACCAAGTTCTTTTATCTTCAAGTGAAACAATTTTTTTTACTCTTTTTGCTAACCATATTGTTGAACTACCAGAACCAACTTCTAAAACCTTTTTATTTTCATTTAAAAACTTTTTCAAATAATCAATAGTATCTTTGTTTAATCTTGGAACAGTATTATGTTCTTCCAACATCTTCTTAGCTTTTGGAAAATCCTCAAATACCAACTCTGAAGCCCAATAACATCCTCTGCAAAGATATAGTTTTGAAAAATCTTTTCTTTTGTGTGCTAATCTAAACTGCTTATATTCTGGTGAATCCCAAACCTGAGCTATTGAAGTTTTATTAACATTACCAAACCTTGTAACTCCATCATAATCCATACAACAAACAACAATATCACCATTCCATTGAATAGTTATAGAATAATTAAACATAGTACACTCAAACTTCTTAACTTTCCTGTCTTCTTTTGGAGTAAAATTAGGAACATTCCCAGCATACATGCAATAAGGTTTAATCATAACCTTACCAACACCTTCAATCATTTTAGAATATTTTTTCTTATATTCCTCAATCTCATCTTTATTTCTATCCATTTTTATCATCTGAACTTCAAGCTTGGTTTTAACATCTTTCATATTCTTTCTAACCTTAATACAATTTTCCATATTTTCTATAGCTTTTTTACCATTAATACCCACTCTAAGCTTCTCTAGAAGCTCAGGATTCATAGAATCAAGTGATAGAAACATATGAGATAGACCAGCCTTAAAAAGCCTCTTAGAAAGGTTCTCATTAAGCATAAGACCATTTGTACTTAATGAAACCCATAAACCAGCCTTACTAGCATACTTAACCATTTCCACTAAATCTGAATGTAATAAAGACTCACCAAACTGATGAAGATAAACAGTTTTAGATTTTCCATTTATCTCATCAATTATTTTTTTATAAACCTTCCACTCCATAAAACCTCTTTTTCTTGTCATATATTTTCTTGGACAAAAAATACATCTTAACTGACAAGCATTAGTAAGTTCAATATCAACATGAGAAGGAAACTGTAATTTTTCTTTAATCTCAAGCCTCATTTAAAGCTCTCCTTAATGCTTCAAAAACCTTACCAAGAGATAAACCATTTAAACATTTTGGTGGTTTAATCTGTTCTTTTTTTCTATAATCCTGTATAGAACCTTCAAAACATGGAACTTTATAATCACAATAATTCCTATCATCAAAATGTGGACACTCTCCTTGAACAGCAATCATACTAGGAAACATTCTTTCAAAAATCTTACCATTCCTATTAGGAAAAATAGTTACAACTGGAATACCCAAACAACCAGCTATATTAGAAAAAGCACTATCTGGTGATACAACAGCATCACTAGCATTTATAATAGCTCCTGCTTCTCTAAGGCTATATTTATATTTCTCTCCTTCCATTCTTTCAAGGACAATAACAGCATAACCTTTCCTCTCAAGCATTTCTATAAAAGCATCAAACCTTATCCACTCTTTCATTTTATTACTTCCTTTAATAGAAACAGCAATTTTCTTTTTATCACCAGCAAATTCCCATTGTTTCTTACCCCACTTTATCTCATCATTTGTTAAATCAAAATCAGGTTTTAAATCAGCATCAATACCAACTAACTCAACAAACATTTCAGTTCTAGCCTTCTGAATCCATCCTGTTTCTTCAACCTGTAACATTTCCTGTTCATATTCATAATCTGTTGTATGAAATACAAAATCATAATCACCACCATGAAAATCATGATAATCAACAACTTTATCAATATGCTTATTATATTTCAATAAAGAGAATAAATTTTTTGGAATAGCATAATCAATTTCAATCTTAGCACCAAAAATATTCTTCAATGTTTTAGCTATAATGGATATAAATAATATATCTCCTGCTCCCCCCATTCTCCTAACAACAGCAACCCTAGATTTTTTATTATTCTTAATAGCCTCTTTTATTATATTAATTGGAGTAGTAATATTATGAATATCAAACTTAACCTTTTTATCTGTAATAGGAATATGAATCATATCATTCCAATTAGGAACATTGTTTTTAATCTCATTCAAATGCTTTAACTTATTTCTTTCAGCATATAAATCAATACCCCATTTTTTCTTAAATTTTCTAACATTCCTAGCCCAATTATCTTCATGATAAATAGATTCTTTTCTATTCTTTTTACAAACCTGCCCTAGCATATGAAGGAAACTTGTACTGTAAGTTCTAATAATATCATGACCAGAAAGCCTAACTCTTAACATATGGTCCTCATCTTCCTGATACCTTGGACCAAACCTTTCATCAAACTTTCCAACCTTTTCAATACATTCTCTTGACATTAGAATAGCAGAATAATCACCAGCTTCCATGACTTGAATAGGAAGTTCTATATTCTTATCTTTTAGCTTTTCAAAATCAAGCATTTCTTTAGAATCTTTAGTAATAACCTTCCCTGTGGTCATATAAGATTTTCTTCTTTCTGCAATTTCAACTAAAACATCAATATAATCAGCAGATAATATAATATCATTATTACAAACTAAACAATAATCATAGCCTCCCTCATATGCTTTTTCCAAACCAATATTTTCAGCCTGAGCAACACTGGTCTTTTTTGAGACAAAATCAATTCCTCTATTTTTTAACCATTCAACAGTTCCATCTTTACTCTCATTATCCACAATAAAAATATCATAATCATGAAAACTTCTTACAGAATCAACCATATCTTTAGTAAGATTTAAAAAATCATAAGTAAGAGCAAGCACAAGAACCTTCTTGACATTTTTATGTTTTTCCATGTTTTCAACAACCTGCTCAGGAGTAATATCACTTAAACATTTAGGAACACCTTTATTCTCCTTCTCTTTCAAACTATCACCTTCAAGACACCTAAAACTCCACCAACATTTTTTCTGTCCAAAAGGACAAGGTATCTCTACTGGAAGAATCTTTTCATAATCTTCAACCCAAATATTACCATCACAAGAACCAAACAACACCAAACCCCTTTTACCTAAAGCTCCTGCTAAATGATACATAAATGAATTAGGAGTGATTATCATATACATTTCATTCATAAGAGAAGCAATCTCTCTAAACCCATATTTAAATTTACCATCACTTTTCTCATCAAGATAAAATATCTGGTAACCTTCTTTTTTAAGCAACTCACCAACTTCTTTCATATAAGGATAAGTTCTACTTTTAACAGAACCTTCTAATTGCAAACCAACAATTCTTTTTTTTGAATTGTACCCAAGTTTATTTAATTCATTCTTAGCCCATTTTTTCTCATCATCTGTAACTACATAAACAGGAGTTTTATTCTCAACATATAACTCAAGTTCCTCAAGATAAATATCAGTTCTATTTTTTAATGGCTTTCCAGCCTCTTCAAACTCTTTTAATTTAACTCTAAAATCAATAACATTAGTATCAACCCTAATATCTGGATTCTCTTTCATCATTTCCTTTTCATCAGTAAACACCTTATCAATATGAGGATTATTTTCTAACAAACAAGCATGTTCTGATTTTACACAAAACCAAACCTGTGCTTTATCTTTATAAACAAATTTTAAAGCCTTTGCAATAACTGAAGCAATAATAACATCTCCAGCACCTCTATGATTCCTCAAGATTCCAACTGTAAAAGTTCCTTTATGTTTATGAGCAAATTTAAAAGCTCCTTTAAGCCTCATACACTCAGGATTAACAAGATATTTATCTGGTATTCTAAAGTTTTTAATATCTTTCAATGTTACATACTCTCCTGGTTTAAAAATTCTTGGTTCTTCCTTTCTATCATAAAAACTAATAGTGCATTTCATTTTTGGGTCAATTTGCTTACCATCAACTTTAAGCATATGTTCTAATAATTTAATCATTCCAAAACCTCTTTATCTTTTCATAAATCATTTTAAATAACCTTTCTTTATCTAACTTTAAACAAGTATAATTCCAATTACAAGCTTTAGCCTTTTCAAAACAACAATCACAATCTATCCTTTCATTCAACTGCAAATACTCAACACCATCAGGATTTAATGGATGGTGGTTTAATCTTACCTTTGAACTTGTTGGACCAAGTATAGTCATTAATGGAGTCTTTGTGAAATGACTAATCCATAATGGAGCAGAATCCATACTTATCACACACTTAGCTTTCCCAATAAGAGAAAACAACCCTTTAGCACTATACCTGAAATGAGCTAAATCTGTCTTCTCCATATCAACCTGTTTGCCCATTCCACCTCTTTTGTCCCCTATATAAACTACATTTATTCCTTCTTCATTTAATCTTTTGACAATATGAATTGAAGTATCATTTGGAAGAGTTTTTGCACCTGTTGAACCCTTACTTTGAAATACCACATAATCATCAAATTTAGTCTCAATTTCTGGAAACTTACTCAAATCACAATCCCACCTGACTTCTTCTGGGAAATCATAAATTCCCAAAGCAGAAAAATATAATTGAACTCTGCTAAATTTTTGCAAATTCTTTCTTACATGGTCAAGCTCTAAAGTACCATCAAGAATAATTCCATAACCAGGATTATCAATAATACTATCCATATCATCAATAGAATAAGCATTTGTCCCAAGCAATCTCATAAGACCAGCATACTTATCTTTTATAAATAACCTTGGTTCAAATCCAATATCCTTTAAATAATGATAAACTGGACATAACATTAAAACATCACCAAGAGCAAAACTTCTCTTTATTGAAAATTCCTTAATATCCCTTTTCCTAAGAAAATTTACAAAACTTCCTATCTCTTTTATAGCAATTGGTTTCCCTCTTGTAAAGGAAACATCAACACCCCAATTAGGATATACTGAAACAGATTCACCAAAATTATCAGAGAATCCCTGACTACATTTTGATTTATTGACAGCAATATTAAAAAGTTTCATTTTAGTTTGGAGATGAGAAAAATAAGCAAATCTTAATCATTTCTGATACATGGCATTTAATTTTTCCCATCAATTTTGGATGAGAGAGGATGACAAGCATCCTCTCTCCAGCCTCTATATCAACTATTAGCTTGAAGTTACATCAATAAGAACAAGACCATTGTTGGTAGAACCAGTAGAAGTTTCAGGAATTACCCCATGGGCAAACCTTGTCATAACTCCTCTTGCAAACTGAGTAAAATCATCATTTATGATGTATTTCTCAGACACAAAAAGAGGAACATAAGGAGCATAATAACCAACAGCATATTTCCAACCCTTCTTGATTCCCATCAACATCTGATTCTTCTTCATCTCATTAGACACATAGACCTTGAACATTCCATCAATAGTGCCAACATGCCTACCCTGAACTTCAGCAGTTCTATCATTAGAAAGAACTGACATATCATGCATACCAATTTTTCTAAATCTAGCCCACTCAGTAGGTCTCATTATAACCCACCAATCAACAGCAGTTTCATCTTTGACCTTATTCTCAAGAATCCAAGCCTGAGCATCATACAAAGCACCAAACAATCCATACTTTCTATAATCCAACCTAGAAGTTGAATCTGTATCTCCTGTAAGATACCCAGTAGGATTATAAGTTACAGTATGAGCAATACCATTTCTAAGAGCATATAGGATTTTCCTATTAAGCTCTCTGGTAACCTCATCAGCAAGCTCAGAAACCATCTCGCCTTCAACATCAAGTTTATACTGAGATTTATAGTCCTGTTCAGCCTCAATTGTCCAATCAGCCTTCAATTTATAAATATCAGACTCAATCAGCAATCTGGTAATACCCATCTGCAATTCTCTAATAGTACCCTGCTCACTAGAATTCATATACCTTCTAGGCTTTTGCTGGTCAGTTCTCTGTAATGCAGTTACCTCACCAGTAGTACTAGTATATTTCTTATCAAGATAAAAGATATAACCAGTAGGACCACTCAAAGGTTGCACAGAAACCAAATCAACAGCATCAAGCTTGTTATAAATCCTTCTCACCAAAGGAAGAGAAGCAGTAGTGAAAGTAGGGACACTAGTAGAAAGAGTATCTTCAGAAATAGCACTTTCAAGCACTTCTCTCTCTTTCCAAAGGATTGCTTCAGCCTGAGGAGAATTAAGCCAATCAATCATATTCTGATAAATAACTTCATTAACACTAGCCCTTCTTCCATTCTCATCTCTCATCACATTAGCTCTAAAACCATCATCAACAGGAAGTTCTGCTTCATCAAGAGCAATCATTCTCTTTTTCTGCTCTTGCAAAAACTTATTTACTTTTTTACTTAACACTTTTTACCTCTATTATTTTTTCTGAATAGTTTTGAACTTCTCAAAACTACCCCTAAACCCAGCAGAAACAGCCTCATTATACTGTTCCTTTAGATTTTTCTCAGAAGCTGATTTTTCTTCACCCTCTGGATTTTCAATTTTTCCAATCTCTTCTATTCCTGTTTTGCCAATCTCAGCATTTTTAGCTTTGACAGCAATTTCAGAAATTTCAGCATGGAGTTTTTCTATTTCTGATTCAACAGCATCTTCTGATTCAATAGTAATTTTTTCATCTTTAGTAATTCTATCTCTAATCACTGACTCATAAACTTTATACTTCTCATCTTTAAGAGTCTCATCAACTTTAGCTTTGAGTTTTTCCTGAAGCTCAGCTTCAGCTTTAGCTTTCTTTTCAGCTTCAGCTTTAGCTTTCTTTTCAGATTCAAACTCTTCCACTTTAGTTTTCAAATCCTCATTCTCTTTCTTCAGCTTATCAACCTCAGACTCCTCAACTTCTTCTTCAACCTCTTCCTCTTCTTTTTCACTTTCAGGAAGTATATCAAGAACATCCTTACCAAGCTTTTCAGCAAAAGCTTCAAACTTAGCAAGCTCAGCCTTCATTCTCTCAATCTCTTCATCTTTCTCTTTAAGAGAAGCATCCTTCTCTTCAACAGCTTTCTCTAAATCAGAAATCTTTTCTTTAAGAGCATCAAGCTCTTCAGATTCCACTTTAGTTTCCTCTTTAGATTCAACCTTGGTTTCTTCCTTGGCTTCCTCTTTAGATTCCACTTTAGTTTCCTCTTCTTTCTTATCTTTCTTTTCCAATTTTACCTCTTCTTTATTCTCTTCAGAGTCTTCAGCTTTTAACTGAAGCTCCATTTTATTCAAGGACTCTAAAACTGCCCTAACCCCTGCCTCACTGACAGAAGGAGCAAGTACAAAATCACCAGGACTTTGTAGTTTAAAATCCTCATTTATCTGAAGATAAGATATTTTCTTACCTTCAACTTCCTTCTCTATTTTTGTGGTAGTACCAAATCCTCTAGAACTGATACCAATATAACCACCTTCTCTTAATATTGTTTGAATTTCTTTACCTTTAGAAGTAGGAAGCACCTTCAAAATTCCAGTACAAATACCATCCTCATTCATTTCAACTGATTCCCAAATGTGTGTAACATCATGAGCATCACCAATCCCATCTCTGGGATGAAATGAAGAACCATAGACAGTTTTCTTTTCTTTAATTCTATTATTTATTTCACCAATATTTTTCTCAAGAATTGTCCTTGGATATAACCTACCATTAGTGTTTATTTTATCAGCAACCTGCCAAACAACCTCAACTCTCATAGTTTTATCATTAGATTTTTCATCAACAATAGTTTCACCAAGTACTGTACATTCACCAATTGTATATTCAAGAATAGGATATAATTTCATTATTTACTCTCCTCATATGCTTCAGCAAATTTCCTAACCTCATACTCAAACCCAACTAATTCCTGTAGGTCTTCAGCACTCAATCTGCTTTCATATCTGGTAACTCTTTTCACCTCTTTTGGTGTACCAGTAAATTCAATTTCTCCATTTTTAACTTTATAAGATATTTTATCAAACTTATCATCAGTAGTAACTGGAACTTCACCATCAGGAGAAGTAGCAGTATAACCAATTATAACTTCTTTATTGGAATAATCAGCAACATAAGAATGACTACCAAATCTATCAACAACAGCTTTATGAATAGCATCTCTCAAAGACATAAAAACTTCAGCAACAATCATATTCCTCATACTAAACATATTTTCTTTATATTTCCCAATCTTATATTTCTTTGCTAAAGCCTCAGCCTTCTTTTTAATCTCTGCTGGAACACTCATCTTATCACCAGTTCTAGCACCAGCCAAAGCACTCATAATAGCTCTAATAGCATTAACATTAACTGGACCAGCCTCTTTATACATTCCAGTTTTTGAGTCTATACTTCCAGCACCTTCCCTATAAGGAAGTTTCCATGTACTTTTTTTGTTTGGGTCTTTAACCCACAAAAAACATGAAGCAGGAAGTTTAGACTTATTAACAGAAGCCCAACTTTTAGTACTAGCTTCCTGTTCTTTAATCTTAATCTTTGTATCCTTCTTTCCTAGAATCCTTCTTTCTAACTTTCTTCTTAAATCCATTCTAACCTCTTCATTCCTTTTTTTCCATTGAGAATAACAAACAGCAAGTCTCTGTTTATTATCTTTATATTCACTCTTCATGGTTTCATTTCCCATACATCTAGAAATGAAATCTTTTTTCTCTTCTTCTGAATTTGGTTTAGGAATTGGCATTTTTCTTCTCCTCAACCTTCTTAACTACATATTCAACAAATGGTTCTGCAATCCTAGCTCCAAAATAAGCTAATGAAAGTTTCACAAGAGAATCTGCTACAACTTCAGGACTTAAACCATAAAGCTCCTGCTGTAGATATATCAAACCAATAACAATAATAGCAATCTGGAACTTAGTTGAACACAACCATTTTCCAAAACCTGTTAATACATTCATTTTAATACAACCTTACCAACAACAATACCTGCTAACACTCCACCACCTATTTTTAGTACAGTGTCAAAAAACCCTCTTCTCTGTCTCTTAATAACAAACTCTTTCCATTCATCATTAATTCTCTCAAGTGATTCTCTCTGACTCTCCCAAAGCTTTTCTTTTTCTTTCCAAATCAAATCTTTAGCATTTAAAGCACTAATAGTATCTTTCTGAACAGAAATAGTTTCCTGAAGATTAGGAATAAATCTAATTTTGAAGTTTTCCCATTCAGCTAAAATAATAGTATTATCCCTAAATGCAGAAAGAGAAAATTTAATATCCTCACCTGATTGCCAAATCTCTTCAGTATCAACAATTCTTCTAGCCTCAGAAACCAAAGCCTCTGGTGGAGCTTCTTTAAGTTTCTCTTTCATTTTCTCATTATCTTTCCTAATATTAATTAAATCATCTCTCAATATTTGTAAATCTTCTTCAAATTCAGCTATTTCAGTTTCTAAATCAAGAAGCTCTTTATCTTTCTCAATTAATTGATTTTGTAAATTATCAATTTTCTCTTGATAAACTCTTTCAATAGCCTGTACTTGTTTTTTATTTGCTTTATTAACACCCCACATATAGCCAACACCAAGTATAGCTATTACCAAAAGTACAACTAAAATTACATTAATTTTTTCCATTTAACTCTCCATATTTGTAAGAGGAATGAGATAAAGTCATGATAATCATTTCTGATAAGCCTTTCTTAATCCCATTCCTCAATCTATATCACCAATTATCTAAATTTTTCCAACTTTTATCTTTCCTATTATATTCTTTCTTTTTTTTATGAACTCTTGTAGGTTTATGAAACATACTCCTACTCTTTATATAAGGTTCATATTTTTCATCATAATTCTTTTTCTTTTTTGACATAATAACTTCTTACCTCTTCTCAAAATCTCTTCCTAATAGAAATCCCAAAAATACTGACAAAACCACAATAAAGAAAGAATCCAAATATTCCAAAGCTATTGAAATAACAATACTAAATACCACAACTTTTAGAATAAATGTTCCTTCAAAAATTTTATTTATTTTCTTTCTCATAATAGACAATAGCTGTCATAATAACATCTCCACCAACAAGCAATCTTCCTCTCCTTGTACTAATTTTTATATAACCAGTACCTTCAACTTCTTTATGAACATACTCCATAAACTCACTATCAGAAACACCCCAATTCCTAAATGTTTTACAATTCTCATTAATTGAAGTTTTTTCAACATTTGGAAAAGGATAATGCTCACTTGGAAACATAGAACACCTACTTAACAACAATATAAAAGCAACCAATACAAACAGCCATAATATCAGTTGCCATATACTTATCTTACCTCTTTTGCAAAACAATATCTTTATTACTATCTATTTTAGTTTCCTCAGTTTCTTCTGGAAAATCCCTCTTTCCAATCCATTCCAAATTATGCTTTTCTAAAAAACACCATAGCATTTCAGTAGGATTAGCAAATAAATATTCTTCATCATATAAAGTAACACCACAATATATTACAGAAATCAAATTACCATCCATATCTCTTATTGAACCACCAGAATCACCTGGACCACCTGGATAAACACACCAATAATAAAAATCATCATAAAAAGCTAGTGCTAAATTATTATCATTATTCTTCTTTAAAAAATATTTAAATGTAGTTAAATATCCAAATCTGGTAAGAAATGCAACACCACCAGGAGAACCAACAAAAATAACTTTATCTCCTCTTTTCACTCTTGAAGGACTTATTATCCTAGCACCATCATAACCCAAATCTTCTTTTAGCTTTATAACAGCATAATCATCACAAAACTCTTTCCCTTCACTAATAGCAATTAACTCTGCTTCAATAGGAGTTATATGTTTTGCATTAAAAACCCAAATTTTCATATCACTAACATTTTCAGTTTTGTCAAACAAATGCTTAACACTTATAATATAATTCTCTTTTAACAATGTTCCAGAACCTATATATGCTAGTACTTTAACATCTTTATCATTATCTTCCAATACTGGAGTAACAACCTGCAAGGCATAAGGTTTATTTTTAACACTCCCTCTCATTTTAATAGAATCTATATTACTCAATTCATTCAATCTCTTTCTAAACTCATCATTACCCATATAATAATAAACTGCAATTGTCATAGTATTTTCATCAATCTTTTTTAATACAGTATTTGAAGTAAATTGAATATCAAGTTTATACCCACAGGATACAAAAAACAAAACCAATACAAAAATACCTAATAACTTCCTCACCATTTTTATAAGCCTCTCTGCTTATAGTCATTAGAACTAAGCCTCCTAACCTATCCTAATCAATTAAGTTATTATCTGTTATAAAAATCCTTGACTCTTACAGTATCATCTGGAAAATAAGTAGACACTTCAATAAGCACAACTTCTCCTTCCCTTGAAAACATTCTATGATTTTCCAAAGGAAAAATATGAAAAGATTCACCAGCAACATAAGTAAAAACACCACTATCAGTTTCAAGATGACAAACACCTTTCACAACCAAAAGAGTTTCTTCCTTCTTTTCATGATGATGGTAGCTTGTTGTTTGACCACCAGAAATAATAAGCTTCTTCCCTAAATAACCATCTGGAACTTCAGCAAACCATCTTTCAAAACCCCAAGGCTTTTCAACAACCTTTTCAATAACTCTACTACCTTTACTTTTTCTTAGATTCATAGTGCATCCCCCAAAATCTTTTTAAAAACTCTGAAGCATCTATTTCTTCTTTAAAATCTACACAAATTCTCCAAATTCCACCTGTTGTAACCATACTAAAATTAATATTATTTACCTTATTCTCTTTAACCAACTCATCAAGGTAACAATTAATCTCAGCCCTTCTTTCCTCTGGAAAATGAATCAATTTCTCAATAACAGTTCCCATTTTTTTATTCTTTCTCTTGAATAACTTCTTTTTTATGACCATTTTTAAGCTCATACCTCAAATGAATCCAATTTGGTTTAATTTTATGAACCCTACCTTCTTCATCTTCTATAATATGAGTGCCATCATCCTCAATTTCAAGAGATATAGGATTTTTTACAACAGCATTATTCTGTTCAAATCTATAAAGCCTATAGACCTCATTAGAAATATCTTTCTTTTTCTTTCCCATTTTATTCTCCTCTCTTATATTGAAGTTCTTGAATTCCTAGCAAAAGGAAGAAGCAAATTATATACTGGTTCTAATGCCAGTACATCTTCATCACAATGTATCTGTATATAATCAATAGCCTTCTGGTTTCCTGAATTAGCTTTAACCCAATGAGCAGGAAACATATCATGTTCCTTAGCTGGAAATCCAAACTCTTTACAAACAATTCCTAATCTATTACTTGATAATCTTAAAAAATTCTTAACCCAATCATAAACATCAACAACAATAATCTCCTTATAAGTAGGAAAATTCAATCCTAATTTCAAACATCTATGTCTTAAATAAGGAATATCAAACCTTCTGTTCTTACCCCAATAAACAGCAATCCTATCAAAGTTTCTTACAACTTTTACAAATTCTTGTAAAATTGCTTTGTCTATCTGAACTGGAGATTTTAAAGAACTTTTAGCCTCTCTTTGAATATCTTTAGTACTAATCTTAGCATTAAAAAGCTCACCACCATCACCATATTCTTTTATTGACCAACAAATAACATGACCAAATGGTGGTTGAAAATTTGCAGTTTCAATATCCAAAAAACCAACCTTCTCTCTTATCCCAGCATGTAAATCAAAATCATCTTGATAGATACAACCAGGATGTTCTGTATATCTCATTCCATGTTGTTTACACCTATGATTATACAGTTTTAAAATCTCATCTTTTCTTAATTTGTTTAAATTTAATGGTGGAAAATGTAGTTTTTCTTTCTTACTTTTCATTATTTCTTTCTCCATTGTAAATACACATTATCCTTTTTAATTCCTTTTTTTCTAAACCATATTTCTTTTCTAAATGACACCATCTAATACCTCTTTTCCTAAAGTTAACAAGCTCAACTGCAATATCTCTCTCATCTTTTGTTAAACTCATTAACCAACATGATAATATCTGGGGTCAACCCAAGTACTATAATATTTCATTAATCCTTCAATTATACCAACTGCTAATACACTTCTTCCAACATCTGTATTTAAAAACCTAGCCTCTTCTGGGTCAGATAAAAATCCAAGCTCCACAAGTATAGCTGGCATAACTGTATGATTTAAAACATAAAACCCAGCAGTTTTGATTCCTCTATCAAATACTGGTAACTCAATCTCATTTGGTAAATAATCAATAAAATTCTTTTGTACAATATCAGCAATAACCATTCCAATAACTGAATTTTTATGATGGTATGTTTCAATCTCAAACCCATATTTTCCCTGCATAGGTCTAGCATTATGATGAATTGAAACAAAAATATCAACTTCTTCTTTATTAGCCTTATAACACCTTTCAGATAAATAAACATACCTGTCTTCTTCTCTGGTCATATAAGGAATAATAGGATACTCCTGGTCATTAATATAATCCACACACTTCTTAGCAATACTTAAAGTACAAGCCTTCTCTTTTACTTTAACAATAACCTCTCTACCCCAACCAGAAAAATATTCTCCTATTGCTCCTGGGTCTTTACCACCATGACCAGCATCAAACATTACTTTTAATTTTTTCATTTAATATTATACCTCTATCAATTTTTTCTAATAAATTACCTTCTTCATCATATATAAAAACATCTTCATCAGCATCATAAGTCCAAAAAACCATCATAGGAATAGATGGTTCTAACCAATCATTTAAACCTACTAATGAATAAGAAGACATTAACAAATAAGACATTTTGCTAACATGAATCTCTCTTGGAAAACAACCATATTTCTTTAAAACATTATCAACCCAAACAAGCTCTCTTCTACCAACCTCTGCTAAAATATCATAAAGCATTATCTCTTCTCCCATTCACCATCATCTGTTTCTTTATAAACTTCCCTAAATCTTATCCATGCAATATTAATAGGAAAGAAAGCATTTTCTTCTTTAGCCTTCTTCCAAAGACTAACAAAAAATTTATATAATTCTTTATCACCACCAAACATATGCCTTAAATAAATATTCTTATATTTTATTGGGTCAGATAAAGTAAAAGGATTAGTATATGTTGTAACTGGTTCTCCTTTCTGCTCTTTTATAATAGATTCAATCACCTGTGGAAGATTCCAACCTGATTCAGCAACAGGAATTTTTTCATATTTGAAACCAAAATTATCAACAATAAATTTCATCATTTCTTCTGAATAATCATGGGTATGTTTTAAAGTAATTTTATCTTCCATTTTAGCAAGCTCATAAGCATTTATCTCACCTTTAGAATATTTTTCTTTATATATCTCTATTTCCTTATCTATTCTTTTTCTGTATTTTGGTCTAATTTTAGAATCAAAAACTTCACACTTGCTTCTAAAACTTATAATAGTAAAATCACTTTTACCCCAAGGACAATTAGGATTTTCTAAATCTGGAACAGCTTTATAAATATGTTCTTTACTAACTACAATTGAATATTTAACTCTTAAAGCAGAAGAAGTTACAATATCAGGATAAGAAAAAGAGCTAGATGAAGGATGATTATGAATAACACATTCAGCATTATCTAATATTATTTTAGCCTGTTCTTTACTAAGCTTTACTTGACCTCTTGTACCTTTAATAGCAGTTAATAAAACTTTTCCATTTTTATCAATAGCAGAAAGATGTTCACATTTAGTAACATTAAAACATTCAAGAATCTTAGCTGATTCAGCTTCTACAGATGCAGAAAAAGTAACCTCATTTTTCTTTACAACAAAGAAAATATCTTTACCATAATCTAATAATATCTCTTTTCCATCTGAATCAATAAAAAATCTTCTACCATCTGGAGCAACTTTAATAACCCCAGCACTAGAAAAATCACCCCTAACCATAACAACCTCATCACCATGAGATAAAAGAGCATACTCTTCTGGTTCTCTTAAAGCAATAAGCTTACCTTTAAATTTATTAGCATCTTTAATAGTAGCAACTAAATCTTTAACAGAAGTAGTAGGAGTAACCCTTAAACCCCTAGTTTTAGCATAATCTATAATCCTAGCATTAAAATCTTTTCTAAGACCAATCCAATATTTTTTATCAACACCAAGAGCTATCATCTGTCTTGCTTTATTCATATTAGAATAAAGTAAATCTAACATAAATGCATCATTTGGAGAAACTGGTTCTCCAGCAAAATTAGTAGCCCTAGCCCATCTCCCAGGAGCAGTTAATCCTTGTACTGTTCCTTGACCAGCCTGAGCAATAGCACCAGGAATATCAAAAGTTTTTCCTGTAGCTTTTGGAACAAACTCTAAATGACAATAACATTTAAACAAACATGGAGTATCACCACCTCTAGGAACTGTTGGTAAGTTTTTCCAAGTATAAATTTTCTTAGCATAAATAGGACAAACAGGACAATGCTCTGTTTGTGGAACTCCCAAAACCCATTTAATATTCATCTGACTACCAGCACCAGCAACCATGCCATTATAAAACTGTGCTTTACCACTATTAGCATAATACTTAGCTCTACTAACATATGAGTGCCTTTGTATCCTGTATCCTGGTAAAGCTCTTCCCATAGCATCTTTAGGTATCCTATTAAAAGGAAGATGTTTTGGGTCATTAATATCATATAGAAATCTTCTAAAATATTTCATCTCTGCTCTTCTAGCTTTGTTAATAAAAGCCATATCTTTCTTAGTCAACCCAACTCTTGAATACTGAGGATTCCCAACAGCCTCAGTTCCAGCTAAAAACATCTTCTGGTATCTATCACCAACCATAGCCTTAAACCTTCTCAAAGCTTCAGCATTATTAATTGTACCATCTCTAAACTTCAAAGCAATATTAATCATATCATCTTCAAATCCTGCTGTTATATCATGGAACTTTTTAAAACCACCTTCCATAACATCAGGATTCTGCATACCCATAGCAAACATAGCATCAGCCTGTGCCATAGCAACCAAATCTCTATTTCCTTTATCCACTAAAGCCTTTTCAGCTTCCATAAGAGCAGGAATAGCCTCTAGCAATACTTCTACATCTAATAACATTTTAATAACTCAAAAAATATTACAACCTTTTCAATAGCCTTTCTTCCTTCACTTGTTTCAACTGATTGAAAATTAATCTCAAACAACTCTTCTCCAGAACTATGATAGATTATAGAAATCTTTATAACACCATCAATGTTAACAAGACTATAAACCTTATCATAAACAATATTCCTTATCTTCTCTGACAGTCTCAACCATAAATAACCATCCTCATAACCATCTTCAACTTTATGACCAACACAACTTTGAATTGTTGCAACACCAACTACATTATTCAATCTTTTCAAATAAGGAATAAGTTTTGAATCTATTTTTTTATTAGATTTATCATCAGCATATTTGTACATCTCTCTTAACTGTTTTACAATCTTAAACTTTTCTCTATCTGTTAAATATCTCAATGTTACCTCTAAAAGCCAGGAGAAGGACTTGAACCCTCATCTCTCTGCTTACAAAACAGGAATAATCTCCATTATACTATCCTGGCAAAAACTAATCTCTCATCTCTTTCAAACTCTTATTTCTTTCAACACCAACAGCCTTCATTCCTTCAAGCTTGTCAGTTTGTGCTTTTCTCCAAGAAATAATATCAGTTAAATCATCAATCATTTGCCTAACATATGGGTCATTCTTCAACTTACCTGCTACTTCTGGTGGAATATTAACTAAATCAGAAGGCTCTCTACCAGGAGTAACCAACCTGTATTTATTAACCTCTTCTTCTGTCATCTCCAAAATCTCATAATAAATATATTCATTATTAATAGCTCCAACATCAACAGCTAAAATTTTAGCAACCTCAGCTTTTATTTTCATCATTTCCCATCTTGTTAATTCATCAATAGTAGCCAATTCTGGGAAAACAATATCCCAATTAAATGAAGTATAATCAATACCAGCCAAAGTAAATATCAACTTATAAAGTTTTTTAAGACCAGGAATAAGAGCATCTTGCTTCCTTCTTACCTGTCTTGCAAACTGAACATCTATTTGTTGTAATGTAGCCTTTGACCTTACACCTTCTTCAATAGCCATATAAGCTTTAGGAATATTCAAAGCCATAAGGAACTTACCTTGGAAGTATCTAACATCATCAATATTACCTATATTCAAATCACCACTCAAAGGTTTAATATCCTGTCTTGAATCCTTTGTAACAGGAATAACAATATCCTCATCAGGCATCCTTGGAGCATCATATTGATTCAACCTTCCAGTACTTTCTTCAGCCTCTTCAGTTCTTTTCATCATCTCTAAAAATCTCTGAGCATATTCCCATCTTTCTTCAGGATTCAAACCTTCTGTATCAACCAAATAAGCATACCTCATCCAAGCTCTACTCATCCTAGCAATAACCATACAATCATCTATCCACAACAATTGTCTTCCTATTCTCTGAGAAGCATTAGCAAACAAAGAATAATCATCACCATAAACCTCTTCTCCAACTTTGAAATGAAGTATTCTCCACCAATCAAATTTAACACCATCATCTCTTTCATCCTTTTTTTGAGTATATGGATATAATGGGTCTTTCCAAACACCCCTATCATCCACTTCAGCATACATTTCTTTTACTGGTAAAGGTTTTAATTTATCAATATATTTCAATCCTTTATCATTTTGAGCAATAACAACTTCTCTCCAATCATCCCCATAATTCAACATCTTCCTAGCAATATCCCAAATTGAATTTTTAATATTACTCATCTGTTCATTATATTTTATAACTTCCTCAATCTCACTTTTATTAGGAGTAGCCTCATCAAGCAAAACCATATAATTTTCTCTTCCACCCATAGCTCCACTAACAATATTATCAGCATAAATATTTAATGAAGCTGAAGCTTCAGCTAAATTGTCATCAAGAAATTTATACCTGTCATATTTATCATGCCTTTTTCTAGCCTTTTCTATTGCATCAATATATTGATTATAAAAGCTTTTAAAAAAGTTTGGAGTTCTCCCCTTGTCAGGAATATATTCTGTAGTTTGTTTTGCAATAAACTCATCTCCAAATACAAACCTAGCTAGACCACTCCTAACTTTAGACACAAAGCCCTTATTCTTCTCTTTTTCCATTCTAACCTCTATAAGTAATTATTCAATTCCTCTTCCCATTCCTCAATCTGTCTTTTATAGGACAGAGGAAGATAATTATATTTCTTAATCCAATATTTAATAGCCCAAAGCTTTATTAACTTAGACCATATCTGATAAAAATCTGCTGGTTCTTCACCTCTTTTTAAAACCTCATCCCTTTCAGATTTAGACCATCTCTCTCTTTCTCTTGTTTTAAAAGCAAATTCTATCTTATCAAGTTTTTCTAAAATTTTCTTATTCCCCATCATATTTTTTTAATTCTTCAATACTCTCAAATGATGGAATATAATTCTTTTTTGCATATTCAAGTTCAGCCAAAGTTCCTGGTGATTTTTGCCATTGATGAGTAAGAAGAATTGCATCTGATACCTCTAACCAATCTTTACTCAACCTCTTAATCATAGGTTCTGTAATTCTCTTTTTCATCTTAATGAAATAAAGAAAATCCAAAGCTGGACAAAATGGAGTATACCCAGCTTCAATTAAATCAAGACTAGCATCTACCAAATCAGAAATATTGATTAAATATTCAATAGCTGGATTAGTACTCTTAATTCCTCTTGGAGTTAAAAGACCAGCAACATAAACTCTTTTAATTTTTTTCTTCATTTATTTTACCTCTCTTAAAATTGCATCCTTGGAGCATCTTCTTCATTTTCCCATCTAAGTGCAATCCACTTATAAGGAATATAATGAGCAATACCTTTAGAATCAATAATCCTATGACCACCAGAAGCACTAACATTTAAAACTAAAGGATTCTCAATTTTAATAGTAACAATTTTACCATTATCAAGAAAATCATATTCTCTCCAAAGCTCCAAAGAAATATCACTAAATTTTAAATTTTGATTATCTGTGTACCTCATTTTAATATCCTCCAAAACCATTTCCTTTCTTTTTTAAATCTTCTTTATCTTTAAAATTTGGTATAATATTTTCAGCCTTACAATAAATTGTAAAGAAATACCAATCCTTACTAATTCTTGTAGCCTTCACCACCTTATTCTCATCAATAGTTATAATTAAATGACCACCATCAGAAGCATATTTCAAAAACATAGGATTCTTTATTATCAACATTTCATTATTTGGAAACACATAAACTCTCATATCTTCATATGAAATATCTACCATTTCTTCTTCAGCAGGTTTAACAGAATCTACTGAGCTTACAGTAACTACTTTATCAGAAGTAGAGGTATCATCTAATACACCTAAAACAAATCCTGTAATAACAGCTAAACTAACAATACAAAAAATAGCATACTTTATATTCCAAGATAAATTAATTTTTCTCATTTAACATCTCCATTTTCATCTATTTTTACATTCTCATAAATTGACAAAATCCTATCCCTAATTAAACCAACTGTTTTTTTCAATTGTAAAAGATAATCCTCTATTTTATATCTACTATTATTAAAATCAAATCTTTTCCCAAAAGCAAACAGCACATAATTCAAATCACCATTAATAGATAAAGAAGATATTTCATCTACAAGATTATTTAAAGCATTAAATTCATCATCAAAGAAAATAGGAACATTAATTATTTCTCCCATAACAGAAGACCTTCCAAATCTTCTTTCCATTTCATTAACACTCTCTGTAATTTCACCAATATAATTTTTGTAGTTATTATAACCTGGGTCTATATTTCTTTCAGCATCTTTAAAAAGAATATAATCCCAACAAAGACAATCATTAGCTTCCATATACTCAATAAAAATCTTTACCAAATTATCTAATTTTTTTCTTAATGCTTGTTTTACATAAGGCATTTTTTACTCCTATTATCTTATTTCTTTTTTTTAACCTTTCCCTTACTTTTATTCACTGTTTTTTTAGAACCACTATTACTGGTCTTTTGTTTAATCTTACTTTTTGAAACAACCCCACTCACTCTTTTATTTTTACTTCTATCTCTCAAACTACTTTTTGATATTACATCACTAGAAGAACTTCTTGTTGTACCTGACCAATAATAATTATTTCTGTAACTTCTCCAGTATCTATTATATCTCCAATTGTACCAATTAGCATAATACCAATTAGTATACCAATAAGGATTCCAAATACTATAATCACAATAACTGTAATAAACTGTTCTAACAGGATTTCTAAACCTTAACCTCTCATATCTGCTATATTGAAAATCCTCACTGATTATAATACACCCTGGAATAAAAAGCAACATAGCCAACAAACATAAAATTTTTTTCACTTCTTCATCTTCTCCCTCTCCTTTTTTCTTTTTAATCTATCAACATTCTTTCTCATCTTGTCAACTCTTTTCAGATTTTTCTTTTTCTCCTTTTCTTTCCTAATAGCCTCATGTTTCTTATCCTTCATTTTTCTAATCTCTTTGTCTTTATTTTCCTTTTCTTTTTCCAACATCCACTCCTGAAGCTTCTTCAAATTCTCTTTTTGTCTCTTCCTATTACCCATTTTAAGCTCCTCAATCTACTCACTAATGCAAATATACTTATACAACATAGTTTTTAGCTTAGAAAGCCTCTTAGAGCCTTAGAAGCATAAATTTTACCCATATTCTAGACCTTTTTTGGCATCAACAAAGCTTTTATCTCCTGGTCAGTTCTAGAATTCCATCCATCCAACACCATAACCTCTGTTGGAGAATGAATAGACAGCTTAACTGTATCAACACCATTCTTCTTAAACTGTTGACAAAGCTTTATCATATAATCTGGATTAAAACCAATTTCAATTTCAGCTTGTTTCTTTGGAATGACAGCATCCATATCAGGAAACTTATCTTCAATAGGTTTGAAGTTAACTGGATTCCAAGCCTCTAAATCATAAGTGATAATTTCAACATTTGAATTATCTTCTTTTGTGTTTTCACCAAAAACAGCATTTTCCATCATAGGAAGACTCTTCATTTTTGGCAAATTCTTTTGTAGTTTTTTTGCAACTTCCACAGGAACAACAATATCAACTTCCTTCTTATCACTAATCTTTTCACCATTTGGACCATTTGGATAATCATCATGATGCATATGATTATTACTAATTCTCATAGCATAATGACCATTAGTAACTTCTGTAAACTCACCTGTAACATGAATACCATTTAAAACATCCCTTTTCATAGCCTTATTCTTATCAACTAATAAGAATAAATCCAAACTATGCTTGTTAAGCACTCCAACCCTAGAATCCTTGGCTTCTTTGTTTTCATTTTCATTCATTTTATTTCTCCTAATTAATTTAAATTACTTTTCTATTGTAAACTCCACAACATGGGAGATTTCAAAATTATCTTCTCTTTCTACCCTAGTAATTTGCAATCCACTTTGCACAACATCACCAAATCTCATTACATCAACAAAAATTAAAGCTTCAGGAGCATCCAAAGCCTCAAGCCTTTTGATTAATTCTTTTACTGTCATTTTACTTCTCCTTTTCTTAAATCATTTCCAAAATAATCAATCTCAAGCTTCTCTTCCAAACCATGAGGAAGAAAAGGATTATATACTCTTGGATTAACACCTCTTTTCCAGCATAACCTAATCCATTCCCTAAAAGTAACTCCAGGTTTTCTTTTAAGAATCTCTCTATTTACCTTATCAGCTTTCACATAAATATTAAATGTTGAATGAGAATTTCTACTACTAAATATAGAACCAGAACCTTCAAACTTCTTTGTTTCAATCTCTATCTTCACTGGAACACCATTCACTTTAATATCATCAGCTATTTTTTCTGCTCTTTCCTTAGCATACTTATAAGAACCAAACCCTTGAGAAGAATATGTTGACTCCCAAACTGAATCATACTTCTTCCAATTCTTACTAACCTGAACAGGAAGCTCTTTAGCAAGACCATCAAGAAGCTTGTTAATCTTTCTCTCTCTATCATCAAACTTTCTTAGCTGGAACTTAGTTTTATCATATCTCTCTTGATAATCTGCATCTCTCATATCAAACTTCAACTTATAAAGCTTGCTTCTTTCATGTACAATTCCTTCTCTTTTCTTTAAAAGACTCTTGAATTTTTCTAGAAGCTCACTCATTTTATTCTCCTTTAATCATAAGAAGCAAAATCTTTATCATATAATTCAACATCAGTTATTTTAAAATAGTTTTCTCCATATCTTTTAACCATTTTCTTTCTCATTTTCTCTTCTGCTTCTTTTTTGGATTTTGCTTCTACAGTAAAATAATGAGGATACCCAGCAATATCTGAATCAAGCTTATTAATATCATATAGAAAACTTAAAACCCTAACATTATATTTACTCATTCATATCACCTCACATTTTTACAAATGCCTTGATTTATTTTTAGAATCTTTAGCTTTATAATTCTGATAATCACTTTCCATCATAGCACCATGTTTATGAAGCTGTCTAGCAGGTTCTCCACCAACAAGAACTTTATTTCCAACCCTAAGAGTATTACCAACCAATCTCATAAGACCATCAGCCAATCTAGGAACAGTAACACTCTGAAGCTCAGGATGAGAACTCCTACTAGGAAGCCTTTTAGCTTTTTTTTCAAGTCTTCTCATTTTCCTAACAGTTCTTTTAGCCTCTTTAGGAGCAAGATTCCAAAGCTCCTTCTGACTCATAGAAGCCCTATGACCAGTAACTTCTTCCAAACCACTCATAAGCCTCTCAAGCCTATTACTTTCTTCTCTACTCATCTTTTTTACTCCTTTATTTCTCATTCTACTTATAATATAACACATTTTATTTTATTTGTCAAGTCTTTTTTTCATTTTTTTGAAAAAAACTTTTCACAGGTATCTGATAAACTAACCTTCTTTCCTTTCTTCTTACTTTCAAAACTACCACACTCAAAAGTATAAGTTTTTCTACCCTTTATCTGGTGGAAACCTTGTGTAAGATGAATACAATTCTCACAAACCTTATAACTCTTTAACTCTTCAACATTAGTTCTACAAGGAACATTATCAGTATAAAAAATAGTTTGACCACTTCTCCAAAAAGAACCAGTAATTAATCTATTGTAGAATACAGCAATATTACCATCTCTCAAATCATCACCTTCAAATCTTTTAATTTTATAGAAGTTACTAATCTTCTCTTTCTTTGTCATAATCACAACTTCAATATAGCCTTCTTCTGGTAAACATGCATTATTATATTTCCAACTAATGTAACCAACCATTACTTTATCCTTCCTTCTTGAATATCCTTAAAAGCTTTCTTACTTGCTTCATCTTTTTCCATTCCATTTTGAATATATTCATTCATAAACTGAAAATGAAGAGCAAGCCTTTTTTCAACCAATCTTGCTGAAGTTACATAATCTCTTTTCTTACTTCCTAATGCCATTTTATCTCTCCTTTTTACCAAACATTCTTATGAAGCCAGCCTCTGGTGAATGTTGAAGGTTCTCCATCACCAACAAACTCAACTTCACACCTGAACCAACCAGAACCTTTATCCCATCTTTCCTTACCTGTTATTCTGACATTAACAGCAAACTTACAATCAGGACAGGTATTAGAAGGAAGCCTGAACTGGCAACCAGGAAAAGAAGAATCTTTGAAACCATCATCTTCCTGAAGTATTTCACCATTCCACTTTCCCCAACCATCAGGATTGACAAAATCACCAGCTTTAACCTCTGGTCTTTCTTTTGTTTCTGTCATCTTTGTTTCTCCTTTGTTTCTCATTGTACTTATAATATACAACATTTTTTCTTGTTTGTCAAGTGTTTTTTTAACATTTTTTTTAAATTTTTTTCTAAGTTATTATTATACAATACTTTACACATCAAAATTTTTTTCAATCTCCAAGATATTTTTTATGCATTTTCACCATTTCATCAAATCTGTCCCAATTAATAGTATCTACTCTGTAAGTTTCTAGGAAAACCTTATCAATATAAAATAATGTTTCAGCAGGAAATATACAAATATAACATATCTTTCCTCTTCCTCTTTCAGCTTGCATCTTCCATACCTTAGCACACATTTTACCATACTCTTCAGCATTAGCAAAACAATATCCATTATGGTAACCATGAGCTTTAGAACAATCACTTGCACCACCATCTTCATGCCATCTCACCTTTCTATTAGCAGAACCAAAAAACTTTCTTAAAGAATTATGACCAGCTTCCAAATCATCCACAATACTAACAGTGTGCTGTTCTCCAATTCTAAGCCTACCCATCCATTCTTCAGTACTGTAGCCAAATATATCTTTAAAAAGCTTACCACATTTAGGACACCTTTGACCATCTTCACCACCATGATGCCAAACCAACAACAATTGACCAGCTTCAGAACCAGAATTATCAATGACCAAATGACTCAAAGCCTCTTCTCCAGTATCAAAATGTTTGCAAAGACCATGCCAAAACATATCATGATGCCATTCAGCAATTGTATGAAACCTACTATCACTTCCACCATGCTGAGGTTCATTTACAAACTTCACAAGAAAATCTTTTCCAACAATTCCTTTAACAATGCTAACAGTTTTATCAATCAAATCATACTGAACATCTCTAGCTGTTTTATCCCAAAAACCTCTAACTTTATTTCTATTATTCTCAAAAGGATAATCACAATATCTAGCCATAAGAATCTGAGGAACAGGGACAAGATTAAACTGTTTATGTAGTTTAATAAATATCTCAAACAATTCCCAAAATCTTTCATCCCATTTCATTAAATCAAACATCCTTTTCCCAACAGCATTTTTATATTGATAAAAAGGAGTCTTATCATTTAAATATTTATGTTCATATTTATTATCACATAACCACATAAACCAATCAACATACTTATATCCTCTTCTTGCTAACTCAGAAAAAACAGCTTGGTGTTCCTCAACAGTTTTCATCTGGTCTTTAGGATTCCAAGCTTGTCTAATAAAGCTTAAAAAGAAACCTAGCATACCTGCACATTTTTCTTCATCTCTTTTAGATTTTACAAAATCATGAACATCACACTTCTCTGTAGGTTCTGTTCCTTTGTTGTATTCTCTCACTTCTGTATGTAAACAGAAACCTCTAGCAAGCAATCCACTAACAAGACAAATGGTTCTTTCTACTTTTTCTATTGGTGGTATAATTGCACAAGTACACTTCTCTGTAGGTTCTGTTCCTTTAAGGAATTTTTTATAAATAGCTTTTGGTTTTCCTTCTTCTGTCAACTTACCACAATCAGAACATACCCATACCCAAATATATTTAGGTTCATATCTCTGACAATCACAAACATTAAATAACCATTTCCAATTATTCTTTTTTGCCAAAGGACAGAATACATTCTTTCTTAGATTCAACCAATCATACCAAACCCTATAGAAAAATCCTTTAAAATCCATTATATCTCCTAATTATTATGTTGGAACACCAGCTTTTTGAAGCCTCTTCATTAAAGCTTGTAAAGCTTTTTTTCTTTGTTGTAGCCTTCTTAATCTTCTCTGTAAAGCAGTAGCTTGAGAAGTAGCACCTCTCTCAATATGATACCTAATCCTAGTTCTCAAACCATCCATTCTACTATCAATTGAATCAATCATAGCCTGAGCTTGTGCTGGTGTTTCTGGAGATGCACCACCTCCACCACCACCTGCTCCACCACCTGAACCTGAACCTCTTCCTCCCATATTAATTCTCCTCACTATTTAATTTTTCTGTTCTATAATAGTCCCAAGGAATCCACTCAATGTTTCCATCAAGACCTTCCAACTTCCTACCATAGACAATAATCTTCTCAGGTTTAATAACCTCTAACATCTGATTATAACCCTCTTTAAACAACTCTTTATCTTCATTTCTATGAATTGCTCCTCTTGTTGAAATAGCAACCCAAGAACCTTCCTCTACTCCTTCAAAGCAAAAATCCCAAGTATCAACATCACCCCAACCAACTGTAGGAATAACATTAATACCATTCCTTTGCCAATATAACCCAACTATTCTGTTTCTAAAAACATTAAATAGCTGAATTGGATAAGGAGCATCTCTAAATATTGAAAAATCTGGAGAAAAACAACCATTAAACTCCTTCAGAATCTTCAAATATCTTTCAGGTTTATTCCAAACCCTCTCAAACTGATAATCATCTAAGAAAAAATGAATTGTATTCTCAATCAATTCCTTCTTACTTAGACAATAATTAAAACCCATAACCTTATTAACATCAAACTTAAACTCCTGCTTCTCTATAACAGGAATATTATAAATATTATCAAATACCAAAGGTTCTGTAAATTTAAAATTACTTAGCATTTCAATCTCCTTCAAAAAATGTAATTTTATTTATCACTTTCCATAATCTCTTCTTGTTTCCCAATCCAAGGTTCTGTAATAATCTCAACCTGTTTAAATTCACTAATCACATTTCCACAATCACCACAGATTAAGGATTGTGTATACTCACCTACAATACCTTTTTTACCACATTTTTTACAAGTCCACTGTTTCTTTTTACTTGATTTTGTTATATTACTTGATATTCTTTTTGTCATTATTTACTCTCCATTTTCCACTAATATCTTGAAAGCTTTTTTAAATTTTTCAAGACCAGCTAAAACAATGCTTAATTCTTTTATTGTATACTCTTCCTTCTTAGGAAGAGACATTTCCAAATTTCCAGTTTCTCCATTAATCACAAATCCATAATCATCTTTACCTAATTTTTGTTTCATCTTGTTTTTAAATAACAATATTATCTCCTATATTTAACCTCTAGACTCTTAGAAATATCTCTTGTTTTTATATCAAACTTTTCTAGCCAATAAGCAATTGTCCTAACAGCAACCCCACATTCCTTAGCAATTTCTCTAACACTCTTTTGTTTCTCTATATACTCTTTCTCCAACCAACTCTTACTCTTCCATTCCATATGCTTAACATATCTCTTACCCATAAAAACACCTCATTCAAATTTTTTTGTTATACACTTTTACTTTGAAGAATCCTTCCTCTCCATCATAGTAAGTAAACCCATCATATAATAGTCAATCAATTGTGATGGAAACTCCTTTTCTTCAAGCTCCTTCCTGACACTTCCATAAGTCCTAATCTCACCACCATACTCAACCTTCTTGTTAAATAAATCAGAAATTGTAGTTTTTTTCATTTCACTTTTCTCCTTTTGATTTATTATATGCTTTAGCCATATTCTGCATATAAGCAATTCTATAACTCTCAATACCTTCTTCCATACTATTTATAAATGTTTTAGTTATTCTTATACCCAATCTACTAAAAAGAAAACTAGCATACATCCAAGCCTCTTTTTCCTGCTCAATAATCTCATCAAAACTATCTACACAAAGCCTAATATGCTGAAGCATAATATGACCAATTTCATGTGCCAAAACTGCTGTAACATTTGAGTAAAACATCCTTTCTCCATGCTTGTCTAAAATAGCCTTTTTATTAAGAACTATTTTTTTCTCAGATGGTATACAATAACCTCTTATTTCAGATTCACTCTCATGAAAACAAACCTTAATACCATTATCCTTAGCAATTCCTATAAGCAAACCAAGTGCTTTTTTATAGGTCATCTTAATACTCCTCTGGAAACATCACTGTAAAACCTGTCTGGTTTTCAACCACAAAGAATTCCCAACCTGAAGCATCAACTTTATACATCCAATCATCAGAAGGAGCAGAACCATCACTTATCTGAAGACTCACAGCAGAAATGATTCTTGTGATAAGCTTCTTTGTCAAAGCTTTTGGAGAAGTACCCTTAATTGTCCTACCAGTAATAACATCCTTTAAAACAAAAGGTTCAATACACTTTGCATAAACACCTGCTGTCATATAAGTAATTGGCAAAAGGTCTTCAACTGGAACTAAAAGCCCATCATCTACAGCCTCATCATCAGTATACTTACTAATAACATCACCAAATACCTCTTTAAGCTCATTAGAAGCCTTCTGAGAGTCTTTTAGGATACCATGCATCACTGAGCCTTCCCTAGAAGCATCAAGAGGTAAATCATCCTTCTGAGCCTCTTTATTCAGTTCATCAAGAATATCAGTAAACCTAATTGGAGTTACAATCACCTTACCCATTGTGATTGTATCATTGAGTTTGATTGCTTCCTGAATTGCTGACTTGTCAGTACTATCTCTACCTTCTTCCCAACCACTGACAAAATAAATTTCCTCAGTGTCAATGTTGGCTACCTGAAACCTAACTGCTTCTTCTGGAATCTGGGAATAAATCTGATGTTTCCCATTTTCATGAAGACAGCAACAAGCTCTTCCTTTAGCTCTTTCAGAGTCTAAAAGAGCCTGAGCCTCATCTGAAGAATCTGTCTCAATCATGAAGCTAAGTTTCTCACCAAAGTAATAAATTGTTTGTTTCATCCTTGTTTCTCCTTTTTTGTTTCTCATTCTACTTATAATATAACACTTTTTTAGTCATTTGTCAAGTCTTTTTTTCATTTTTTTTAAAGTTTTTTTCAACTTATATTTTCTCCACTTTGATTTTCCAGAAGGAATGTTTGAAGGTATCTTCATAATAAGTAGTAACAACCAACCCTTTTCTCTGAAGCACAAAGATGTTTTTACTGCAATCTGTACCATAATAATGACTACCACTCTTAACAGCAATCTTAACAGCTTTATTCATCCTACCAGTAACAAACAATTTGTGTTTGTAGGAAAAGAATCTGAAGTTAACAAGATGAGGATACTTCTCTTTTGTTTCAATAAGAGGAAGAAGAATCTCATAAATCTGCTCTTCTGTTTCCTTATTAAAAGGAATAGCCTGAATTTCCTCATCCTCAGTATCTTCCTGAAAGTTACCATTACTAGCCAACTGACCATACTTGGAAACCACAGTATGAATCTTCATGACACCTTTTGACAAATCCAACTCTCTGTCTTCCCAGAAATACCTGGAATTGCCATCACCATAAAAACCTGAGTGCCTATGAAACTTAATTGTCATCTTAAAACTCCTTTATTTGATTTAAGAGAGATGTTTCAACTTCCTGAAGACCTTTAAGAATAGAAACATCAGAAATGTTGCCATTCTGGATAGAAAACTGAACATCTTTAATATCTTCTCTAATGATAGAAAGCTCATCAAGAAGGCTTTGTTTTGTTTTGCTTGTTTCTTTGTTTATCATCATACTTATAATATAAAACATTTTTATGTGTTTGTCAAGTCTTTTTTTTCATTTTTTTTTTAAAGTTTTTTTCTAAGTTATTGTTATACAATACTTTACTCACCAAAGTTTTTTCTGGGAGAAGTTGGATTTCATAACCAACATTTACCTGATTCAAAGAACCAGAGCTTTAAACTGTTATTATGCTAACTATGCTATAGTCATAGTGCTGGAATTGAGAAGATAAAATGGCAACTAGTATAACCATCTCATCTCACCAGCATCCTATTAAATGCATTACAGCTTTCTTAAGCTATTCTCCCAGAAAAAACTCTAAGGAGAATTTTTTATTTTTCCTTCTAATGGGAAGAGCAGGAATTCCACCTGCAAGAAGCATTAATACTTCACAAAGAACTGACAGCCAACAGAGCCTTTTGTCTTTCTGCTTACCACAGATGGTTCTACTCAGATGCTGACCATGCCTACTTAAAAGCATTAATCAATTCCCTGTTTCACTAATGAGTAAGTCTTCTGTCTAGTTGACCTTCCCATTAGAAGGAAAACATTTTATTGTCTCTTCTGGGAGAAGTACCAAGCTCTTGCAACTAAGCTCACTTGGTAACAAGAACACCCTTGGAGAACTAGGGTCAACTGTCAGGGGGGACACCCCAACCACCATCATCATTAGGTTAGCTACTCCTAACTAGGTGAATCATCTAGGTTTTCAACACCTATCCTCAGATTAGTTGAATCTTCCATCCTCTAGGAACTTTTCCCAAGCTCAAGATGAACTGTGGATTAACTCCCTTCTCTCAGAAGAGACAATCAATTAAATTGTTAAAGAACTTACATCTTCTAACTGAAGACAATCACAATATAAAACATTTTTTATCATTTGTCAAGTCTTTTTTTGAAATTTTTTTCTTTTTTCTTTTAACTTGTTATAAACAAGCATTTTATACAGCAAAGTTTTTTTCATTTTCTCAATTTTTTCCATAACTTATCACCTTTTTTGTCAGAAGTGAGAAGCCTCATTTCTGACAATTATCTATTCTTCATTTAAAGATACTTTCAATTCTGTTACTAAATACACCTCATGAGAAGCACCACATTTCTCACAAACCTCTTCTCCAGAATACTCATCATTATCCTTGAAAACAACCTCACACAAAGAACCACATTTAAGACAATTAAAATATTCTTTCATCTTAATCCTATAAAAGAGATTCTTCTTTCCTCTTCTTTTTCCATCTGTTTTCTTTTGTATTCCAATTCAGCTAAATAACCATAATACTCACTTAAATAATCCAATATCTCTTTCTTATTCTTTAACAGTATATGATACTTTCTCTGCTCTTCCTGAAAATAAGGTATTCTGTATTCCTCTATATGTGTTAACCATTTTTCCCAGCTTTCAATATGTTTTTTGTAGTGTTTCTTTAGCTTCTTATAAGCTTTCTTCTGTTTTCTAATCATCAATATACCCCAATTTTTTTATTTTTTGTATCATCTCTTTTTTTTCTATTTCCTTTATATACTTACTTCCATCAACAAGAGCCTTATTGACAACACCCCATCTAGTAGCTTTCTTTCCTACAACCTCATCCATTAAAGTATTACAAGCCTCCATTAATTGTAGTATAATCTCTTTTTCTTTCATACCCAAACCTTCCACCATTTCCTTTTATAATCTGGGCAATCATTATTTCTATTAACCTCTTCTGGATTTCTTGTCCCCAGCAACTCACCATCCTGATTAAAGATTTCTTTTGGAACTATTGGAGTACTTCTGGTAAAACACTTAGCCAAACAAGTCTTTTGGCTATTTGGAGAAGTAAACCCATAAAAATACTTACAATTGCAACAGTAAACCTTTTCTTTCATCTCAACTCCTTCATCTCCTCTTCTGTCATTGTCCAACTATATCCACACTTATTACACTTCCACTCCCAAAGACCATCTCCAGCAATCTCAAACTCCAAGTCTTCCATATTAGCCTCACACTTAGGACAAAGCACCACTTTGGCTTCTATTGTAGGGTCATAAACAATACTCATTATTCTCTCCTTTCATCTATATAGTACCACATTTCACTGTAAACAATCCTTTTTCTCAATTCCAAGGAATCCTACCCCTGTTACTGTATAACTGGTGTACTTGTTGTCTTCTGCATATTCCAAGAAAAAAATCCCCAACTCCTGAGAACTTCTGCTGGCTTTTGATACCAAAATGTTCCTGCAACTGCACCTGAACTTTACTTTCACTACCAGAATCCTGCATCATATACCCCACCTGTGTCTTATAACTTTTATTATGTAAACTTTTTTCTACCCATATCTCTTTTATTTTCTGCAACTTAACTTTTTTGACTAGTATATACAGCATCAATACCCCTATATATTGTGGTATATGCTGGTTTTTTACAGATTCTACCATGCTCATCAGAAACCCCTGCTGTTCTGGAAGCCCAAGCCTGTTTCAGCACCATCCTACTTGACATACACCCCTCATTTGTGGTATAATACCCTTCAAAAAGCCTCATAACCTAAAACATACTCTCCTGTGCCAACAACTTTGCAACTGAGGTCTACCCCTGGAGTAAGCCTTCTTTTTTCTTTGCCTTGGTTTTGGTTTTGTCTTGCAAAAAATTGAGCAGTTTTTGACACCTCATGAAGTATATACAATGTATCTACTTTCCTTCTACTACCTTTTTCTTTCCTATATACCATTCTTTTATACCCATACCCTATAAAAATATCTCTATTTTAGGTATGTTTCCTTTCTATACTATCCTCTGCATTTTCATTACTTCTCTTTTCAACCCTACTCCCTATTTTCTTTTATCTCTCTTTCCCAATCCACATAATCCCATATATCAGATTCTATACAACCATTAGGTATATACAACATTATATCATCTACTGTTATTATATTAGGCATATCTGGTATTATAGCCAACCTCATTTTCCTTATCTTCTCTTTTATACCCATACCCCTAATTTTTATTCTGTTCTATTACACCACTCATCAAAATCATCAGAAAAATTATACCTGCTTTTCATATATGATAAGTTATTGTGTTTAATAAAATCTCTATACCTATACAAAATATTGTTTAATATCATAATACTCATATTACTCTCCTATCTGTAAAATAGTCTATTACCCCTTTTAAATCTTTCTTCAATTGATTAATCTGTTTTTTCTTTATTATTTCAACCAACTTTTTCAAAACCTGTTTTTCTTTCCTTTCCTGACATTTTTCACCAGTTAACAAATGCAATTTTTTCAAAGCCTCTTCTATAAGCTCCTCTTCTTTCATATACTGGTTCATTTTACTTGCTTTTCCTTACATGCTTACTTCCCTTACCTCTTTTCTTCCTTTTCTTATTCCTCTTATCCCTTTTCAAAACAGCTTTTCTGGTAAAAGAATATTCTGCATGTTTGCTCATTTTCTCACCACCTATATCCTACAATTTTTCCTTTTTTTATTCAATAAATCTAGTACATCTTTATACCTAAATCTGTACTGGTTACCAAGCTTAACATAATCCAAATCACCTTTTATTGCCAATTTTCTAACCCAATAATGAGTACATCTTAGCATTTCAGCAACCTCATTTGTTTTAAGCAATTTTTCAATCTCTGTTAATTCATGATAGCTCATTTCATCCTCTTCTTTTTTAAATCCACAAAAAACCAAAACCTCTTTCAGATTCCATCTCCATTCTCCATCTTTTGCAACTGGTTTGGGAAAACCTTCTGGAATATCCCAAGTATTCCAATATCTTAACCCACTCCATCTTCTTATTGTCCATATGCTGATATTCAAAAATTGTGATAAGTCCTTTTGAGACAACCAACCACTTTTATGCAAGGTCATATATCTCTTGCTTTTTCTGTTTTTTCTTTCAATTCTGGTTCTATGTTTCATGACAAAAAACTACAATTTCAGCTTCTTCTTCCTTCCTAATCTTTCCCAAATAAAAAGAAGAACCCAAATTAAAGCAATAAAACCCAAAGCTTCTAAATATTCAACTAGCATTAGTAAAACCTAAAATTTCTAGCAACCTCATCCTCATACTTTATATCTCTCTTACATTCTCTACACTGAAACTTTACTTTCTTTGGTTCTTCATTACCCAGATACTTTATTTTATTAATGTTTCCACAGTAATAACATTTAAGCTCAAAAATATTCATTTTATCTCCTTCCTCTGTTTCCACTTCTTCCCTGTCCTCTAACTTTAGTTGAAGAACATCCACCTCTTCCTCTATTTGCTCTAGTTCCTCTTCCAGAACCATCTCTTTTAGGAACACCTCTTTTAGCCATTATTTAATCACCTCCAAATCATTTTTAAGCCTTATTAAAACTCCATTAATGCAAACATACTTGTATTATAAAGTTTTTGGCTTAGAATAGCTCTAATAGCCTTATACAGGTATATTTTACTCATATTTCAGCCTATAAATTACTCCTCATCAAATAGTTTATTTGCAAAATAACTTGCCATTTTAAAAACATAATAAAAACCAACATCTTCTTCTTTAAACTTTCTTTGTAATGAAAGAACCTTAACCTTATCATCTTTTTCCATAGCCTCTTCCATTTTAGTAAGATAATATTTTAAATATTTAATAAAAAGTTTCCTCTTTTCCTTTCTTTCAATATGTCTTATTCTCTTATCTACCCATTCTTCAAAATAAATAATTTCTTTTCCAATATTATCCATATTCTTATTTCTCCTCATATTTGTAAAATCTTCCAATTCTCTCAGATTCACCAACTTTAAGCTTTTTCTTTTTTTTCCAAGGCTTTCTGAATCTTTCTCCTGGTCTTACAAACCTATGAGTAGCACCTCTACCTCTCATAAAATACTCAAGCTCTTTTTTAGCAAAACTCTTATCTGTTTCTGTTGGAACTCTACCTAAAATCTTGTTTATGTAATATATCAAACCTTTCATTTTTCTCCTTCTCCTTTTTTTCTTCTAGCTAACTGCTCTTCCATTTCTTTTTCAGCTTCTTTCAAAATATTAGCCCATTCCTCATCATAATTCAACCCTCTTTTATGCACTTTCCTAAACATCCTGCTTTTTAGCTCTTCCTCAGAAGGTCTAGTTGAAATACTCCTATATGCCATTACTACTGCTCCTGCAACTGAATTAGCAACATCATCATGAGTATTTCTTGGCTTAATTACAGAATCTTTTCCTGAAGCATCTGTTTTCCTTTCTAAAATAATAAACTGCTTTCTCATTCTTTCATTATCAAGCAATTTCACTTTTTTCAAATTACAAACTATCTGAAAATCAAGATATAAATCAGACTTAGGATTTTGGCTTTGATAATACTGAATCTCCTTCCTCTTAAATCCTTGAACTGGAAAATCACCACCATATTTATCACCAACAATATGCCTAATTCCAAATTTCTTCAAATAATCAGCACAAATCTGTTGCTGATTTTCAATATTATATGGTGGAACTTTTTCATAAATAACATCTAAAACTACAAAATCCTCTTCAACATGAGCAATTGCAAAAGTAAAAGAATCTTTCCTAGCACCAGAAACATCAACAAAAGCATAATAAGGCATATCCTCTTCTGGTAACCTTTCTTTTATACCAAATTCTGTTAACCCCAAAAGCTCATCTTCTGAAATGTAAGAACTTACATCTTCTCTAAATGTAGCCTCATATTCTGCTGTAGCCTTTGACAAATCCCTTCTTTTAGCTCTTCTGATTTTACTTACATCATACCTTGGATTCATATATGTTGTTGGAGCTTGCCAAACTAAAATTTCAGAACCTCTTTTTCCATAATGCTCTTTAAACATATCATAGAAATAACCAAATTTTCCATAAGGAGTAGAAATCCCAATCAACTTAGCTTTTGCCTTCAAAGAAGGTTCTAATGCTGTAATAATCTCATCTGCTGGATTAGCATAATCCTCTGTTTTCAAAAAAGCAATTTCATCAAGAATAACACAAATAGTTGAAAAACCTCTCAAACCTGTCATTCTAGCTGGCATTATCACAATATCAATTCCATTTTTCAAGCTAATCAATTCTGTAGTATCTCTCACAATCATATCTTTAAAATTATCAGCAATCATAGCTTTACAATATTTGAAAATAATTCCAGCTTGCTTTTTATCAGGAGCAACAATAAACACACTTCCTGTTTCACCAGGAGCTTATACTTTTTCCCAACCACCAAATAAAGCCTCATAAGAAGCAATAAATGAAGAAATAGTACTTTTACCACCTCTTCTACCTACAATCCCATAAAACTCTTCAAAACCACCTTTAGGAATATCATCAATGCTTCTACCAGTACATCTCTCATAAACTTCCCTGTCCCTTTTGTTTAATCTGATACCATATACAATTTTCAAGAAGCTTTTCCACTTATCCCAGCTTCCTTTCTTCTTACCTGGAAAAGACTTACCAAAAAACTCCTCTTCTTCAAAAGCTTGTATGATATTTCTTGGTTTTTTCTCTATTAAATTTTCCATCTTAACTTATACCCTTCTAATAATGTAGAAGGCTTGATTTTTCAAGTATTTTGAACTAATCTTAGTAAAATCAAATATCTTCATCTATTTTCTTCATTAATAGCTCAACACATTTATCTCTCTTGTCTTTTCTACCACAAATTACCAAATGTTCATTCAAATCTTCCATACAATTAGACAAAAACTCTCTTTTAGCTTCTTCAACTAAATACAAAATTTCTGGGTCTTGTGTACTATCAGTACTTGCTCCTTGTGTCATTTTCATAACAGCTTTATGATACTTCCTAAGATTCTTCCTAAATATAACATCAACAATCCTATTTATAGTAGTATGTTTAACTCTTGTTATATGTTTTCCTTTACAATATGCATATATATCTGTTACCTCTTTATCTTCCAAACCAAAATTATCAGCCAACATCTCCCTAACTTCTTTTGTATTTTTTTTATCAAGCTCTTCAACAACCTTCCTATTTCTGTAACTTATCCAAATACTATTCACTGAAGGAATATTTATCTTTTGACCAGAATACAATTCCACAAATCTCACAACAACATCCTCTCCAAAATACATAAGTAAATCAGAAACTACAGAATTAGGAAAATCTTTTATAAAAGCCTCTATAGCTTCTTTATTAGGTTTATCAATATTACTCTTCATAATCTTCTGACATATTTCCTTCAGTATCCAAACCAACTTCTAATTTTTCCTCATCAGTTAAATCTTCTATAGACTTAACATTCATATCTAAAAAATCATACATAGGTTGTTTTTTCTCCTTATAAATTAAATAATCACTTTCTTCATATTTTTCACCTTCATATTTTTTTATAGCTCTATTTAACCCCTTTCTAATTCTATTATAATAATGATTATAAAAACTATGAGAACAGGTATCACCAACAGTTCTTCTATTTTTCCACAAGTTAATTATTACATCTTGTCTCATATCATCCCAAAGAGTTTTTATTCTTGTATAATTTTTCCCAAGTAAAATATCAATAATAATATACAATTCTGAAATTAAATCATCCCAAATTTTTTCATCCTTTGTATCAACATATTTCTGTGTTAATTCATTTATTTTCTTAATATTTATTCTTTTTACTGATTTCTTACCTGTAACTCTTTTCCAATATTCTCTAAGTCCTTCACTACTTTTATCCCTCATAGATTCACTTGGAAAAGTACCACCTTCATCTATATTATATCCATTAGAAATACTATTAAAAGTAGCAATCCAAAATTTTTCAGCTTCAACAGCATCCTCTTCACAACCACAAACTTCTAAAGTACCATATTCAAAATTATCTTTTCCATATTTATCTAAAGCTCTTTGTAACAGAATATTAGCATTTTTAGTAAAATGACCACCCTCTACTCTCTGTTTAACTGTCCTACTAGTCATTCCAACATATGTTTTTCCATTAATTTTATTTATAATCAAATAAATTTTATATTTTTTCTCTCCCATCATAAACTCCCTTCAAAATCAAATACAACAGCTTCCAAAAATTACACTTTCTTCTTTGGAAGTTCTCTACTCTCCCTTTTAACTCATCACCAATCTTCTCATCTTGTCTTCTTTCAGTTTTAATTGTATAATTATAATTTCCTATTTCTTCATTTCCAGTACCATCATTAGTAATATATATCTCGCCAAGCCTTTTCTTCATATCTTTTATTCCAAAAGGAATAATCTCAACTGTTATTTTTAGCATTTTTACCTGCCTTACCAATCCTCCATTTTTATTCTCATTTCTAGTTCATAAGAAAAAGGCTCAGCTTGTCTCAAAGCCTTTCTTATTTCCTTCAAACTAGCTTCTCCTGGGTCTTTACTTTTAATAAACGCAACCTTCACAATTTTTCCATACTTAGATAATTCTCCAGCAACCTTCAAAGAATCTAACTTAGCATCTGAATCTAGCATTATATAAAAAGTTCCTTCCAGCTTCAACAGCTTATATTTCTGACCTTCACTTAAATGCTTGCTCATAATAGCTATACCTTTAAAATTATCTGTTTGATTTATCTTTATAGCATCAAAAACACCTTCTACAATAACATGATTGCTTGACCAATAATCTCTTGATTTCTCATACCCAAATAATGCTTCATTTGTAGTTAATTTAGTTTCTCCATGCTTTGGAAATAAATATTTAGGTTCAATCATATCTAAGAAACTTCTTGCAATAAAACAAACCAAATCACCTTCCTCATAAATAGGAATAATCACCCTTCCAAAATACTTACCTGAAGAAGCATACCTAATATCATAATTCCTAATCTCAAATGGTCTTAATCCTCTATTCTCAAGATATTTCAATGCTAATAAATCATTAGTACCATTAGCTCCTGTTACTGGATTAAATCTATTAAACTCATCAATTGATATTTCTTTATGTTTTTGTCTTTCTTTAACCCCATGCCTTCTTCTTATCGTCTTAACCTTCTCATCATCACCAAAATCCTTTAACAGCTTTTTTAATGTTCCTGATTCTCCACAATAAAAACAATTAAAAACACTTTTTTTGATATTCACATAACAATGATTATGAGTAGGATGGTCATTACAATAAGGACACTGAATTAAAAACTCACCATCACTAACCCAAACACCTTCAAAAATCTCATCTATTGTTTTCATGTTTTATACCATCTTACAAATTTATTATAATCAACCCAAAATTCCCTTACCTCTTTCAAGCTCTTAAACAAACCCTGAGATATAGAAGAACAGTATTTGAATCTTCTATATTTTTTCTTTCTTTTCCATATCCACACATAAAGCAAACCGTCTTCCTCATTTATTCTTTTTTCTTTGTCAATCCAAAACTGATAATTAAACCAAATACCCCATTTACTAATATCAATACCACTTATTCTTTTCATTAGACCAATCCTAAGCATCTTTCTATTTCTACTAATGTAAACATATTACTATTATATAGTTCTTCTCTTAGAAAGCCTCTAACACCCTTATACAGGTATATTTTACCCATATTTCAACCTATTTTTTCCACCTAGCTCCTTCTTTATTACCCCAATCAACTCCTAAAGCCAATAATGAAATAAACAAGCTAACTACAGCAAGAATAGTAATATTTAAACTATTATCCAATCTTGTTACAATAAACCAAACACCTAACTGAATAAGCCATAAACACATTCTCATTTAAACATTCTCCTCTTCAAATTTTATCCCATTCTCCCTCAACCACTCTAAAAAACTATCTACTTCAATTGTCCAATCAGAGCAAACATAACCTGCTTCCAATAACTCATATGCCTTATCTTCAGCTTCTTCTAATCTCATTTAAACATTTTCCTCTTCAAATTTCTTTTCAATAAAATCATAAAGCTCTTGTCTACTCATAAAAATATGCTTTTCTTCACCACTACAAGAAAAATCATTACTTTCATAAGTAAGAATATAACCCTGACCAAGAATACATTCAATTTCAAATGAAATAGTTTTATTCATTTTTCTTCTCCTTGCTTATATTTCCATCCATACATTAACAAAAATAATGGAGTCTCATAAATATCAATCCTCTTCTTTGTCATATATGACATTCCAAACTTCTTTCTGTTTTTATATAGATAGTTTGTCAACCATTTCCTAAAATCAGATTCTTCTTCTTCTGTCCATTCATAAGCATAATATGGAAACTCATATTTACCATTATTCTCCACAAGCTCAATATCATCAAGACTAGCTCCAACCCTTTTACACATTTCTTCAAAAATCTCATAAAGAATCTCACCTTTTAAATATTTACTTGCTTTCATTTTCCTTCTCCTTCAAATATTCTTTTACTTCCTTTTTACTCATAGGATACAAAACCTGCTCCTTCCTACTTTTATCAACATACACTGTAACTCCCTTCAACTCATAAGCATATTCAAGAAGCCATTCTGACAACTGCTTAACTGTTGTATTAGCAGGAAGATTAATTGTTTTGCTTATACTTCCATCCACATATTTCTGAATCAAAGCCTGTGTTTCAAAATGCTCTTCTGGTTTCAAATCATGAGCATCAACAAACCAATCAGGAATCTTCCCATCTTTCAAAAATTCTATATACATAGGATGAATAATAACTCTCTCACCTAAAGCATCCTTTCTTCTATGTGCTTTAGAAAACAAAGGCTCAATTCCACTTGTAACTTCTCCTACCATACTTGTTGTACCTGTAGGAGCAACTGTTAAAAGAGAAGAATTCCTAATACCATTTTCCTTTATAGCCTTTCTTATCTTAGCAGGAAGCTTCCTAACAAAACTAGCCTTACCATAATCCACTGAATCAAATGCTGGGAAAGGTTCTTTTTCTTTTGCAAGCTTTATACTTGTTTCATATGCTGTATTTCTAATAAACTTAAACAAATGTTCAATCTCATTATTAGCCTTTTCAGAACCATATCTTATTTTCTTCAGAAATAAATAATCAGCTAATCCCATTATCCCCAAACCAACTCTTCTTCCTTTTTCTGCAACTTCTTTCATTTGTGGAATTGGGTATGTAGTTATATCTATAACATTATCCAAAAACCTAACAGCTAATTTTATAACATCTTCCAAAGATTTCCAATTAGTATAACCACCTGGAGTAACAAATAAAGGTAAATTCAAAGCTCCTAAATCACAAGAACCATAAGCACTCAAAGGAAGTTCTCCACAAGGATTAGTAGCAATAATAGGAGAAAAGTAATAACTATTAGCTTTAGTCAAATTACTCATATTCAACAATCCTGGTTCTGCTGAATTAATCATGTTTTTTAGAATCTTATCCCACAAATCTCTAGCCATTACCTCTTTATATACCTTTTGCCTAAACTCTAAATTCCAGCCATTCCCTCTTTCTACTGCTTCAAGAAATGCATCATTAATACCAACTGATATATTAAAGTTTTTCAACTTCCCATGCTTCAACTTTGCATCAATAAACTCTTCTATCTCTGGATGAGAAATATCAACAATAGCAATACAAGCACTCCTTCTTTGACCACCACACTCAATAGTATTAGCAACAGCATCCATAGCCTCTAGGAAAGATACCAATCCTGAAGACTCACCACCTTTCCCTTTAATCTCTTCTCCTACTGGTCTTAATGGAGAAAAATTAACACCTACTCCACCACCAGAAGACCAAGTTATTAATGAATCTCTCATACAATTAGCAATAGCCTCTATACTATCATCAATAGGAATAACAAAACAGTTTAAAAGATTTCTTTTTAGCTTTCCTGCATTTCTAAGAATCCTACCACCAGGAATAAACTCTTTTCTATTTATTATATCATATGTTTGAGCTACCACAATATCACTTTCATTAACACCAATAGCCTGTGAAACTCTCATAGCCAACTTATCCCAATCTTCTCCTTCACTATAATACCTTGCTTCTGCAACACAAGAACCACCTTTTAAATCACACACAGCTTTACTCATTATTTTTCTCATCTTTCAAAAATATAGAATTATCAACAATCCATTCACCATATAAATCATACCAATTATCATTACAATGAAATTGTGATTTTAAAAAACATTTTGGACACTCAAAAACAATAACTCTATCAAAATTTTTAACTCTTGATTGACCAAAACCCAAACAATGTTTAAAATTTTCTGGTTTTTGTTTTCCTCTATTAAAAAAATCAATAAACTTATACCCACATTCAGAACACTCACCCTGTAATTCCTGTCTCATATAAGAATCCCATATTAATTCAGTTGGACACTTTTTTAATTTTTCTTCATCAATAATTCTTAATAATTTTCTACTTCCAGCCTTTTCTCCATAATTATTTTTTTCTTCTTCATTAAATTTATCAATCAATTTTTTAATTTCTATTTCAGCAGTTTCAATAGAATTAACATCTGTATCATCAACAACTCTAAAAGTTCTAAACTCATCTTTACCAAAATAATCATATTTATTATAAATTTCTATTATAAATCTAATTTTCATTTCTCAAATTCCTCACCTTTATCTCTATCAGTTAAATTATGCTGTTCTAATAACCACCATTCATAAGCTCTTGCTCCTACTGTAAACAAAATATCCCAATATTCTATTTTCTTTGGACCAAGCATTTTCAACCAATCTATCAACTCAATAAATGTATCTGTTCCAATTTCTCCTAACTTATCTAAACCACAATGAGCTTTCCACATTCCTACAACAAACTCATACCAATATTTCTTCTTCAATGCAATTCCTGTTGTTGGGTGTTTTACCTCTTTCAACCACCAAATATAAGAATAAACAGCAATTTTGAAAAAGTTAACTTCAACAATAGGTTCTCCATGCCTTTTTGAATTCCAAATCTCACCTGAATACTTAATAATATTTCCACCTATCCAAATATTACCAGCAATCTCACAAACCAAATCAGTGAACTCTTTATTCTCTTCTAAAGCATATCTATCACCACCACAAACCCACTGACTCTTACAAGCTTTAACAAAAGATTCAAACTGTTTTGAAAATTCATATAACATTATTTTACTCCTCAAAAATTATGTGCCAATGCCAATGATTCTTTACCTTTCTTTGCTCAGTTCTAAAATAAAAATCTCTACCTGGAAACACTTTTTGAACTATCTTAAAAATTCTATCTGCACCATGACCAGGAAAATCCTTTAACCTAAAATTATGGTCTTTACTAACAATCATAGGAATTTTACAAGTTTCACAATCACAAACTACAAATTCAGAATCTTCATAATACCACTTAGTTTTCTTTTCCAAATCACACAACTCACATTCTTTCATTCATCTCTCTCCAAACCTGTTTCCATGTTTCAAATCTTATTCCTCTATCATCAATATAAAAATCTGCAACTGGTTTCCCTTCTCCTACCCAAAAAGCATCATAAGGAATATCATTATCATCAAGAAACTTTTCTATTCTCACTAATGCAAGCTCTTGTGTATCATTAGCATACTTATAAACACTTGGAGTTAATCTGCATGTATGAATCATAATAGTATAACCAGCTTTTCTTATCTTCTTCATATAATCAACTGCACCTTTCTGAAGCTCACCAAATTCAAATATACTTCCTGACCAATCTTTAATAATAGTGCCATCCAAATCAACAGCAACAACCATATTACTATGTTTTCTTTTTTCACTTCTTTTTAATCTTTTTTCTTTCATGATATTATCAACCCACCACCTGTTTTTATTTTCTTTTCTTCCTTTTTAGTTCTATCTTGATTAATAACCTCATTCTTAAAATCATTCTCATTAAATAACTGAACCTTCTTTGTTCCACCTGGAGCAACAGCATCAACAAACCTCTCAACCTCTTTTTCCCAATTTTTATCTGCTCTAAATCCTTCAGCTATTCTTATAATCTCAGCTTTTGAAACCCCAAACAGATTAATCAAAACATTCTCACAAAAAGCCATTTCTATTTTCAACTTCAAATCAAGAAACTGAGTAAGTCTTTTTGTTCTAATAAGAACATTTCTAGCATCTCTTTCAATTTCCATATACATCACAACATTCATAACAGCAAAATCAAGTAAATCTATTCTCTCTTTTTTTACCTTTGTTTTAGGAACTTTATTTTTGCTCATCTTTTATCACCCTTAAAATCAATTTACCAAGAATCTCTCTTAGTCTTCCTTCTTCCATCATATTACCCCTATACAACATAATATCACAAATTTCATTAATAGCTGTATCAACAAAAACACCTTCAGCCTCATTATAATCATTCATATAAAAATTTTTACTCATTTAAAAATACCTCTCTTCTTTCTCCTATCTGGTAACTTTCCATATTTTCTCCAATATTCAGTTTCATATTCATTTCTATCTATTTTAAAATACAACTTTTCATTTTTAACTTTAAACCAAACATCATGAACCAAACCACAATCACAACAAATTAAAGTTAAATCATTAGTTTTCCCACCTAAATCTTCAAGCTTTTGAATAACATAAAATCTGTCTGGATTAACTAAATGTTTTTCCTTTTTTTGTTTCATTTTTCAACCATCTCCCATATATAATAATACTGAGGATTAGCATCTGAGTATTTCTTCTTCTCAAATACCTTAGTTTTCTTTACTATATTAGCTCTCTCAAGGCTTCTAAGCTCCTTTCTACTTAATCCCCTATTAGTTGGTATACTACCATTACCAATCACTCTCTCAGCCTTTCTAATAAGCTCTTCTGTTACCTTTAACTTACCCATTTATTAAATCCTCTCCAAAAATCTTATAACCCTTACCTTTATATATAAAAGAAATAATTATTCTTTCCCCTTCTTTAATCTCATGAGATATAGAAGAAACCCCATACATCAAATTATCAGCTTGTCTTTGTAATTCTACACCTTTATGAAAATCCTTAACTATTTTAATTTTTTCTTCTTTTTTCATACTCCCTTCTCCTTCCATCCTTTTGCAAGGTCTATTATTCCTTTTGAATATTCCAAACCAGGAACATTAACCCTATTCTTTGTGGTTAACAGTGTTCTTGTATATCTCTCACCCCAAAAATAAGAATGTAAAGGAATACTCCAACCTTCAAAACCTTCTTCCAAATAAAGCCTTCTCAACCTAATCAATTCCATTATACCAACCTGAATATTTACCACTGGATTTAAAGCAACCTCTTTTGAAAACTCATATCCAAGTTCTGAAAGATGAATTGCAAAACAGCTTCTAGTTATTTGCATTAATCCATAAGCATTAGCTGAACTAACAGCATTAGGATTAAACCCACTCTCTCTTTCAATAAGCCCAAAAATCAAATCTGGTGTCAACTCAATATCTTCATGAATCTGACACTGAGTAACAATAATCTTTGAAACTTCTACAATCTCATATGCTGTCATATTATCACCAACAGCTTCAGTAAGATTCCTAACCACTGTCATATACTTTGCTATGTGTGGTATCTGCTTTGAATTAGCTTTAAGCTCAATCTCAACCTCAGCCAATCTTTCATTCAAGGTCTTTATAATCTTTTTATCACTATGAATCTCAGCAACAAAACCACCAATTAATCCTAAAACCATAGATGTTAAAATAGTCATCCAAACATTAAAACCATTCTTTCTACTCATTTTTTTCTCCTTTTTTTATTATATTTCCTTTAAAATTTACTTCTCTCCCACAATCTCTACAAGTTAAAAAATCATGTATGCAATTATCTTGTACATGATAATTTACTGCTTTTTTACAACACTTAGTTTTAATCATTTCCATTCTATCCATCCTTTAATGTTTAAAATTCCATAAGCAATAAACACTAAAATAATTGGGTAACTTTGTTTATGAATCAAAACACCTACCATAATTGGACAAGATAAAAGCCAAATCAACCATCCTATTCTCTTTTTCTTCACAACTAAATAACATCCTACTAATCCCAATACTGTGTAAAGCCATTCCATTAAAACCCAAATCATTTTACTTACTTCTTTCTTATTTTCTTAACTACCATACCAAATAACAATAGGATTATTAAAATTCTCCATAAGATTCCTAAGCATACCAAGTGCCATATCATATCTTCTATAGCCTTGGCTACCTTGATACTCATGCATATCTTTAGCCTGTTCAGCCATTATCAAAGCATACAATTTTTTAACATCATTACCAGTAAACATCTTAAAATCATTGTAACCATCATTAGTAACTTTTGGTTCATTCTCAATATCATCAGATTTTTGCCAAATGTAATACCTACTAACTGGCATTTCATTCATAAGTTTATGAAGAGAATTATCAACACAACACAAATCTACTTCAGCAACTTGCTCATAACTCTGCATACTCTCCCCTTTACTATTTGTGATTTCCTCTCTCCAACTGTCAGTTGACCAAAGATTTCCTAAATACAATGTTACATCATAACCCATTTTTCTTTCTCCTTTTAGGTTCTAAAATTTGTTTACCTGAAAAGTATATAAACCTTTCACAACCATAAGCTTCTCTAAAAACCTTAACAACCTTTCTGATTGCTTTCTGATAAGAAGCACCATGAACAGATTCAAAACATCTGTAATTAGGATTCTCTTCATTCTGAACATGATGGGCAATCTCATGAAGAAGAGTAGCAAGCCTTGGTCTTGTTTTTTCCAGAAACACTTTAGTTCCTTCATACAATCCCCAAGCATTTAGATAAGACAAATCTTTGTAAATAACTTCAACTTTTGGAAGACCAAAAATCCCACAAAAAGAATCAGCTATTGTTTGTGAAACTTCTATTGGAAGAATCATTGTTGAATAATATTTTCTGTCAACCATTTTATCCAACCTGGATAATTGTCTTTGTTTTGGGGTCAAACCAACCATGCCTTCTTGTTACTCCATCAGAACCCAATACTGTTAAATCATAATACCTTGTATCCTCAGCCTCAACCTCATTAGGATTAGGATGGAAGAAAGGTTTCACCAAGGTATAAGAATCACCTTTGTAACACTGTCCATGAATTGCACCACAAAAAGCACATTCATAAACACCAGTAACCTCTGTGTAATAAAGCACTCTGCTCTGTGCCTCTGTGGAACACAAAGGACACTCACCAATAATACCTTTTCTCTTTGCTTGTTTCATTGTTTGCTCCTTTTTATTTGTCATTGTACTTATAATATAAAACATTTTTTCTTGTTTGTCAAGTCTTTTTTTAAAGTTTTTTAAAGTTTTTTTCTAAGTACATAAAAACAAACAAGTTATACATGAAAATTTTTTTCATTTTTTTCTGTAAATTCTCTGAAAAATCCCTCTTTTTTACCTTTTGACTCAAAACCACAAGTCTCACAAGTTAACACCTGAGTAAACCCATCATTAAAAGTTTCAACAAGATTATGACCAGAAACCCAACAGCCAACAGGATATATAAATGTTCTCAACAAGCCTCTAAAGAAACAAATCATTCTCATTTCTTAATCCCATAAATCAAAAAAATGCTCTCTGAAATAATTCAAACCTTCCTTAACAACCTTATTCATTTCACTATCCATATCCCAATAACACTCATTACTAATTATTATAAAAGCCTCTATCATACTATCCAATCTTCTATCCCATTCTACTGCACCTAAATCTTCTCCATCTTTATCTAAACAAGCTGGAAAACCATGTTGAATCTCTCTAAGCCTCTTTAATCTTGGAAGAATAAATTCAGCTATTGTAACATCTAAATTCCAAACTTCATCATCACCAAACCCTTTAGTTAATCTTTGCCATTTGTATTTTAACCAGTATTTAAGTTTCATTTCCTCACCATACTCCTTATATATTTCATTTTATAAATACCCCAATCAATCCATTCTACAAAATCACTGAATAAACACAATACCAAAAGATTAATATCAAAATTCTCTTCAAATTCTGTAGGATACTTTCTAAGAAAATAATACTTAAATTTTGGTTCTCCAAACATCTCCTTCAACTTACTAAAATCTTCAGCTTTCAACATACTCACAATCTTCTGTCTATACAATCTAAAAGTAACAATAGGTCTTCTATTAGGAATATGTCTACAATCATCTTCAGCTTGTTGCATCCACTGAAATAATTCACTATCTTTAGAATACAATCCTGAAAAGAAATGTTTAATATCTCTATGTGTTTTACATTCTACAGAAAATGGAAAAGTAACATCAAAGACAAAACTATCTTCATAAGTTTTTTTCAATGCCATTATATCACCTGTAACAACCTTCTTATCCCAACCACCAGATTGTGGAACTCTTCTAAATTCTCCATCACCATCAGGATAGTAAACTACAGTTAGCAATCTTGCTACTTCTCTTTCAAATCCTTTCCAATCTTTTGCCATTATTTCTTAGCCTCTATTATAAAAGCAACATTCTCTGCTGGAACTTCTGCTTTTCCACCATCAGCTAATTTCATTTGAATCCATAACTGATTTCCAAACTTCTTATGTTGAAACTCCTGATAATTATCAACATTAAAAACCTTATCTGGATGTTTCAAACCAATTAATAAATTAAGCATTTATGCCTCCAATTCACTTATTCCATTTTTATTTTTTACTATAATCACTTTATCAAAATAATCCTGAAGCTCTTGAATATGGCTTATCACAAAAATAGATTTCTCTTTAGATTCTTCACTAAGTAAATTAACAACCCTTTCAATTCCAACTCTATCTAAAGCATCAAACACCTCATCAAAAACAACCAAATTACAACCACTAGCACTTCTCTGAAAGATAAGATTCTGTAATGCTAATAGAATTGCAACATCAATCTTCCTTTTCTCTCCTGCTGAGAAACTACTATAATTAATTTCCTCATCACCAACTACCATTTTAACATCAAACTTCTCTCTATACTCCCCACTCTTCAATTTACTTTGAGTATCAAACTGAACCTGAACACTATCATCCATAAGAGCAGATGCAAACTCACTAACTTTGTTATTCAACACTGGAACTACCTCATCAATCAAGAAGCTCTTAATACCCTTATTACCAAACCCTTCAACCCAAAATTCATAATAAGGAATATCAATCTCTAACTTCTTCATAGCTTTTTTAATATCCTTAATACCATTTTCAACCTTCTTTAAACCCTCTTTCTTCTTATCAATAGCTTCCTGAGCATATCCTTCTGCTAAATCTTTCTTATCTTCTAAACCCTTAATCTCTCTTTTATTATCTTTAATATCATCCTCAAATCTTCTTATCTTATCCTCAAACCCTTTCTTCTCTTTTTCAAAATCTTCTACAGCATCAAGAAGCTCATCCTCAGCCTTAATAAGTTCATCTATTTTCTTATCCCATTTTACTTTCTTATCTTCTTTTTCTTTATTAAATTTAACAACCTCTTCATTCCATTTCTTTTGTTTTAAAAGCAAAGGTTTCAAATCCTCTTTATATCTTTTCTTAACATCTTCTACTGATTTCTCTGTTACTTTTCTTCCACAAGTAGGACAGAAAGAACCTTCATCTAGATTTACCAAATCCTTTATAGCCATACCTATTCTGTTTATATCTGAATCAATACCCTTCAATTCCAACTGAGCAGTTTTCAAACTATTCTCAGCCTCTTCCAAATCCTTTATCTTATCCTTCTCAAGTTTCTGAATCTCTGCATGAATATCATTCTTATCTTCAAGCAAATCCTTTGTATCATTTTCCAAATTCTTCAACTCTTTTTCAACCACATTTTTTTCATCATTCCATTTCTTTATTTCAGTTTGTAGTTTTTTTATTTCACTATCTGCTTTCTTTCCTTCTTCCTTTGCTTGCTCTAACTTTTCCTGCAATTCATCAAGCTCATCTTCAATAGAATCTTTTAATTCATTCTTTGATTTTAAATCACTTTCACAACCATAATAATCACTGAGTATATCTTTTAGTGTTTTCTTCACCTCAGCCTGTGCCTCTGAATAAGAATATAATGCTAAAATATCTTCAAAAATTTCCTTTTTCTCCTTATCTGTTGCCTGAGAAAATCTTTGTGCTTTCTCCCCAAATACTACTGCTGAAGAAAACACCTGCCAATTCATCCCAAGAACCCTATCAATCTGCTCCTGTGTTTCTTTCATACCAGAGAAACTAAGCTCATCATTTCCTTTAAATAATGTTAAATTATTTCCATGATTAGAATCTTTCCTTGACCTATACACTAAATACTCTTGACCAGAATCATCTTCAAACAAAATAGAAACATAACAATTTTCACCCTTATCTCTATTCACAACATCATCAGCACCAGCATTTCTAATAGTATTTCCAAATAAACCCCAACATAAAGCCTCTATAAATGCACTCTTCCCAGCACCATTACTAGATGATATATATGAATCAATCTTTTTACCACCTATAAACACCAAGCCTGATTCTGGAAATACATACTCAAGCTTCTTAAAAGATAAAAAGTTCTCAGCATCAAGCATTTTTATTTTCATAAGAATTTTCTCCCTATCTCAAGCAACTTATCCTTATCCAAATCACCCTTCTTAGCACTAACATATTTATCAAGAATATCATCAGCTTTATCAGAGAATGAAATAGTTGACCTCTTCTTCCCAGCATCCTGAAGCTCATATGTAACCCTCTTCCACCTTATATTCTCCAATCCTTTAGGTATCTTCCTTCCAATAACCTTAATCCTAAAAAAATCCTTATCAAATTTAGCCTCTTCATCATTCTCCCAAACCTTCTCAATATCCCAATCCTCTTTTATTTTTATTGTGATGAATCTTGGTGAGAATGAATTTTTAATATATTTCAAATCCCAAGTCTCATCATCTAATATCCACCATCCTCTCTTACTTCCTTCATCACCAAAATTATGTTGTAAAGGAGAACCAACAGAAATGATTCTAGAATCTCTGTCCTTATTTTTTAACTTAAACATGGTATGACAATGACCAAGGAAGCTCATCTTAAACTTCCTCATTAAAAGTTCTGGTGATAGACCATCTGTTGTAACTTCATAACTTCCAAACTTAGTTCCTTTTAAATATTGATGACCAAGAAATATATCTTTATCTGGATTAGTTTTCAAACCATCAATCCACTCCTCTAACTCTTTTACTTTTCTGGTAAAAGGAGCAGTAATAAAATTAGTCATAACATTTTCTCTATCACAAACAAAAATATTTACTTTTGCAACCTGAGAAATAACCTCTAATAATGTTGGGTCTTTTGTCCAACTTCTTAGGTCATGATTTCCTGGTATAATATAAATAGTAAAATATTCTGAAAGAGAAACCATTCTTTCCATAGTTAATTTAATAACTTTACTATCTACATTATTTTTCAAATGAAACAAATCACCTAAAAACCATACAGTATCAACTTCATGTTTTTTAGCACTATTATCAATTCTATCAAGTACTTCTATAACATCCCATAACCTACTATTAATTCCTTCCTCATCATAAGATGAAAACTCTTTGTAATTATGTGAATGTAAATCTGAAAATATTAAATGTTTCATTTTAATTTTCCTACCATAATTTTTTTCTATCCTCTTCCCATTTATTATCTAAATCCTTATTAATACTACTCATAAATTTTTCTTTATATTTTTCTAATAATTCCTCATAAGCAATCATAGAAAGTATTAATAACTCTTGAAACCTATCACCACCATCACAACCATATTTCTTTGGGTAAATATGCTCTTCATTTAAAGAAAAAAGAATATTTAATTTATATATTTCTTCATATGTTAGTTGAATTCCTGCTGGATATAATCTAATTATTTTATCATTATGAGCTTTTTTACCATTTAATAATTTTATATATCCACTTGATAAATTTATTTTCATTTTAGAAAAATCTCCTTATCCATTTTCCATCTGACCAATAAAATTTTCTCTTTGCTAAATAAGCACCAGCAAAAAGTACAATAACTCTTACTGCTGTTTCACCTAAAAACCTCTCTGCTAAATCCCAAAACAATATCATACCATAAAAAACTACAGAATAAAAGACAATTAATAAAATAAAATTCAACCAACCAGGAACTCTCTCATCATCAATCATTTTTTACTCTTCCTAAACAACTCCTCAAAAGGAGCAACCCAACTTTCAAAAGTATCTAGAAACTTCTGAAACCCAAATGTTTCACACATTACCATTATCCTCTCATTCAATTCTTCCCTAGATTCTGGTGGATTCCATTTTAAACCTTCTTGTATTTCTTCATCCTTAATACCTTTAAACTTCACCAACCCATGAATCTCTTTAAACTTAGCTGAAGCCATTTTTCTAAAAAATCTCTGCTCTTTATCTGACAACTCCATATACTTCTCACCATCTGTAATAGCTTCCACCAACTTAACTGCTGTAACTGGTCCAACACCTCTCATACCACCTATATTATCACTCTTATCCCCCATTAGAGCCTTATAGACAGCAAAAAACTTAATAGGAATACCAAACCTTTCCTCTACTGTTTGTCTATTGTCTATGACCTTCTTAATGGGATTATAAATAAAAACAGTATGGCTAAGCTCCATCAACTGGAACATATCTTTATCTGTGGAAACAACCACATATTCCTGATTAGGATTAGCTTTGATAATATTATAAATCAAATCATCAGCTTCCCTTCCAAAACAAGCATATTGTGGTATTCCAAGTAATTCAATACAATACTTTAAATTATTAATCTGCTTATAAAAAGACTCTCTTTCTTTTTTTTCAACCTTAGTTAATTCTCTCTTCTTCTTTTTGTATTCTGGATATACTGAAGTTCTTCTTTTGTCTCTACCATAATCCCATACCACAAAACATTCATCTGATTCAAACTTATTTAAATAACTTCTCAACATAGCCAAACCAGTATACACCATTTCTACTCTTTCACCTTCATGAGTTAAAGGAGCTTGCCCTAAACCTCTCCAGCTTAAATTATTACCATCTACAATAAGTATTTTTTTCATATTATTTTTCTCTCTGAGATTCTAAATACACTTCCATCTTTTCTTTCATATCCTGAGTACCTTTAAATTCCAAACCAGTTAACTCCTCTAATCTATTTATAAAAACCAACCTAAAATTTATATCTCCTCTTTCATATTCATCACTTTGAATAAACTTCCAAATATTCTCAATATCCTCAAGAACATTCTTATCAATCTTTTTCTTTCTTCTTATTCTTTTGTTATTTTTTTCTTCCATTTCTTTCCTCATAAATCTTTGGAAAATCATCTTTCAGAAATGTAGTTTCTGGATTATCTGTAAAGAAATAATATTTACCTTTATTATCAATCTCCCCATGCCTCTTTAAATAATCCAACAAACCACTATATTTATTAATAGGTTCATCAACAGGAATATCAAGGTTAACAATTCCAAAAGGTTTACATACCCTACTTTTCCTAACCAGCAACTGAACCTTAGTTGATACCTGCTCTTTAGTATCTTTGTCCTTAACTGAGCCAATTACCTTCATCCCTAATCTTAATGAAGCCCAATGTTTCACTTGCCTACCACCAGGAACATCTGTCTTATCCCCAAACATCACATTCATTTTGTCTCTAACCTGATTTACAATAATAAGACATATCTGATTCTTATAAACCATAGGCATATACTTTTTCAATCCTTCACCAATAATCTTAGCTCTTCTCATACCAGCTTCATTCCTACCAATTTCTTTTTCCATATCTTCCATACCTGGAGAAGAAGCCAAAGAATCCCATACAAAAGTAATAGGAACATCTGGGAACTCTTCTCTCATTTCTGTTGATACATACTCAACAAGCTCAAAAACATCTTCAATAGTAACTATCTCTTCTGGGTCAGGATATATCAAATTCTCTAAATCAATTCCTGTTAACTCAATCAACCCTTCTCCCATACTCTTTTCTGTATCAACCAAAACTGCTATACCACCAATCTTCTGTGTCTCTGCTAGAATATGACCACACAACCTGCTCTTAGCTGTAGACTCACCACCAAAGAACTCTGTATATCTACCAGAAGGAATACCACCACCTATTACTTTATCAAAAGCAACTATCCCTGTACTCACTCTATACTTCACAAGCTTATCAAACCTGGATTTCAAATCAATCACCTTCATCTTCTTTTTTGCATCTTTACTAATCATAATAACTCCAAATATTTAGTAAAGGAATGAGATACTTTTCTCATAATCATTTCTGATAAGCAATTTTTAATCTCATTCCTTATTTTCATTATTAAATTCCTTAATAACCTGTGCTATGGGATTTCTTTTTTCCAGTTCATTACTAAGATTAATAATTCCACCATATTTATCATATATAGAATCTACCTCAGCAACAAATGTACCTCTATAAATAACTACAATTCCTTCATTAGCAACATAAACACCATCAGGAAGATTAATTTTATCTCCAATCTTATAACTCTTTATCATCAGTTCATCATAATCCTCAGCCTTTAACTGGATACCTCTTTCACCAAAACAATTATATAACCCCATATTTATCTCCTCTCTCCAACAGAAGCTAAATCTTCTGGAAGATAATCACCTTTATTTTCTTCTTCTTTGTTCCACCTTTCTCTCAACTCTATATCTCTCTTTTCATCCTCAAACTCAACATCTGAAACAATTGAAGACAAGACAAACAAAGACTCTGCTATTGATATAACTGCAAGCATTATCCTTGAATCACCCTGATAATCAACAAAATTCTTAGCACTTGTTAAAAAATCTTTAGATGTTTTCAAATGCTCTTTTACTTCTTTGTAATTCATTTTATTCTCCTTAAAAAATTTGGAGATGGATGAGGATTCAAGCCTAAAGTATTTACAGTACTTTCAGATTCTTTCTAACCTCATCCATCAAACACCTCACCAGCTAACCTCTGATTAATACCTATTTCTTACTTTTCTTTTTTTTCTTCTTGTACTCTGAAACTCTCTTTCTCACCTTAGCTGATAAATCCTCTTCTTCCTCTTCAGAATCTTCCTCTTCCTCTTCCTCAACCTCTTCTTCCTCTTCAGAATCTTCCTCTTCAGAATCTTCCTCTTCCTCAACCTCTTCTTCTTCATCCTCTTCTTTTTGTTTCCTTTTAACTTTCTTTTTCAGCTTTTTCTTTTTAGGTTTCTCCTCTTCTTCCTCATCATCATCTTCCTCAACTTCCTCTTCATCCTCTTCCTCTTCATCCTCTTCCTCTTCATCCTCTTCTCTTTCTCTAGCCCATCTTTCTCTCAACTCTTCTCTTTCTTCTTTAGTTCCATCCATCTTAATCTCAGCATCTTCATAGGAAATTAAGGTATAAACATTCTCAGGAAGAAGGTCTACAATTTCTTCATACCACTTCTGAATTTCTTCAGGAGTACCTAACTCTTCAGCATCAGTAGGATAAACAGTATACATAGATTGTGGGTCTGCATCTGGGTCAAAATCAATAAAAATATCTCTTCCAGGTTTTGTTACTTCAAACTTAGAATTAATTTCATCAAGAATATGAGATTGTTTTCTTTTAGAAGTAACAATCTTCACAACCCTATGCCATACTGCTTTTCTAGGAGCTTCATACAGCTTTACAACTGGTTCTTCTTCTGTTCTATCAATCACATTAAAAACACCAATTCTCTTCACCCTGTACCTATTAGCTTCTTGCTTTTTACCTTTCTTAACTAGCTCTAAAAATTTCTCACAAGCAGGACACTCTTCTCCAAATGTTTCTTTAGGACAAACAAAGGATTCTATTCTGTCCTTGTGCTTAATGAAATGCTTACCTGCTATCATATGGTAAGAAGCATTTGTTTCTCCCCTTGCAGGAAGAACCCTAATTAAATTTTCTCCAGGTTCTGGTTTCCAAAATCTCTCAGAATAATCTGTTCTTTGACCTCTACTATCTTCTTTTTTTAGAAGTTCCTGGTCTTCCTCAACATCTGGTTTTCTGAATTTAGCTTTTGCCATTAAATAACCTCCAAATAAATTTTTATTTTCCTCTGAATAAGGATAATATCCAAATCAGTAGGAATAACCCTATAAAAATAAGGTATTCTTTGTTATACTTTAACCAATCTTTCATTTTCTAATCCAAATCAATAATTAACTCAAATCCACAAACAATTAGATTAAAACACCAACCACTTTCAAAATATAATTGCCAAAGAAAAAATCCACCAATATTCACCTGAGAATTAATACCAAACTTCTGACCTTCACCATCATTCATATGTAAACCAAAAGGAATAATCTCAACACAAGGCTCTCCAGTATAAATCTTTGGCAACCCAAATCTTATTCTTTTAAATAATTTCATTTTTTCTTCTCCACAATATTGAAAAATTCTTTAACTTTTTCTCTAGCATTATAAAAATCATCTATAAAAGTTTTTAAATCCTCATCATTATAAACTTCCATAAACACACCTACATTAATCAAGCTAAGAGCATCATTTAATTCATCAAATTTTCTACTATAAGCATTCTCAAACTTTTCAAACTTTTCAAATTCCTTAACCTTATTTTTCAATTCTTTAATAAAATCCATTTTACTTCTCCTCATTTAATTTTTTTAGAAAATATTCCATACAATATAAATTGCAGATGCAATCATAGTAATAATACTCAAACCAAACATAAAACCAAATACTATCACCATAATAAACCTTAATGGATTAAAGATTGCATCATCATCAAGCATCATACCAAGTTTTGCCAGCAAACCTAACAAACATAATACCAAAATACTTGTTAGAAGAATCTTAAAACCTAGCTCTATACTCATCTTAAACTCCTAAAAGCTTTTCTACTGCAAGAAAAATTTTAAGACCAAACATAATAAAATTGAACATGCTAAAAATAAGCATAATTACAGAAAAAAGAAGGTCTTTTATTTCATTACTTCCAAAATAACCTCTATTATAAAATCCAATAGAGATTCCAGAACACCAAATAGCTAAAGACAAAAACACAAAAGCCAAAATAACATGAATAAACATTTTATTCTCCTTTTTCTCTATTTTTTTCTTCATCCATTTTAAGAATTATTCTAGTTCTCTGTTCTCCAACAATCTTAACTGCATGTTCTTTATCATCAGCAAATACATAAGCTTCAATAAAACCTTTGTTTATAATATACTTTCTTTCTAAAGCCAACTGAGACTCCCATAATTCACCAGTATATTCTTTTATACCATTCTTTGAAACATCTCCTGTAACAATATCCATTTCCACCTGAAAAACTTTTTTTCCTTCAACAGCTTTAATAACATCATCAAATGCATCTAATTTCCATACTTCAATTTCTTTAGCATACATGCTGTCTCTTGGAAAAGTTTCTATAAAAGCCTCAGCTTTTTCTTTAGTAGAAAAAACACCATCAATACAATAATCTGAATAAGTACCATGAGAAACAATATAAACTTTTTTCACTTTATCCTCTCCTTTTCTTTACTTGTTCTTTTTTTATAGTCAAATCAACATCCATTGAAGCCCTTAGATTACTGGCAAAAGCAATAAGAGTTTCCTTCCTCTGTCTTGCTCCTTCTTCCCAAGCTCTTAAGATGCCATATGCTCTTTTAGCCTGGATAAGCTCCATCTTAGCTTTCATATATCTCTCATCTCTCATAATAGCTTTAGCAATCTTGGCTTCTGTAGTTTTTTCCATTTCCTCTCTGTACTCTTTGTCCAATTCAGCTTCCAATAAATCCAACTCCATTTTCTTAATCTGATATTCTGATTCAGCCTCTTCTTTTAATACTGAGTACCAGACATATAATGAAGGTTGGTTTACTAGGTCTTCATTAATTGTATCTTCTGAAGCCTTCAAATCCTCTGGGTCAAGGATATACTCTTCCTCATCAATGAGGATTTCTGTTTTCTTTAAGTTAATCATTTTTACTCCTAAATTATATAGATTCTAAACTTAATGGTAAATTATTTTCTTCATATAATTTTCTGTATCTTTCTTTACTTGGATGAGTAATAAAATCATTCCATGTATAACTATAAAAAATCCAAGGTTGATTAGCCCATTGAGCTAAAGGTATTAACAATCTATCTTTACTTTTATTATATCTTTGAACATAAACAACCTGCTTATAATCTCTTAAAATTTTTAATCTTTCTAAATCCTCTTCTATTGTTGTATTATACCCAACTAAAACATACCAAAAATTTTTCTTTAATCCATGTTTTTTTAAACACTCAATAGTTTTAATAACATTATTTTTATATTCAATAAAATCAAATGAAAATCTATATTCTCTATGTTTCAATTTGGTTAAAATATTTAATATATCATCATCACATACCAATCTATGGTCCAAGCCTTGATTAAAATCAACTAACAAATTTTTATCTATAATCTGATTTGATATATTAATGAAATGTTCTTTATCATATAATATATTATTATCAAGTAATGTTATTTTTGTAAATCCTTTATCAGATGGACAAAATTCATTAATATCTTCAACATATCTCCTAAACTTTCCTTCTGCTTTTGGCACAAAACAAAATGAGCAATTTCTAAAACACCCTCTTGTTGTAAAACCATAATAAGAATCACAATCAAATAAATCATAATCTGGAACTAAATGTTCAGCATTAATAGGTAATTTTTTATTAATATCATAAGCATAACCACCAACTTCCCAATGACTAGGAATATTTTTTGGTAATTTTTTTAATGACCAATCAAACACAACACTTACAAAAACTTTATCATAATAACCATTTTTATCTTTCTCTTCATTATAAAGCTCAACTCTATAATCTTTATTTTTAAAATATGTTGATAATTTCATTAATGCTAAATTAGGAAACTGTTTCTTTTTATTTTTCTTTCTTCTTGATTGCTGTTCAGCATCAAAAGAATACATACCTATATATTTATTCATATTGCTTTCCTTAATAACTATGAGTTAAAATCTTAATAATCTCATCCCTAATATAACCCTTGGCATGACTATCAGTAAACTCTAATTTATCAGGAGAAATATTTTCTAAAGAAGAAAAATTTTCTAAAGTAAATTTTAGAGAATTGAAAAAATCTTTCATTCCTTTTTTTTCCAACTCTTTTTTTGCCATCATACAACCACAAATCCAATTTGCACTATTCCAAAATGTAGGTATATATTCCTTAAGACTATGAAAAAACATAACATTTTTTTTAAATTCTTCTTGTTCTTTTTTTGGAATATTATTATATTTAATTAAATCTGAAGGTTTTTTTGGTAAACTTGGTATTAATTCATTTAAAATACTTCTTGTTAAACCTAATTCTTTCATTATACTTACTAACTGTTTATGGGTATAATTACCCATTTTAGCTAATGAATAAATAAGCTCATCTGCTTTCCAAGATTTTTGCATTTCACTTTGTAAAATAAAAAAAATAATATGTTCATTTGCATCTTCTAATGAATCTGCTATCTTTTCTATAGTATATACAATTGGCAATTTTTCCCTTTTTTTTAATATAAATTGTTTTTGACCATCAACAATAAAAAACAAACCTCTATATTTAATAACCCTAATTGGAAAATCTTCTGAAGATAGAGATAAATGTTCTTTGAATTTATCATAAAAATTTTTTTTCAAGTTAGTAATATCATTCTCTGTAAAAGTTCTATTAGTAGAAAGATACCAAAACCTGTTATAATCTAAAGTTTTTCTTCTATTCAATTCAAGAACTTCATCTTCTTTAAATTCATTATCAAAATTATAAGATTCATCTGATAAAAATTTATCTAAAATTCTTACCCTTTCTTTAATTTCATCAGTTAAATTATATTTTTCCCCCCTATCATGATATTCCTTAAATAAAATTTTTACTAACCATTCACTTAAAAGATTAGAAGGATATACTCTCTTATCACCAACAGATTTAATATCTGGAGTTTGTGTTGAATATCTCTTTATTTGTGCATCAATATCTTTATCTGTACCACCAATTTTTAAAGAATAAGAAATTTCTCTTGGATTATAAAGAAAATAAATGTTTTTTTTACCACAATCATAATCACCATTTGGATTATTAAAAACATTATTCAGTTTTTCTTTTGTAGGTTTAATATTTCCTTTTTTATTTTTATTTTTCTTTTTACTCATTTTTCATTCTCCCTTGTAGTTATTATTTGTATTTTCATATCTTACTCCTCTCATCTATATAGTACCACATTTCATATCTCAAATTCTTCCAATTTACCCCAAAACTCACCAATTTTTATATCAATCTTCACTGGAACATTAACAAAATCAAACTCACTAAAATCTTCCATAACCCCTTTAGCCAACACCAAAAGCTCCTCTAGCTCCTTATCTCTAACATCAAACAGGATACTATCATGAACATCAGCAATCATTCTTGAATCCATTTCCCTCTTCCTCATCTCTTTCCATAATCTCCCCTGAGCATCAAACACCAAATCCCTAGCTGTACTCTGAATAGGAAAATTAACAGCTTCTCTATACAAACTATCTATCATCTTTCTTTTAGAATGACCAGCAACCCTTCTCAATGCAGGATTATTAAAATCAAACTCCCTAACCCTACCAAAGAAAGTTTCATAATATCCATTTTCCCTTACAAACTTTTTCACACTCTTGTTAAATTCAGCAACACCTTTATACTTATTCAAGAAAATTTTAATCATTTCCCCAGCTTTCTCTTCTGTCAACTCCAACCTGTGTGCTAACCCATATTCACTTATTCCATACACAATTCCAAAATTCACTGTTTTAGCCTGTACTCTCTGCTCCACCTGCTTATCATCTGGTAACTTTGAATTATCCCCATAAATCTCAAATCTTGTAACCTCATGAATATCTTTACCTGTTCTAAATGCATCAATTAAAGCCTCATCCTTGGAATACATAGCCAAAACCCTAAGCTCCAACTGGCTATAATCAATCTCAACCAGAAAATCCTGACTAGCTGTAAACACTGGTCTTACCCCATATGGAATATTCTGAAGATTAGGATTATTAGAACTCAACCTACCAGTAACAGTAAATGTAGTATTATAAGAAGTTCTAACAGCCTCAGCCTTCTCTTCCATATATGGATGAAGATAAGTACTATAAATCTTTACAGCCTTCCTATACTCAAGTAAATCATCAAAAAACTTATGCTTTCCTTTCACCTGATTCAAAGCTTCTACATCTGTAGAAAACTCATCTGTTTTTAATGTTTTCTTATCTGGATGAATACCAAGAATATCATACACCTTTACCAACTGCTTAGTTGAATTGAAGTTAATCAACTCCTTATTCTTCCTCTCATACTCTTGAATCTTAGGATACTTGTGCATTTTTTCTTCCAACTCTGTTAACTTCTCATAATATTCATTACTCATTTCCTCAAGCTCTTCTTTTGCTATTGTCAACCCAACAGCTTCCATCTCAGCCAAAGCAGAAATAGCACCACTCATTGTTTCTGTCATTAAAGAAAACTGCTTATCAGAAAGCTTATCCATAAACACCTTCACAAGCTCTAGAGTACAAAAAGCATCCATAACATTATATTTAGCAAGTCTTTCTATATCCTCATTCTCTAAACCATCTCTATCAATTCCATATCCACCATAATCAAGATACTTCCAAACCATACTCTTTAAGTTCTGTGGTTTCCATTTCCCATTTATCAAATAACTTGCAAACTTGGTATCAAACCAGAGATTAGTAACCTCAATCATAGCATGTTTTTTTATCCACTTAATATCAAAACCTGGATTCTGTCCTATAAGACACTTATCCTGGTCATTAAACAAAAATTCCAATCTAGTTAAAAGAACAGCAACCTTATATTCAAATGGTGAACCTGGATAAGCTAAAGGAATAAAATAATTCTCATCCTTCTCCTTACCCCAAGAAAAAGCAATTGATAGAATCTTAGCTCCTTCAGCATATGGGTCTAAACCATTAGTCTCAATATCAAATGAAATGTACTTAGCCTTCTTAGCCTTCTCTATAAATTTATCAAGCCCTTCCCAATTTTCAATCTTTGTAAAAGGAACATACTCAATTCCATTCATCCATGTTCTAACCTTACCTAAATCCTCTACAAACTCATCTCTTATTTCCTTATTACCTCTATTTCTCAATACATAAGATGGATGGTATGTAACAAAGAAATGCCTACCATCCTTCATAAACCCATAACCTCTATTATTCAAAACTCCTTTCTTGTTTAAAAAAGCCTTCATAGGAACAGCACCAAGCAATACAATCAACCCATCAAACTCTTCAAGCTCTTCCTTCAAATACTTAATACACCTGTTCATTTCCTTCTGAGATGGATTTCTGTTTGATGGTGGTCTACATCTACAAACATTAGAAAAAACTACATCTTTCTCTTCTATTCCAACCTCTTCTAAACATTCTCTCAAAACCTGACCAGCCTGACCAACAAAAGGAAGCCCTTCCTCATCCTCTCTTCTACCAGGAGCTTCACCAACAAATATTACTTTAGCTGTTTTAAAATCTCCCTGAGAATGAACCCTATTCCTATTGTACCTGTTTAAAGCACAAGTTTCACAATAATCTTTCTTTTTAGTCATTATTTTTTCTAACCTCCATAAATATTTTCCAAATTAGCTCTACTCTTTTATTACAAATATTATTAATTTTTGAAGAATATAAACTCTCTAAATTATTAATTTCATTTTTATCAATGTTATAATCAATCTCAATAACACAATTATACATTCTTTCTTCTTTACATATCTGGTTAAAAATTACAATCATATAATGACTATAAGGATAATGAATTGGAGCAACAAAAGAAGTATCACTTAAACAAAGTACTAATTCTGCTCTTGTTAAAGGAAAAAATAATTTTTTAATATCATCTTTTTTCTCATCACCTATTATTTGTTTAAATCTAGAAATTACTTCCTTAACATGGTTTGTAAATATCCACAAAGGCAAACTTCTTCTAGATAAAATTTCAGATTTATATGATAAAATAGAAGCATTAATATAATTAAAATTTTTATGCTTTTTTTCCAATTCAATTAACATTTCAACAGAGTCTATCTGTTCAAAAATTCTATTAATATCATTTCCCAAATCATCACTAAATAAATTATCTATTAAATTATTCATTTTTAATATTACCTTCCTCATAACCAAGATGTTTCAAAAAATATTTATACTTATACCAAACATAATCTAAATCTTCTGTTGTAAACATTTCTTTCCATCTTCCAGGTCTTCCTCTATATCCAAGAAACCTCTCTTTCAAACCATCTCTTTCAGCAATCCTTCTCATCTTACCAAACTTACATCTTTTAATAGCTTCAGTAATAACATCAATTGAAGCATCCAAACCAAGAAATCTAGCAATACTTTTTAATTCAAACCTAGTATCATTATAAAGCTTCTCATAACTAACAGAATAAAAGTAATATGGATTCTCACCACCAAACAACCAATAATCAATATGATTTTCCCATTTACCAAACTGCATACCATTCATAACAAGATTTGTTAAATAATCATGAAAATCTTCCTGTTCTTCTCTAAAAAAATAATAAGATACAGCAACATCTCTAAAATCTCTATAAAGATATATGATATATGAATTTTCATAATCAACATTATCCCTGAAATGGCTCTTAATTATAAATGGATTCTTAACACCTAACTCATTCCATTTTCCCATCTCATGAATATCTGGAGCTAATCTATCCACATTATCCACTGTTAATTCCTCATTTGGATAGACAATACTTGTTAAAAGATACCTTAACCAAGTACTACCACTTCTTGGGTAACTTACTATAAATCTATTTCTATTCATTTTCAATTACAACCATAGCTTCCCATAAATTATCATTTTCCTTAACTATCAACCAATTTTCAAAACAACTAGTTGAACAGAAATGCCTCTCAATATTATCTATATCATCAGTATAACAAAAAATCTGTTCATTTTCTTTTCCAAACTTATCACCACAATTTTCACATTTGTCAATTTTATTATCACACATATTACATCTTCTAGTCATTTTTTATCTCCTTTACATAAACTGTAAAACCAGCTTCCCATTTTATACCACATTCAGGACAAGTAATAATATTTTTTTCACCATCTTTATCACAATCAAATACAATTCCTTTACCACAATTACAAACAAAACCTATAAACCAATCATCAGCATAAATAATTTGTCCCATTTTATTCCTCCATTTCATCTGTTATTATGCATTTTGCTTTATCAACATAAAGCTTAATCATTCTCCTATCCTTCATCTCTCTACCACCTGCAAGAAAAAAATTCATTTCCTGAACACCTTCTTTCTCTGTCTCTGATTTTTCTTGATTCAAGGTAAGAATTAAATCAGCATCTCTCATAGGTTCAATACTATCTCCACTATGCTCAAGGTCAACCACCTTCCTACCCTTACTTGCTCTTGTGCTTTGATGAAGAAGCCATATTGCAACATTATATTGATGAGCTAATGCTAGTAATTCCTTTGTAATTACTCCCATCATATGATATTTACCACCACCAGAAGCTTCAATTTTAATACTCTTATCTGCTGGTCTTAACAACCCAAGATAATCAATTATCACCAAATCAATATTAATACCCTTCAAAAGCTTCAACTTCTGTATATGAGATTCAATAGTGAAAGCAGAAGCCTTCATAGCTGGATACTCTTTAATAACCAGCTTACCCATATTAGGAGCTTTCAAAGCCAACTGTACCTCTTCCCTAACCTCAGCTTCTCTTGCTTTCAATTCATCTCTTGGAATACCTGACAAACAAGCATCATAAAGAACTGTTGTTCTTACCTCACTTGATTCCATAACATAATGAGCAACATTGAAACCATTCAACAAAGCTCCTACTGATAGATTAACTGCTGTAATTGACTTACCTCTCTTCATAGGACCAAGCAAAATACCTAACTCTGTCCTTCCAATACCACCATCCAAATGCTCATCAAGTAAATCTATTCCTGTTGGAATACACAAATCTCTCCTAGAAGTTCCTTCATTCCTCAGCTTCAACCTCTCATCCAATTCCTCATAATAGAATGTTCCTAAGTCTTTCTGTTCCTCACCAATCATCATAGCATTTTTAATATCATTTACCACACTGGAATAATCTCTTTTCTTCTTGACAGTATTAACCCCTTTCTTCATAGCTTCTTTTACAGCCTGATACTTTGAAAAATCAACAACCTTATCCCTGACATACTCAAACTTAGCCTCTTCACAAACCTGAGCTATTGTCTCAACCATCTTCCAATAATCATCATCTGGTAACCTTGGATTCTTCTCAAGAAGCAACCCAACCTCTTCCATAAATTCATCAAATATAATTCCTCTCTTGTACTTCTTATAAAACTCAATAACAATCTCAACCATATCCTGAAGAATCACATTATCAAAATATTCAGGTTTGATAATATCTATATTCTGTGCTATACTATCAGATTCATACAGCAACAACCCAACTATTCTAATCTGAACACTTTCACTAAAATCAAATTTAGCTTTTTCTGTTGTACTCTTTTTAGCTTTATCTGACATATTCAGCAATTTCCTCATTAAAATTATAATTGTCTTTAAATTCTCTTATCTTCTCCTTCTCCTCTTCTGTCAATTTTACTCCAATAATTTTCTGTTTTGCTTTCAGAACTCTACTTCCATGCTCCTTAATGTAATTTGAAGAATAAATATATGGAGCTTTTATTTTTTTGAATCTTGAAAGCCTCTGAAGTTCCTCATTAACTACATCTCTGTTTAACTCCATTACCTCTTTTATTCCCAGAAGCCTTCTCTCCAAAGCTTTCACTGAAGACAGCATAGACCTATCAATATCACTTTTCTTTGCCTTAGAAGCCTTCACAACCCCTTCTATGTTTATTTTCTTGTCCTTTCCTGAAGCCTTTTGGTTAAATCTCTCAACAGCATTAACAGAAGTTAACCAACCCAAGCTTATTACTCCTCTTGGATGAGATTTAATAAAATCTGGATAGATAATCTTAAACTGAGTTTTCATATATGTTTCAACTGGAACATCAAGCTTCCTACATACCTCAACCACCTTCTTTATTTTCTTCATTGTTTTTCTAGCCTTCTTTGCTCTTGCTGTCAACTTTCTGCTGTCTCTCTTCCATCTCTCATTCATTGTTTCTTCTTTTGGTGGAAACAGCTTTGAATCTAAACCAAAATACTCTCCTACCAAATCTCTATAAATCTTACATACTTTCTTATACATCTCTCCATTTTGATACTTTTCAAATTTTCCTTCATCCTTCATAGATGTTTCATTAATATTTAATGAACCTTTCATTTTATGTTTCATATATGCCTCATAAATACTCTTATTATATTAATCATACAGATATATACTTTACAGTATATATATAAGTCTTTCAATGTCGCACTTTCTATACTTTGATAACTACTTAGTCAAAATGCATTTTCTATACTTTGGTATGTTTACTAGCCCTGATAATAAAAACAGCATTTCCTCTTGTAGAAGTTTTACCTACTTTATCTATTAAAACACCATCTAAAGCACTTAAAGCATTATAAACTGTTCTTTTTGACAAACCAGTATACTTGCTTAAATCTTTTAATGATATAGAAACTGCATCTTTACCATTTTCAAGAAACCCACAAAGTACTATAAAAACTGGAAGAGCAGAAGAATGAATCTTTCTAAAATAAGATAGATTTAATCCTTCAAGACCTCTCAAAAATTCCTCATTGAATGTTACATCCATCCTCTTATTCCTTATTTACTAATAATCTTTTGTTCTAAAGTTTCAAAACTTATTCCTTGATTTTCAAGAAAGTTTTGAATATGATAAATAATAGAATAAGGTCTTTTATACCAAGTACCAACCAAAACCATATTCTCTAACTCTTCTTTAGGTCTACCAAGCAAATCAGGAAGAGCATAAACACAAACACAATTCTCTTCTTTTAACTTGTTGTAGACAATATAAAGTTTATACTGGTAAGTATCACCAGCTAATATTAATTGTTTCATACCTCTTCTTCCTCTATATTATATCTTTGTTTAATATACTGTTCCATTAATTCTAGAAATTTTTCAAAATCATATTTATCTTCTGGATTAATAGAATCCCAAAGCTCTTGTAAAAGTACAACATCAACTCCCATCAATTGTCTTTTCAAATCCCCAAGAGTTTCCATTTTAATAGAATGTATTTTTAAAGCTAATCTGGTCATTTCAGTTCCAGAAATCTTAAACCCCTTTTTCTGATACTTTATTGTTCTGATTAAAGATGAAAATGGGTATTTGCATTTAGAATTAAAAACCAATATCTTCTCAGCAAGATGCCTCATGAAATCCTCATGAATAGTAAATAATTTATATCTGAAAGAATAAACTCCCATGCAGATAGTAAAATCAAAACCACTAATAATATCAGAAATAGGTTTATTTATAAAATTACTATGGCAAATTAATTGATATATTTTATCTTTATATTTGTAAGTATCTGCTGATTCAGTTCTAACAATAAGCTCTGCTTCTTTTTCAAACCAAGATTTAGCCATTGCAAAACTTGAAATATTCCTGAAATATAAATCATAATCTTTAATAAAGCTTCTACTAAATACTGAAGTAATAGCTCCACCAGCAAGATGAGCATCTGTGTTTTTAAATAATGTTTTTAATTCAGAAGGAATATTATTAAGAAGGATATATTCCTCTTTTGGAAATAATTCTTCTAATAGTTTTGTTTCTTTCATTTTTTCACTCCATTTAAGTTTTTTTCTTTTCTTTCTTTCCTCTCAAGCATTATATCAATAATTTCTCTCTCACTAATAGGATAAAAATTATGAACATCAACACCAACATCCATAGCAAAACCATAATCTGGTAAGTTACCATGACTATGACCATGTAGATGCCAGCTTCCATGACAAGAAGCTCTCCAGGTTTTCATAGGATAATGGCATAACATAGCTCTATAACTATTTCCATTATCAACAAGCTTAATATAATCTAAATCAACCACCTTAGCAAACTTCTCTAAATGCTTTTTTCTTAAATTCCTCTCATCATGATTCCCAAGAATTAGAATTATAGTACCAGCCAACTTGTCAATAATATCTTCAATCTCATGACCATCACCTTTATTAGGAAGAGCAAAATCCCCAAGATGATAAACTACATCTCCCTTGGAAACAACCTCATTCCATTTCTCAACCATAAAACTGTTCATAGCCCAAACATTCTTAAAAGGTCTATAACAAGCTTCAATAATACTTTTATGATTGAAATGAGTGTCTGCTGTAAAGAATTTCATTTAAACAACTCCTTTGTCCACTTCCAAATCTTCTTGAAGAACCTGAGAATCTTTTCTATGAGAGTGAGATTCCTCACTGTGAATCTCACAATAACTGTATCCTCAGCTTTATGCACCTGTATGTTCTCCCCAAATCCTAACAGTAATTTCATGTTGACCAAGAAGATTAACATCATTTGGAAAAAAGAAATCAATCATAAAACCTTGTTGCTGTTCTCCACCAACTGTAAGATGCTGTTCTTGTGGTTTATAAACAACCTCAACACCTGCTGGTAAGTTTAATGCTTCAAAATAAACTTCTCCAGCAAAATTCTCAATCTTCTGAACCTCAAAAGCAATATAAGCCCAATCTCCAAGCCTAACAATTGCTTCTGTCAGATTAGGAACTACTTTTATATCAGCAGGAGCTAATACATTAAAAGTAATTGTTGCAGAATCTTCAACCATTTAATCCCTCCATTTTTCTTATTTGATTTATGCCTTTTCTGACATAATCATTAACTGTTTTTGATGTAACAGAAAAATATTTAGCTATCTCTTCTGTTTCCCATTCATTAAAATATCTTAATATAATAGCCTTTCTATATTTCTCATTCTTAATCAAACTGAGTAAGTACTGAACATGCAACCTGTCTTCAATCTCTTTAATTCCATCCTTTTCATTGTAATATAATACTCTGTTATGTTCTGGTTCTGACCAATAAAAATCATCATCATAATTTTTCATAAAATAACTATCATATTGAACTTCTTTCATTTTATACTTCCTTCTTAAATAGTCAGTAATTTTATTCTTTGTTATTTTGTAAATAAGAGTACCAACATCACTATTACCTTTAAACTCAATCTCATGTAATGCAAGAAGTATTTCACTAAATATATCTTCAGATTCTGGATAATAAACTAGACTCCTTACCTTTCCTCTTATCACATTCCAATACTCTTTTAAGATTTTTAATTGCATCTCTAGATTCCTCATCCTTTGTTTTTATTTCACCAAATTTTATATCAGCCAGCAGAGTTAACATAAATTTGGTAGCAGTTTCAATCATAGTAATTTGAGTAATTTCAAAAGCTTTTTCCTTTATCCATTCATTACTTCTGTTTATTTGCACCAGTTTCTCCTTCTAAATACCATCTATAAGCCTCTGAGAAGCCCATAGAGCTAAAAACTCTACCATCCAAGTATAAAACCATTAATCAACCTTAATAAATCCTATAATGGCTTCTATCCCAAGATTCAAGATACCCATTCCTAAATATCAATGTAATAGAACTTGTTCCACTTGAATTATATAAAATCTTTGTTTTATATTCTACTCCACCAACATGATAATTAGAAATGTATCTTTCTCCATCATAATAATGACCAGAAACAAGGTATGCTTCTCTCTCTGTCATTCCTTCAGCAAGCTTATTACTTCTCATAGCCTTCAGAATAGATGCTGGTCTTGTTCCTATATTAGCTTCACAATAATCAAGCCTAACCTGTTTCCATGTTTTGATACCTAATGTACTGCATCCAACCATAAAAACAAGCATCATAAGAATAGTTATAACAACTTTTTTCATTTTATTCTCCTTGCATCATCAACCTGAGCAACACAAATATAGCCTTTTACAATAGGAAAAGTATCAGCTTCACAAAAATACCAAATATCATACTCTGTTCTTGTAACACTGATAATCCTAACCTTAATACCATCACCTAAAGTAGTCTCTAAAATTCTGTTACCATCAGGTGAACTCCAAACTGGAGTATACTCACCATAGATTTTCCATGTTTGACCAGTTTGAGCATATTCAAAACCTTCCCAAGTTCTCATCTTTTCACCTTCAGATTTTGTTGGTTTTTCATAAGGAACATACTTCCTTCCATCAAAATATCCTGATAAAAAAACACCTGTAATAATCAAAATCCCAAGAATACCAAAAATCCATAAAAACACTTTAGTTACTTTTGTCATTTTACATCTCCTTTGTAATTAAATTCCTTCTTATATATCTCAATTCTTTTCTCACTATGTTTAGTGAGAAACTTTCCTGTATCCTGAAAATCATATACAATCAGCTTACTTCCATCATCCTTTTTCCTTAATCCTCTTCCTACCTGCTGAATTGTTCTAACTTCTGATTTACCACCAGCACCAATAATTAAACTATTCACTGTAGGAATATCAACACCTTCATTATATATAGGAGAAGCTATAAGAATAAAATCACCATCCTTATCAAACATCTCCTTTACTTCCTTTCTTTCTTTACTGGTATGAGAACCATGAATAAAAACACAAGGAAGCTTATACTCATTTTGTAGTTTGTTTTCCAATATCTCTCCATGTTCTATATATCTCACAAGAATCATAACTCTCTTACCAAAAGCAAAATCCTTACAAGCAATATTAGCAATAACATCATTTCTTTGTTCATTCCTTACAATTCCTTTATCATAAATCTCCAACCACTTCTCACCATAATATTCTAATCCTGGGTAATTGAAAATCTTAATCTCAATATCACTAATATCACCTTTATCAATAAGCTCCTGAGCAGGAAGCTTATAAATTTGCTCACCTGTTAAAGCCATAAGCTTTAGATTAGAAAGCCTGTCTCTTCTCAATGCAGTACCAGAAAGACCAAACCTGTAATAAGCACCATGACAAAACATCCCAACCTTATAGAATGTTTGTGAACTTGCATGATGACATTCATCAAAGAATATTACCTCAAACTTGTTCAACCATTTTTTGGTTTCTTTTAAATTACTTTTCATCAATGAATTAACTGTTTGAACTGTAGCAATTGTAATATTTTCATCATCACCAATAATCAAACTATCACCAACAATACCAACATCACAACCCAACCTCTTCTTGAATCTTTCTCTTGTTTGATGAAGAAGGTCTTTTGTATTAACCAGGAATAATGTTTTAAGCCTTAGAGCCTTTGTAACAGCAATTGCTATCTCTGTCTTGCCTGAACCTGTAGGAAGCTCTAAAATACCTCTAGAATTGACTACAGCCTCTCTGACAGCATCTTTTTGATAGTCTCTCAGAGTTATTCCTTCCAACATATCATCAGATAGTATAAAAGCACTAGGATTAACAACCTTCCTATTATCAATAAACTCATACTCAATACCATTCTCTTTAAGATATTCTGTAACCAGAAACATTAAACCTGTTGGAAACTTCAAGCTGGGTATCTTTAAGAAGTGATACATACCATCCCAAAGACCAGATTTATATTTTGGTGAAAACCAATAGTTTTCATAAGCACAAGTAAGTTTTTTCTCAAGCTCTTCAGTATAATCTGACAGCATAGAATAAACATTACCTACTGCTATTGTAACTTTGTCTTTAATCATATTTCTATATCAAAACTTGTATGCATTAACCAAACAAATGCAATAACCCACCAATTAACCAAACCAGTAAATCCTAAAATCAAAGAAACAATTATTTGAATTGGAGCAATAAGATTAAGTTTAATATTCCATTTTTTCATTTTTATTTTCCTTTAATAACAATAACTCTCTTATTTTTTGGAATAAGATTAATTATATCTTCAAGAGAAGGAGATTCTTTTTCTCCCAATAGCTCTTTTTTAAGACCTTCTCTATTAAGACCAAATTCATGAATAAACACTGGTCTTCCTAATACTTCTTCAATTGCTTTATGAAATATTTCAAAAGGCATACAAAGCTTATCTTCAAATAATTGAAACTTAGCAATATCATAATTTGTCATATCTTCCCAAAACCTACTTTCTGCTAATTTAATAGCTTGTTCTTTTGTCATTTTATATTTCCTTTAATGTAGGAGAAGCAAGGAACATTTATCAGAGCAGGAAAAGGAGTAAAACCCACTCTTCTAAACTTTTCTCCTTGCTCACTTGCTTCTCCCATTTTTGTGTCTTGTTCTCCTTTCATCTATATAGTACCACATTTACATATCAATTTCATCAGAATATTCTGGCAATCCTAAGTCTTTTTTATCTTTTAATGATAAATTATCAAATGCTATTACAGCATCATTTTGAGAATCATAAGATGATATTTTCATTCCTGTTTTATAAGAGTTTCTATTTGTCCTATTTTGGTTAGTTACAATATGATTTAATCTACCTCTAATTCTAATATAATAAAACTGATAATAACTTCTACTCTTTGTACTCTTCACTGTTTCCCTATTCTTCCACAAGTACATCATAACTTCCTGCTTCATATCTTCCCAAAACTCCCTTACACTCATATAATTCTTTCCCAACTGTATTCCAATTAAAGCATCTAGCTCCTCAGCCATTAATCTCTCAAATACAGTATCATCAGAAGTATTCACATACTCCTCAGCCAACCTAATTAAATTCTTTTGGTCAAACCTTCTTTGTTTCATTTTCTTCTCCTTTTAAAAATTCTTATTTCACCTGTTCCTTCAGCATCCATTAAATCAAGTACTGTCCATACCCAAATGAAAAACCAAAGTAAACACAAACCAGCTATGAATCTCAATTTGTCTTTCCCATTTTTTCTAAGTCTTCTATAGGAATTTTATGACTATTCTCCATCCACCATTTATAATACAACTGTTTCCTTTTTGACAAACTGTTAAACCAAGACATAAAACAATCCTTCTTCCACTTAATAAACCTTTCCATTCCTTCATCTATTTCTTTTGACATTCTTCTAACCTCTTCTCAGCCTCATGAAGCTTAACCTGTAACTCATGAATAATACTTCTATACTCATTAACTTTATCCATAAGAGCCTTTGTTCTAGCTTCAGTTTTGGCTATAACCTTTCTAATTTTGTAATTAGACCTATCCTTACTAATCATTTCTTTCATTTTTTTTCTCCTGCATTTCCTGAAATCTCCTTTTCTTCCACTCTTCAAACTCTTTCCTATTCTTTTTAAATTCCTCATCTGAATCTTTAATGTACTTCCTTAGAATTTCCCAAGCATCTTCTCCTAAATCAGCCAGCATACAAGCCCAACTGCAATATCCTTTGTCTATTGAAAGCTTGTTTGCAAAGAAAAGACCTTTCAACCTAATTTCTTTCTTACACTTTTTGCACAACATCTCCCCACCTCACCTGTTTCTGAATAGTTACTGTCCCTAAACTATGCACCATTCCAGTAAATTCATTCAACTCCTCAACCTTAGCCTTAGCTTCTTCCTCATCATCAAATAGATGAATTGTTGGAAACCATTCCTTTTCATTCTTTTGGAACTTGAAGACCACTCTCCAATAGTTTCCTGGTCTTAAAGCTCCTTGCTTTGTTGGATAAATCATCATAGTTCTTTCTCCTTTCATTATTATTATACCATAAAAAGTAGTAGCTTGTCAACCAAGTTTTGGTTAAAACAACCTACTTTTGGTAAGTTACCTCTGTAAAACTTTTTTGAAAATTTATTCAATTTCATAATTCCAAACCTTCTGGTTTTGTCTTTTTTAACAAAATACAATCTTTTCTGCAATCAAAAACTCTGAGAATCTTACCAGTTTTAGCATCCTTTTCTACACCATAATATTTTAATGGACAATTCTTACACCTGCTAAACTCAATTTTCTTTACTGAAGGAAGCCTTCCTCTTCTCTTTTTCTTAGACATAAATTCCCTCAGTTTCCTCTAACTCTTTTCTTATCTGTTTAAGTTCATTTATTTGTTCTTCTAATTTCTTCTTAGCTTGAAACCTTTCCATCATTTGTTTCCTCATCCTCTCTTCTGCTTTCTTTCTTGCATCAATCTTTTTCTCAACAATTTTCAATATTTCTCTAACAAACATATGAATCACATTATCAAATTCAGGATTAAATTCATTATAATATTTTATAGCATCTTGTTCAGCTTGGAAAGCTCTTATTTCTTGAATCCTTTTCTTATAAGGAATATCATGAGAATCAAATCTAGCTCCTTCCTGAGCATCCTTTATATGCTTCCATTCATGAGCCATAATTTTAAAAACTGATTTAACAAAACCTGCAACATCCCATTTTCTATAAGGAATAATCAATTGCATATAAGCTTTATCTGTCTCAATAAAATCAAAAGGAATATTCTTACTTTTAAATTTCCTTGCTCCTTCTGTCCAAAAATTAGAAACTTGGTTTGACCTAAAAACCTTACCACTGATTGAATAAGACCTACCAGCAGAAACCTTAATAACAACATCATCAGTTCTAACACCACCAATAGCCTTAGATGCATGTTCCAACATATCCCTTAAAACCCTATCACTGAATCTTGTGTGATTATAAAGTTTCATTTCCTAGCTCCTTTATTTACAATCAATGCAGATATTAAATCTCTTATCCACAATCATATTAATAGGAAGAATCTTATCACAACACAAACAGGTTCTCCATGAGTTATTCATTTCAACTCTCTTACTGCTGGTATCCTTAATGTATTTCTCAACCACTTCCTTCTTCCTTTTCTTCTCTTCCCTAGCCTTAGCCTTCATCTCCTGGTGTTCTTTCCTTACAGCCTTTCTCCTGGCTTTCTCAGCCTTCTCAGCTTTAACCTCTCCTCTTGGTCTTCTGTTCTTAATAGCTTCTGCATGTTTCTTCCTAAACTCTGGGTCTTTCCATCTCTCTTTCATTCTTTCTGATTTAGTCATTTCTTACTCCTTAATTTCATCATATCATAAATCATAAAGTTTGTCAAGCACTTTTTTTAAACTTTTTTTCAACTTCAACTGTAGCCTTTGCTTTTTCCAACCAATTATCAACAACATCTTCAAGCTTATCTTCAAGAGTTTTTCCAAACTCTCTTCTTGTATAATCATCCAAATCATGATACTCTTCTTCTGTCATTATAGGAATATCAATCTTTATTTTAACTGTTCTCATTTTACTTCTCCTCTTTATGCTCAAGGTCATACAACCTAGCTTTCAGTTTCAGTATTTCTTCCTTAGCATTATCAAGCTCTTCTATCTGTTTCCAGTACTTGTCTCTAAGTTCATTGAATTCCTTTACCACATCATCTCTACTTTCAATTATAGTACTGTTAACACCTTTATAATGGTTCATCTTATTATTCATCACTCTCATCTTCTCACCAGCTTTCTTACCAATCTTCTTCAACCTAAGATGCCAATCTTCATTACTATCTCTTAATTCATCTTGGAGCTTTTTCTTATCAGCTTCATACCTTCCAATCTCATCCATGTAATTTTTCATCTGCTCAATAATGGAAATCCCAAAATCATTCTTGATGATATACCTTGCATGTTCCATGATTCCTTTAAACATCATATCAAGGTAACCACCTTTTTCCAAAGTACCCAAGAAATCCTCTAACTGTTGAATCTCTTCTTGTTTTGTTTTCATTTTATTCTCCTTTAATAAAGTGTAATTGTTTCTGCTTTACTATCCCAAACAATCAAAGACAGATAAACAAGCTTATCTACTTTTCTTATTTGAGCATCATCCTGAAGTTTCTTTTTATATTCCAGTAAATCTTCTCTAAACCTCACATACTCATCATAATCTGTACCAAGCTTACTTAACCTATCTTTAAACCCTTCAATCATTGTTTTATCTTTCATTTTATTTTCTCTTTTCATTTTCATTGTATCATACATTCCTTATTTGTCAAGTACTTTTTTCAAGATTTTTTCAGAAGCACCTAAAACCTTATAAGCACTTTGCTCAATCTTTTCCCTATCACCTTTCCAGCAAGAGATATAAGAAGCACTATTATTATTCTCAATATTCAAGCAGGAGCAAACCAAAAAACTAACAGCTTCAGCTTCTAATTCTGCTCTTTCTCTTGAAACATCTTTTCTGTCTTTAAGATGACCACAAAGATTATGACCTAATTCATGAAAGAAACAAGCAACCATTTGAGCTTTATTTTTTCTTTCACAAAGTACAATCTCTTTACCATTTGTCCAACCATCAGCAACACCCTGAGAGATTCTTACTGGAAAACCAAACTTTTTGCCAATCTCTTCAACATTAGGAAGCTCACCATTTGCCTTTACATTATTACCACCAATATCCAAAGCTTCTCCTTCTGTTTGTGAAACATCAAAAACTGGAACTGAAGTGAAACCAACCAGCTTATCAATCTCTTTCTCTTTTGTCTCAACCACATTTCCATCAGCATCTTTAATCTCTTCAACCTTCTTTTCTTTTTTGAAAATAGGAGCAAGAATCCAAAGAGCCTTTTCACCTTTTCTTACAAACCTTTTGTGCTTTTTAATCCACTGTTTGAAACCAGCACAAAGAGTAGCTTTAGGTTTCTGACACCAGATGAGAAGAAGATTATAAAATGAATAATGATGAAACCCAGCACTCCAATTTCTAGCAAACTCTTTAAGCTTCTCAACATCTGTAATTAGATTAGAAGCTAACTCATTGAGTTTTTCCTGAAGAACCTTTTTTCTTTCCTTAGAACCAAGTTTTGAAACATCTAACATTTCTCTTTCTCCTTTTTTGTTTGTTTCTTTTTCTTTTCTCATTGTTTCTACTTATAATATAAACCATTTTTAGTCATTTGTCAAGTCTTTTTTTCAACTTTTTTTCAACTTTTTTGCTAAGTTATTGTTATACAATGATTTAAGTATAAAAATATTTTTAAAAAAATTTATAGAAATTCCTTGATTTTGGATAAAATTACAAAATTTTCATAAAATAAGGAATGAATTATTCCTGGTTATGACTTTGATACTTGTGTTTCTTTCTCTTCTTTCTTTGCTCTTGAGCTTTAGCCTTCTCAATTTTTATTATCTCATCTCTGACAACTTTTAAATAATTATCAAAATCAGATTTTATATTTCTTGTATGATGAATCAGATTCTCATAAGGAGTACCTGAACCTATCATCTTTGCATAATGCATACCTAATTTCTTTTCTAATAATTTGTTTCTCTTTCTCAATTGCTCTAACATTACATTTAAAAATTTAACTTGGTCTAAAATAATCTGCTCTTTTTGAATTAGGTTTATATCCATAACTACACCTTTCCCTTAGAAACAAAATTTAATAATCTGTAGAATTAAATTCAAACTCTCTGGATTAAAAAATAAAAACAATATAACAATAGCTATACCAAAAATAAGTATTCTCTTGTAAAGCTTTTTTAATAAACTCTTAACACTTTTTACTTCAGCTTCCAAACAAGATATATCATTATTGATAAGCATAAAAACCAAAGTAGCCAATCCATCAACCTTATTATCTAAAGAACTCTCAGATTGAATCTTTTCAATAAGTAATTTATACTTATTATCAGCTAACCTTGAACTATCTAAATAATCATTAAGACTTAGAGTTTTCTTCATCCTTTTCCTTCTCTCCTTCCTTTATATATATAATTACACCTTCATATCTTGGCATCAATTCTGTCTTTACAGAACTCATTACTTCACCCTTTAAACCTTCTTCTTCTAGAATCTCATTAATCACTTCATTAATTTCCCTTGTATGTTTAATTGTAAGTTCATTTAAAAGCCTTCTTTGTGATTTTTTAAATTCAACCTTTTTTTTAACTATTTTCCCTTCTTCTTTATTTACCTTTGTTTTAGGAACATTAGTTTTTTTCTTTGCCATTATTTAAGCCTCCCATTATAAATCATTATCTATTTCACTATGTAAAGAATCTAATAACTCAGATTCTTCATCACTAATATTCTTTTTATTCTGAACTGCATTAATAATAAAAGTTTTAATTCTTGCTCTTGTTAAATTTCTAAGAAAATCTTTAAACTCTTCCCAATCAGAAAAGCTCATAATTTTTCTTTTAAAAGCATTTTTAACAATCTCCAATTTTCTTTCATCTTCTAAAGCCATTTTATTTTTCCTCCATTTTATGCATAAGCCATTTCATGTTCAGTACCACCACCATCCTGGAAATAAAGTTTATTATCACTCTTTGTATACAATTTTCCAACTCTTGCAATAGCAGAAGGAGTTGTAGTTTCTGCCATAGCAAGAACACCATGTTGAAGATAAAAATACTCACCAAATTGAGTAGCTATTCTTAAATTACCCGAGGAGTCTTGAACAGCAAAACCAAGAGAACATGGTGTAATATTACCTACATCTGTTGGGTCATCTTGCATTTGGCATCTTATATGACCAGCTAAGACATAATCACTTCCATCATAGGCATATATATCATTCCTATAAAGTAAATCTCCATCTGCAACAGCAGATATAGAGCCAACAGTTCCTCTTGCTCTTCTTGTTAAAATTTGAGGAGATTGCCATTGGCTAGTTGAGGTTATAGCTGTCATATAAATAGGGCATAAAGCACTCTCAGCTTGCATATCAATTAACTGAGTAGGAGATTTCCCCAACCCTATCCCATTAGCCATTATATTGCCATTAACCTCAAGCTCATCACCTGGAGTATTTGTACCTATCCCAACATTACCATTTCCTAAATCCATAACAAGAATATTATTAGATACAAAACTTGTACCAGCATCAGCAACAGAAGCAAATTTTCCAATACCACCATCAACATCTAGCTGTAACCATTTATCATTAGAGCCACCACCAGTATCAACAAGATTTAAATTAGCTCCTGTAGCACCTGAAGCAACCAATCTACCATCAGCACTACTATCTAAAACATGAAGAACTGTACCACCAAGAGAAGCAGAAGCAACTGTAGCAGGAGTATTTGTACCTATTCCAAAATCCCCACTAACTAATCTCATCTTAGCACTAACATTCTCCATAAAAATTATATCTTTACCAGAACTAGCATTTAATGTTGTATGGTCATTAGTATTAACATTTAAAGCTCTTATGTAGCCAGTATCACCAACATCTCTAAAATAAATTTTAGCATCATTTGGAGCATAGTAATGACCACCAGTTGTAAATATATTTCCACTTGTGCTTAAATTATCAGTAGCATTTGTCCAATCAATATGCTCATCAGCAACATACCCAGCAAGTTCATCATGGTTTCTCCATATCAGATTTCCACCACCATCTGTGCCTAAAGCCTCATTAGCACCTCCATCTGCATCAGGAAGAACCCAAATCTGATTCCCAGATAAAGCAGGAGCTTCAAACCCTACATAATTTCCATTATCATAGAATCTTAATTCATTTTGAGATTTAATACTTAATGTTCCAGTAATATCTACATCACCAGATATACTACCACCTGATTTATCAATCTTTCCATCAAGTCTTTTGAGAATATTTCTTACAGTATTCTCATACTCTTCACTAGTTATAAAATCCATTATCTTCTAATTTTCCTATGTAACTCTCCTGTTGCTGACAACACTCTTAATGTTATTAAAGCCCACATTCTCTGAAACTTACAATGATTTTCCAATATCATTTTTCTATCATTATTACATTGATAATTCATAGCATTACAACCACCTCTGCATTTCCATCTAGCAGGACAAGTTTCACAATCAAAACCACTTCTTGGGTCAGGATACATATGTTCTCTTCTCAAACTTCTCCATTCCTTCAACTTGTCATAATCCCAACCTTCCCAAATATCTCCAATCTTCAAATCAGGATTATTAAAATCAGCATATCTCTGACAAGCATAAAGCCAACCATGAGCATCAATGGCTACAGTATTTCTTGCAATTCCACATACTGTTCCTGTTTGTCTTTCTATACCTAAAGTATTCAAACCATCCATTATAAACTTCATCCAAAAATCTTTCTTCCCAGCTTTCCTAAATTGAATATAAATATCTCCCATCTTATCATAAGTTCTCCAAGCCTTAGCCATAGCCTCATCATCCCAATCAGCCTCATAAGCAACCTCTGTAGCAACATTATAACATCCCTTAGAATGAAACCAATACAAATCTTCAATCCAACCTTCTACAGTATCAGGAAGAATTGTTGGTCTTAATTCTGGATTAGGAAAATATTTCAAAAAAGTATCAAAAGGAATATCATCAAAAGAACCTCTTCCATTAGCATAAATCCTATGCTTATTATGAGTTTCCTTTCTACCATCAACACTCAATAAAGGTCTTAAATTATGCTCCTTCATCCACTTAATTCTTTCTTCATTTAAAAGAGTACCATTTGTGGTCATACCCCAATTAATCTTTCTTCCTAATCTTTTTCTTGCTTCCTCATTCATCCAATCAATAAATGTAGTTAGCATATTCCATTTCAACATAGGTTCTCCACCAAAAAACTGAATATTAACCCTTCTCCCAGGATTCCTCTCTTCCTCTGGACCAAGTATAAATTCTCCAGCCTGAGCTAAGGTTTCAGCATCCATTTCTTTAGGAGTTTTTGTAGCATAACAATAAGTACATCTCAAGTTACAATTATTTGTTGGAAATAAGAAATAGGTTATATTATTAACATAATCCTCATCCTTCTTTACCTTACAAACACCACCTTTACAAGAATCATTAGAAACATCACCAACCTGACAGGTATAGCAATTTTCACAATTAGCTTGCTGAGAAACACACTTCTGACAAGAGAAACAATTTTCACAATTATTTAACCCATCACCAGCATTTCCTTGGTGAGTATCACACTTCTGACAAGCATAGCAGTTTCCACATTTGTCAACTTCTTGACTTGTATCACACTTCTGACAAGAAAAACAGTTTTCACAATCTAAATCTCTCAACCATTCAGAAGGAATACCACCTTTCTTTTTTGCTTCATCTAATTGTTCTTTTGTTATACTTGAAATAACACTTTTTTCACAAGTATAACAACTTTCACAAGTTTCACATTCTTTCATTTTATATTTTCTCCTATTATGGTTCTATTATATAAGAATTTTGACAGGTATCACATTCCTGACAATCATCACATACTTGACAATTAACACACTGACCAGTATAACAAGCTGTTTGACAGCTATCACAGGTTTGACAAGCATTACAATCCTGGCATGTAGCACACTGACCAGTATAACAAGCTTCACAAGAATCACAATTTTGGCATGTATTACATGACTCACAAGCATCACAGGATTGACAACTAGCACATTGTTTTACCACACAATCCTGACAACTATCACATACCTGACAGGATGAACACTGACCAGTATAACAAGATGTTTCACAACTATCACAGGTTTGACAACTTACACAGGATTGACAACTTGGACACTGACCAGTATAACAAGCTTCACAAGCATTACAGGATTGACACACATTACACCCTTCACAACTATCACAGGTTTCACAAGCTACACAAGTTTGACAAGATGCACACTGACCAGCTTCACATACTTGACAAGCATCACATTTTTCACAAGTATAACAAGTTTCACAAGTAGAACACTCACCTGTATAGCAAGCCTCACAAGAATCACAAGTTTGACAGGTATTACATGATTCACAAGAATCACAGGATTGACAAACAGCACATTGACCAGAATCACAAGATTCACAAGTATAACAATTCTGACAACTAGCACATTGACCAGTATAACAAGCTGTTTGACAGCTATCACAATCCTGGCATGTAGAACACTCCCCTGTATAGCAAGCCTGACAAGCATTACAAGCTTGACAGCTTCCACAAACTACAGAATCACATACTTCACAAGTATTACATGACTCACAAACAGCACAACCCATTATTTACCTCTTTTATCCTTGGACAATATCACATACCTCACAGGTATAACAATTTTGGCATGTATTACAGGTTTGACAAGAAGTACATTGACCAGTATTACACTTTTCACAACTATCACAGGTTTGACAGGTATTACAAGCCTGACAACTAGAACATTCTCCTGTATCACAATTTTGGCATGTATTACAGGTTTGACAAGAATCACAAGATTCACATAAAGTACATTCATTAGAATAACAATCCTGGCATGTATCACAACTTTGACAACTGGAACACTCACCTGTATCACAATTTTGGCATGTATTACAGGTTTGACAAGAATCACAAGATTCACAACTGGAACACTCTCCAGAATAACATTTTTGGCAACTATCACAATTTTGGCATGTATTACACCCTTCACAAGAATCACAAGATTCACAAGAAGTACACTGACCAGTATAACATCCTAATTGACAACTATCACATTCCTCACAACTATCACAAGTTTGGCATGTAGCACATTCCCCAGAATCACAATCCTGGCATGTATTACAGGTTTGACAAGAATCACAAGTTTCACAAGTCCCACACTGACCAGATTCACACTCCTCACAACTATCACAAACCTCACAACTTGAACACTCACCAGCATCACACTTTTGACAATAATAACAAGATTGACAAGAATCACACTCACCAGCATCACACTTTTCACAGGTATAACATGAAGAACATGAGCCATCTTGCTCCACATTACAGGATTGACAGGTATAACATACCTCACAAAACCCTTCACCAGCAGATTGAAGGTCTTCAATAGCAATAACCTTAACCTTACCATCAGCCAAACTTTTATTTAATTCTAATATCCTATAAGGTTCTTCATCAAAAACAGTAACAGTTCCTTCCTTCATATATCTTGTTTTATTGAATATAATTTTTTCAGCAGGTCTTAAATTAAATATCCTTGTTGGAAGAACCACACTAACCTTCCTTTGTGGTTCATTCAATAAATCAAGATAAAAATCACCTAAATTTTCAGCATCAGCCTCATCTTTCAATGTTGTTGTAATAGTCTTTGTGTTAACTTCATCATACTTATATTCAACATCACTATCAGTTCTCACTGTTTTTGCATAAGACTCATCACCAGGATTATGATTATATCTAACCTTTATTTTATTATGAATATTGGAAGTATCATAAATAATAGAAAACTCATTATAGTCTTCATCAACAAATCTAGGAGTAGAAGAACTTGTTCCTGTTACATACCTAAAAGCTCCTATTTTTCCATTAGTCAAAGGAATAACATGAAATAGAGATGATTGCTGAAGAAGCCTAACATACTCAACACAAGACCTTCCAACATTAATATACAATTGATGGGATTGAGTTCTTCCACCTTTTAAATCAAGAAATGATTCAAGGTCTATTTGACTAGCATCAATATCTGAATAATTAACAAGAATATCATAAAGAATATCAGCAACATTATCTGAATAAGTTCCATCTTCTATATCACACTTCTTCCCTTGAATATCACAAGTTATTAATGAATCTCCTGGGTCAGAAGAAAGAGTAAACTCACCATTAGCCAAATCAACTGTATAATCAACACCACCACCAGTAAGAGCAGTACCATCTTTATAAACATCTAAAATATCTTCTATTTCATGATTAGCAATCTTATATTCATATGCTGTAGTATCTATACAAATTGGAATAATTCCATATATTTCACCATAAGCAATAGGAATAGGCAACCCTTCTGCACCAGCTTCTAAATTAGCATAATTGCTTATCCAATATTTAGTAGCAGGTATTTCTTTATAGATTAAAGCCTTAACATCAGTAACATCTATTGAAGCAAACTCATCACCAACCATAGGTTTTCTAGTTTTACCTGTAAAGATAGTTTCAAAATCCTCATAGTCAGAACCCTTAGCTCCATACCTAATAGTAATATCTTTCTTATACCATAAATAATTCTGAATCTGAGAATACCACCAACCATCATTTATAAATCTAATAGTTCCAAATTCCATTCTTACAGAACTATTATAATAATCATCAACAGCCTGTTGAATAGAAGGAAGAGAACCAGAATAAAGAAAAGGAATATAATAATTATCTTCTCTATATATTGTCAAAGAAGCATCATCAAACCAATTAGAAGAATTAGCATCTGTCCCCTCAAACTCTATAGTGTAATTAGTATAATCATCATGAGCATAAAATTCAAGTTCATATTCTGTCCATTCAGCATTAGAATTAGCTAAAGATATATTAGTAGCTCCAGCTTGCCAATCCCCACTAGAATCAAGATAAACATTACTAGCTGAATCTTTTATTCTTAAAACTGAAGTAATTCCAGCACCATCATGCCTGTATCTAAAAGTTATTTTGCACTTACCACTTGGTTTTAAAATAATATTTTGTAAAATACTAGCATTGTTTCCACTTCCATCTATATCTATTCTTACAGAATATCCACCAGCATAAACAACACTACTGTCTCTATTTACTGTAGAAGTTCCAGCAGTAGTTTCTGTATAATTAGTTAAATCAGTAGAAGAATCCCAAAGTTCAAAACTACCATCTGTTAAAGCCTCTTGTTCTCTTGCAAATACAACTTCATTACCATCTCCAAATTGACTATTACAAATATACCTATAAGAAAAAGCAACAATCTTATAATCATAATCATCACCAGTTTGGCTTCCTGGGTCATCACTTCCTGAAGTATGAAGATATAATTTCTGATTTTCAAAATCATAATAAAACCCACTTGCATTACTATTTAATTCTGTAAGAGTAAATCTTTCAGTATATTCACTTCCATCTTCAGTTACTTTATTAGGAACACCAACATCATAATTTTCAGTATACCAACAATTAGTATAAGTTACATCTTGTACCCAAGTAGCATCTTCTATCTCATCACCAACATTAATTTCAACAAGAAACAACTTGAAACTATCTGTTAGTTTTATAAAATCAGCAAACTGCATCTAAATATCCTTATAAAACACCTGTATAAGCCTCTAAGAAGCCTTCTAAGCCAAAAACTCCACCACACAAGTATAATTGCATTACCTAAGTTCCTCTAAATCAATATTAAGAGTATAAAAAGATTCTCTCACAAAATGTTTATACCTAATAGGAGTAGCAACCCTACAATACATTCCTGTTGTAGAAGCATTATCCCTATCTCTCACAAAAAATATATCCTCTGTCATTCCAATAGAATCCCACATAGTTTTAAAATTAGCTAAATCTGTATCAGTAATATATTCAAAAACATAACTTTCATAACCATATTTTGTTTTTTTATTTGAAGACAATTGACCACCATCAGAAAACATAATTGTAGATGGGTCTACCCAATCAACACTATAATCTCTTCTGCAATTAACAGTAGGAGCAAAATAAGTACCAAGAAACACCCTACCTAATTCAACATACCCATCTGAATTATCAACATCATTTATATAAATTCTCCACCATCTTTTACTCTGAGCAGATGATAAAAACTTAAAAATAACATCATCAGTAATAGAAATAGTTTCATCAACATCTGGTGAACTCCAAGAATCAGCAGTATGACCTTGTAGTTTTAAAGTAGCTGAACTTGAAAGATTATGATACCTTATAGCAAAACTGGTAATACTTTTAGCTGAACCAAAATCAAATTTCAACCATTCTTCACTATGAATCCTCATATTATCTGCTGTAAAAGAATCTGCTCCACCATTATCATCAGCAGAATCACTATAACCAATAGTACTAGCAACACTTGTAGTTTTATTAGTTCCTGTATTCCATCTTAAAGTAAAATTACCAGTAGCAGAAATAACAAATTTATTATTAGCATCATCATAATCAACTGTATATGTTAAAGCACCACCAGCATCTAATTGAGTTTTAATCTCAGTACATAAAGTATCTGCTGTATATGTTCCTGCTGTAAGAGTAGCATTTATTTCTGCACCACCTTCATCAAAATCAATAGCATCATTTACACCAGTAGATATAACAAACCTACCCCAACCAGAACCAGAACCATATCTACTTCTCCAACTTTTAGTAAACCACCTATTTCTTGTTTGTGTTGCTGGAAAGTTACTATGCTTGGATGAATAAGTTAAAGTTCCTGAACCATCCCAAAGATTATTATATAAAAAAGAAGCATTAGTCATTTTTCATTACCTCAAACTTTTACTCTTAGTTTTAAATCTTTCATCATCACTAGCTGTCTCTAAAAATTTAATCATAAACCCACCAAGCTCTTCAACTGGAATAAATACAGGTTCAATCTTCTTTTCTTGAACCACAACAACTGGAGATGCACCACCTTCTTCTTGTGGTCTTCCAGGTCTAATAGGATTTATATCCACTCTCTCTGTCCTTCCTGGCTCAATGTTAAACTGTCTTGGTCCAGTTACAGTACCATGAAAACCATGTTGTGCTGGTGTACCACCACCTCCACCACCATCCCCACCTTCTTCAAATCTGGGACTAAATGGATTTTTCTCCCACCAAGAATTCATATGCCTTGTTGAAGCTTTTAAAACACCTTCAGCATTATCAACAATATTACCAAAAGTGTTTCCAAAAATACTCTCTAGCTTCTTTCCAAAACTATCAAATATTCCAGCCATAGTACCATTCTCACCAAAGAACTTTTCAAACATCTTCTCTTGTCTACTTAATTCATCTTCTTGTGCTTCTGT